ATATCTTTAATAATTTTAAGACTAATATTTGTATTATCCAAATAATTTTTAATATCATCAAAATTCTTTGACAAATTCAGATAATTTATTAATATTGTTAAATAATATGGATTATTTAATTTTGATTTATACAAAGTACAATGTATCTTATTAATATTTTCATTAGTTAGTTTTAATGGTTTAATTATATTGTTAATTAATTTAGTTTTATCAGTAACAATTCTTTGTTCTAATTTTATAATTTGCCAATTTTTATCAAGATTTAATTCAACATTAGTAGAAGTTGCAATTATTTTAATATTACTTTTTGTTGAAATATTTTTTAACCAATCTATATTCATTCCTTTGATATTATCAATGTTGTCAATTAATATTATTATTTGATTTGAATTTGAATTTGATTGACTAGTGTCAATTATATTTTTAAATTGAGTTTCAATATCTAAACCATGTTCAATTATATTTGAAAAACCGAGAAATTTAAATTGTTCAATAAAACTTAACATAATATCTTGACAATCATACAAATAAATATTACTCAAGAAACTATACAAAATTATTGGATTAGAATTAGTACCCGGTGAAACTAGACTATTCGCGAAATTATCATTTTGTAACAACCATTGTTTAAGTATATTTGATTTACCATATCCCTTTTCACTTGTAATTACATATGGTTTATCATCAGTCAGAGTAGGAATATTTCCATATATATTAATTGATTTCATACGTAAATTTAATATTTCCAAATATAATTTAAACGAGTTATAGGATGCTTTTGAATTAATACAGTCAGTAATTATTCTATTCCATTTTTTACAAACAAAACCACATATTATTACAAATCTCGAATCACAATATTTAAATATTTTTAACAATATTTCGTTTGGTAGTGAATCCATTGTATATAATATCCAATGTTCTCTCAACATGGAACACTGATATTTTAAAACCAACAATATAAAATAAAATTCAATTTTATTTTATAAAGTAATAATTTTCCAATTATAATGTTGATAAAACACTTTATTTCTAGGATTGCATGATCTTATTATCATTTTAATTTTTCTACTAATCATATGAATATCAACTAACAAATTAAAGTTACATCCAATAATATTTACGTTATCGATAATTATTGTTATTTTATACGATTTAGATAATAGTTTTTTAATCAGATGTTTAATTTCTGTTGTCACATTATCATAATATGCATAATCAAGGATTTGAGAATAATTTTCATTAATATGTTTAATAAAACTTGATATAATATTAATATAAATAAAATCGTAATTTGAATTAAGATTTATAAAATAATACAAGATTATTGATTTACTTTTGTAAACAAGACTCTTGGCATAATTATCATTGTACAATAAATATTGTTTAAATAATTCTGAATCTAAATTTAAATTTGACATAATTACTAAAGGACGATAATTATATTTAAAATGATTATCAATCAATTTTAAAGTTTTAATATTATGGAAATCATATTGTTTGTTAAGATATAGATTTAAAATTTCTAATCCAGATTGCAAATCTGAATTAATGTGACTTATTAAGTACGAGATTATTATGTTCCATTTTTTGCATATGCATCCACATACAATAATTGTTTGAAGATCAAGATATTTAAATAAATAAAAAAATAATTCATTTGGTAATTCATTAATATGTGTGATATTTTTAGTTTTCAATTCAGATGATTTGAATAAATGTTTAAAAATATTTAGATTTAGATTTAGATTCATATTTATAATCATAATCATATTCATGATATTAATATCATATGATAATTATTTGACAAATTGTTTAAAAATGAATATCAATTTTTCATAAAAATTTGATATTTAATTAGTATTTTAAATTATGTTATTCTTTATTATGGTATAGTTATGATGAATTCTCGTCAAAGAAAACCAGTATATCAAATAATGTACACACCAGAAGAAGCAACATTAATTAAAGAAAAAATTCCAGATATAGTAAAAGAAGCACAGATTAAATCAATGCAAATAATGGAACCGACTATTGATGAAAGTAGGGCAGTTATTAAAGTTATTTTAGATTTTATTAAAGAGAAACAACGTATTGTTTATGGTGGATATGCCTTAAATGAATTATTAATTGCAAAAGATCCAAATGATGCAATATACACTCCATATGATATTAATGATATTGAATTTTATTCACCGACACCAGTTATAGATCTAATGGAATTATGTAATACATTATATGATGCTAAATTCAAACATGTTCAAGGACGAGATGCGCAACATGAAGAAACCTATTCGATTTTTGTTAATTTTGAATTATATTGTGACATAACTTATGTTCCTACACAATTGTATTATAATATCAAGAAAGTTAACATTGATGGTATTAATTATGTTGATCCGCATTTTATGTTGATTGATTATTTACGAATGATAAACGATCCAATGACAAGTTACTTTCGTTTAGATAAAGCATTTAAAAGAATGTATTTATTGTTGAAAGATTATCCAATAGAACTATACAATAATAAATTATATCCAATGAAACCAAACAATATTGTAGCCAATTATATAAAATTATTAGATGATGAATATTTATCAAGTACTGGTACAATGACAATATTGATAGCAGGAATAGATGCTTATAATTTTTATATACAGGCGTCTGGATCAGTGGATAAAAATAGTTTTATGGCAGATGTTCCATATTTAGAATATATATCAATTGATTATAAACGAGATGTTGTAAAAATTTACAATTGGTTAAAGACAAAAGTAGAAAATCCGGATTTATTGGAATACAAAGAATTTTATCCCTTTTTTCAATTTATGGGTCATCGCAGTTTGATATCATATAATTCAGAACCGATTGTATATATCTATTACAATAACAATATGTGTATTCCATATAATAAAACAAATAAACAATATCAAATAGTTAGTTTTACTTACATATTGATGATGTTTTTTATTCTAAAATTCAGGGCACATATTGATAAAAATAAAGAAATGTATTTCAATTACAGTACAATGATTTCAAATTTAGTTTCGGTTCGAAATGAGTATTTAGATCGTGAAAAATTGACTGTACTTGATCAAAGTCCATTCAGAGAATTTAAAATTAATTGCATTGGTACTACAATTTCACAAGCAAGATTAAGTCGATTGAGAATGATCAAAAGACGTGAAGAAGGTAAATCACCCGCATTTTCCTATGTACCAAATGCAAATCATAGTGAAAAAGTAGAAAGCACTTATTTCTTTAAAAACAGTTCTGGTAATGTCATCAATAATCCACGTAATCTCAAAATTCAAACATTTGATTTAGACCAAATCGATAATGACATGGATTCAGAACCAGATGATGAAAATGAAGGACAGTAGTAATTTGGATGTGAATTAAATTAATAATAAATAAAATAATAGACAAATTATTTTATTTATTATCAGATTATATGTTTTAATAAATAAATATGTACAATATAAATAATGAAAACAAAACATTATATCCACCGTCAATTGGATCTAAAATAAATATATTTAATATGAACGGTTTTCCTTTATTAGAAGGAACTGTTATCGCAATTATCAGTCCCAAATCTGTTGTTGTACAAATAAAAAATGAACCGAAATATATCGATACAAGTTTAGTATTGTATCCCGAATATAATTTTGGTCATGGTTATCTTGTATTAAAATCAAATTACAATTGGGCATATATATCAGAATCAACCAAATGTATAACTCAATCTTTACATCCAATACCCTTGACACCTTTAAATCCCGATAATCAACCATTAATACATTCTACTATTAAACCATCATCACAACAAATATTAACGGAAGCTATTGTTAAACCTTTGACACAATCATCAATACAACAATCAACACAACCTATTGTTCAACAACAATCTCCACAACCTATTGTTCAATCATTGATTCAACCAATTGTACAACAACAATCGCCACAACCAATTGTTCAACAACAATCGGCTAAACCAATTGTACAACAATCAACACAACCAATTGTTCAACAACAATCGTCACAACCAATTGTTCAATCATCGATTCAACCAATTGTACAACAATCGCCACAACCTATTGTTCAACAACAATCGCCACAACCAATTGTTCAATCATCGTCACAACCAATTGTACAACAATCGTCACAACCAAATGTTCAACAACAATCGTCACAACCAATTGTTCAATCATCGACTAAACCAATTGTTCAACAACAATCGTCACAACCAATTGTTCAATCATCGACTAAACCAATTGTTGAACAACAGTCAACACAACCAATTGTTCAACAATTGCCCCAACCATTAAAAACAAAAACACAAGCTATAATAGATACATCTATAACACCAAATATAGATCAAATTATGGCGACATCAAATAACCCAAATATTAACTGCAAACCAACATTAACATCAACATCAATAAATCCTAATGAAACAGGTGGTACTGATTATATTACATTAGAAAAAGCAAAAACAAATCAATACAAATACAATTTAACTTTATTTAATTCAGAATTATTTATAGAAGATCAAATTAATGATCAATTAATAAAATTACAAAAAGGGCGGATTGAATATTTAAATACGAATAATTTTTCTTTACAAAAAATAGTTATCACATATACTGATTGTGAAATTGAAGAGAATAAAGATACTTGTATTAATTATTTAGTACCATTAACTCCGGAAAATAGGGTTACATTAAAACAGAAATTAACACCCAATGTTGAAAGGGCTAATAAACCATTAAGATTAGGTAAAGATGAAATTGTTGTAAATAATTCTGATTTGACAGTAAATCAATTAATTTCATATCAAGAACAAGAAATTGCGGAAGGTACGAAAGTTATGCAATGGATTGAAAAAACATTAGTTTATTATAAAATAAACAATGTATCATATTATGTTTTTGCGGATTTAGTTATGGCTAGTTTCCGGGGCTATATTTATATCGCGCGTGGCGGTATTAAAATAACGGACAATGTCACTAAAAAATTAGTACCAGATATTACTCAATTAACCTATCAAATTGGAAAACCAATATCAGAATTGGCATTAGTAACTAAATTAGTAGAAACACCGACATATGGTGACATGGCTAATACAAAAATAGAAGTTCAAAAAATCTTAGGATTAGAAAATTACATCTGTTTACAACCACAACCACGTTTTCAATTATTTATTCTTAAAAAATTAATTATGGCATGGTATGCTGATGAAGAATTAACTGTATCGATTACTAAAATTAAAGTCATTATTAATCAATATCGTTGCAGACGTGATCAAAGTGATAATTTACAATTAGGTGTATTACCATCAATACTAATCTATTTACGTTATGGTCCTAATAATTTAGATGTCGCATTAAATCGTTTAAATTTTTATTTAACAGATTATAAAGCAACTGGTTGGGCTGGAAATAATCCGGATTATTTTATCCGAGTCGATGATTTAATTTATTATTCAAATGGATCAATTGATGCCAAAAGATATATCGACAGATTGCCTAATGAATTTAAACCTAATATATATGATCCATATGTACCAAATCCCAAAGGTAAATTATTATATGGTAAAACAAATATATCTTATTATCCCGGACCATATGAAAAGATCGATAAATTGCATTATTCTAGTACATTTCAATTGACTAACTGAATAACTAACTGAATTAAAATTTAAAATAAATTTGAAATATAATACCAATATAAATAATTAATTTCTCAATAATGCATATAACAAAATTATGAACGATAATCAACCATTAATTAATACAAAATTCATAAATTCCTTATTAATATCAGAAATTAAGTTTAAATCAACAAATTACGATATGAGTATATTTAAGGAAGCATTTCAACATGCGTCCTTACAGAAACTCAATCCAAAGTATAAATCATATGAAAGATTAGAATATCTAGGTGATTCATTATTTCATTTAATTCTAACACAATATTTATACGATAGGTATGATTCAGAATCTGAAGGATTTTTGACTCGACTTAGAATCAGTTTAGAACGTGGCGATTCTCTAGTTCAATTAACAAAAACATTACAATTAACACAATTTATACAAGTTTATCAAAGTAATTTAAATGATCATATTTTAGAAGATATTTTTGAATCATTTATTGGTGCATTTTATTTAAATTTCCATTTTGATGTATCACATAATTTCATCGTGACTCTAATTGAAAAATATAAAGATTTTTCATCTTTGATTTTTGATGATAAAAATTATAAAGATTTGTTATTAAGATATTTTCATCAAATGAAATGGGGTCATCCTGTTTATCATGATGGCAATAGTAATAGTAACAACAATAATAATAACAATAATAATAACAATGAATTTATTAGATATGTTATTGATCCAAATAATAATATTTTGGGAAAAGCCAAAGCTAATTCTAAATCAAAAGCCGAACAACTCGCATCTAAATTAGCATTAGTTTCATTAGGTGTTATTATAGATGAAGAAATTGATCAAGATTGGTTGAATAAAATAGTTAAAAACAGTGAACAAGATTTAAATTTAAACAATGAAGAAGAAAAAATAAAAAATGACATATCAGTTTATAATAGTAAGAACAAATTAATCACAGTTAAAGTCATCAAACAAATTTTTACCAAATATAATCTTATTTTAACTACATCAAATGTAAAATCCATTACATCGAATTTGAATTTATATCAAGAAGCATTAACACATCGTACATATTTAGCCAGAACATTGCTAACAGAATTAGATATATTAGAATCAAAAGGTGCAGTTGAATTACAACCTAAATCTAACGAACGTTTAAGATTTTTAGGAGTAACAGTTATTCATTTTGTCATTAGTGAAAATTTGTATGAATCATATCCATTAAAAGATGAAGGATTCTTAACTCGTTTAAGATCAAAATTAGAAAATAAAGAATCATTATATGATATTGCCATCAAGACAAAAATATATAAATATGTTTTAATGTCCCAAGGAATGGAAATAATGGGTGGTAGAACAAATACTAACGTTATCTGTGGCGGTTTTTGTGCATTTATAGGTGCGGTCCATTTGAATTTAGGTTTTGATATTGCGAAAAAATTACTTATTAATATTTTTCATATGGAAATTGATATTAATAGTGTGATAGATTCAGAGACTAATTATAAAGAACGATTAATGCAATATTACAATAAAATGAAATTAGGAATACCAGACTATCGATTGATTGAAGAAGAAGGACCAGATAATCGAAAATCATTTACAATTGGTATTTTTATTAATAATAAATTACAATCACAATTTCTTGGTAAGGGATCATCTAAAAAGCGCGCAGAACAAGAAGTAGCAAAAATGATGTATAAGTATTTGATTGAAAATGAACCGAATTCGAATCCTAATTCTAATAATGCTAATCTTAGTTACGGTCAATAAATATAATTTAATTAAAATTTAATTAAATTAAATTTCACTTATCCATAACTTAAAAAATATAAAAAAACTGAGTTTAAATTTTATACCTTGAAAAATTATAATTTTATCTTGTTAAAGTATATATACTATGAATTCTAATTTGGGACATACGATTCAAAGAATCCTAAATAATGCTCCTCGTGCAATTGCTGCAAATGATATTAGTACAACAGTATTAACTAATGGCGGTGATTTATTTCAAGCTGGTTTAATTCATAATAAGGTTCATTGTTGTTTTAAGGATGTTGATTATTGTGCCAATGTTCAAGGTTGTATTATTGAAATTGCATCAACTGAAACTGCTTTGTTTATTTTAACAGATTTAGGAGATGTATATGAAGTTTATTATGATCCTTGTGGCTGTGATCTCAAAGTTAAACAAATTTTCTTCCATGATAATTGTTGTGATAGTCATGATGGTATTTGTTCCATTAAAGCCGGCCGCAAACATTTAGTTATGAAAACCAGATGCAACAAAATCTATGGTTATGGTGATAATCGCGAATACCAACTTGTTCCCCAAGGTGAATCACAATATGATTATGCTGTCCGTATTTTGATTAGTGATATTAATATTGTTAATGCTTTCTGTCATCCAGATTATTTGTTTGCTGGTAAATTGTCTATTCCATCTGCTCCTAGTATTGATGTTTGTGGAAATGCTACTACTTGTATTCAAGGTTCAATTGTTTTGACAGATGCATCTATTTCTCTTGATACTGGTTCTGGTCCAGTTCCATATGCGACACCAGTTGATATTTCTATTAATTATAGTTATACATTCACTGCTGCCATTGCTGGTACTTACTCTAATGGTTTCTTGAATGGAACTATTTCAACCATTAATTCAGTTGTTACTTATGGTTCTGCAAATGTAACCATTGATGATAACTGTAATAATAGTCAATCATTGATTCCATCTGGTGCCTATGTATCAGTCAGTGCGCTTATTGGAACTGGTCTGCCCCAAATCAACGTTATTCCTGCAACCGGAACTGGTTTAGTCAATTTCCCAGTTAGATTCTGTGATGATAATTTGAATTTGGATATTCCCGTTGTTTATAATGTCAATAGTTCACCAGTGACACCACCTTTCAGTGCCCCAATTAATACTAGTGGTATTTCAATTACTTATCAATTTGCTGGTCAGACTACAGTCTTGACAATTACTAACTCTGGTAATGTCGGACAAGGAGTTCCACTTGGTTGTACCGCCAGTTTTACAGTTGATGTTAGTCGATGCCCCGAATTCGAAGTTAAACAACCATGCATCAATAATATCTATGCTGGTTTTGATCAAACTGCCTTTTCTGATGATGTTGGTCGTATTTATGTTTTAGGTAGCATTTATGAAATTCGTGATAATGCATTCCAACTTAAACGTAACTGTCTCGATCCTCTTCTGGATAATAGCAGTCGTATTCAATTTGAAATGCCCGCAAATCAAATTAATTGTCGTGGATCTCAAACAACTGGATGTGATTGCCGTGACAAACGTTGCAATAATGGTTTCTGTACTGATTTGTCTAAAATTAAGGTTAAAGTTGATTTCGATAAAAACCAAGGTTGTGCAAGTGAAAGTGTGGATGCATGCAATTTCTTGCGCAAACTACAAGAATGTAATTCACGTGATCTATGCAATAACACTTGTGAACCATGTGAAAATGTTATCTTTGTTAGCAATGTTTGTCAATCAGTTGATCCTCGTTCTAATCCAACTCTACAAGTACAAGCTAGCATTACTGCTAATTTAGTTTCATCTACTTTGATTCTACTTAATCGTCGTTCAGTCGATCGTGTTTTAGCTCGTATGAACAATCCCGGCGTTAGTAACATTGAACTTGATGATCTTTTCAATTTCCTATTGAATGGTACTAATTCCGATCTATTTGTAGAAGTTTCAACATTCGATAATAATTCAAGTCGCATTGATTTTGATCCCATTCAATTACAAATTGATAACATTTCTTATCCTCTTGATCGAGTTATTATTTTGGGATCAATTTCTGATTTCGTTTCAACTCAAAGAACATGTACTTGCCCTGTTTATTTCACATATCCTCTGCCTACATTGTTTTATATTGATATTGATAAAGGTCCTCGATCAGTTCAAATGTTGCCACTATTAGATAATATTAATGGTAATGGTACTGGTCTAGGTAATATCGATTTTGGTAATGTTGGTCAAGTTTTCTCCGACGGCAAATTCTTCGAGAAATTCAACATTCTTTTCAATCCTGATTCAATGGCCGGTTTTGTTACAAATGTTCTTGGTTACAACGCTTATCCACCGGAAACATCATCACTCTATCCACAATTCCCATCAACAGTACTTAACTATGGTTATGCTATGGCTCCAGTTGTTCTTAATAACCTTAAAGCAATTTTAGGTAATTTCAGTTACAAAAATAATCCACGTTACACTAGTCCCATTTTGAACAAAGTTTATAACATTTATGTCCGTCCAGTTGATCGTATTTTGATTTCTAACATTTCATATAGACAACTCATTTCTGGTTGTGGATCTGGTTCAAATTCTGGTATCAGAGTCCCTGGATCTGGTGTTGCTCCTTTGTTCCCCGGTTTTAATCCAATCAATAGTACCTTATTGTCAAGTACTCCTTTCATGGTTACTGCTGATGTTCCTACATTGTTTAACTTTAATCGTCGTGTTATTGATGTTGCTTTGGGAGATAATTCAATTACCGTTGTTGTTACTGGATTTAATTGCCCGAATGATGTCTTTGCCTTGGGTAACAACTGCTATGGTCAACTTGGTTTGTGTGATTATTTCAATACTCTTTGCTGGCGTAAAGTTGATAACTGTCAATTCAATTGCCAAATTTCAAAAGTATATGCTAACTGCAAAGCGACATTCTATGTTAGTTCCAAAGGTAACGTATACGCTGCTGGATTTATGTCAGATCTATTCAATTGTCCATGCCCTAAGAATTTGACTCATTGGTGTGGTGATTTGAAGATTAAAGAACTCGCCGTTAGCAAAAATAACATTGTTTTATTGACTCATGATGATTGTTTGTTTGGTTGGGGAACTAATCAATTAGGTCAACTTGGTTTATGCCATACTGATGAAGTCTGCCGTCCCACACCACTTAGCTTTTTCCATCATTTGAATAAATGCGCGCTTAAAACAATTCAACAACTTTCCGCCCATCCTGTTTTGTCTCGAGATCGAAATTTGCCATATCAATCAGAAGAATATGCTCTAAAACGTGATGGTGATTATAATGTACGTGAATACAAATTCAACAATGGCCGTTCAAATTCAAGTTCAAATTGCGGTTGCAAGAAAGGTTGCGATTCATGCAAGAAAGGTCCCCGTGCATATGCTAAACGTGGTGAAAGCTACTTTGTTAAACGTGATAATGACTATTCTCGTGAATCTCGCCGAGTTAATGCAAATTCAAATTCAAATTCAAATACTTGCTGTGACCCATGTACTCGTATTGATGTTGATTGTGCAGTCTGTCCCGATCCATATGCCGGTAATCCTAGACCCGGAGATTGCAGAATCCCACCATGTGATCCAGTTCCTTGCGGACCATTGGAATGCAAAGATCGAAGAAAACCAGATTATGATGAATATTGGCGTCGTACTAGTAATTGTTCCGGTAAATGGGATTCTGATTCACCAAAAAGCTATAGCTACAGTCGCGGAGAATCAAAACGTTATCAATATCAAAATCAATGCGGATGCAGAAAGAATGATTGTGGACGATGCAACTCTGGCAAATCTAAAGAAGTTATATTCTTTAACAACAGTGGATATTCTGCTGGATATTATTAAATATGAAATATGAATTATTAAATATGAATTATTAAATTTTACTCGATAGAATTTAATAAATCATAAAATCTAAGTTAGTAATATAATTCGATAAATATAATATGGATTTGTTAGATTCACATGTAATTGATCAAATATCAAAAATCGCGGATAATATTCAAGCATCATTTGAAGAGTTGATTAAACAAGTTTTAATGAAAAACTTAAGACCAGTTTTAACCCCAAATGGTAATAATTTAAAAAGTGTTTATAATCCAAATATTGGTCGTAATCAATTGACTTATACTAATTGTGACCCAAGTAGAAATATTAATAATTATCATTATCGTTTGACTTATCGTTGTATTGGTTGGACTGGAAATTTTATAACTAATTTTGATGCGAAGCCGAGATCAATGAAAGGTCAAAATCGTTCAAATAGTACTAATATTACCATGATTGGACGTAATGCATCAACAGTACCAGTTACCTACAATGACCGATCACACAACAATATTAATCAAAATTTCGATACATTGGTTTATTTAATTCTGGAGAATAGTATGTTACGAAAAATTACAAATAAAGAAGGCGATTCAAATTATAATACAAATGTTAGATTTTCAGATATATTCAAATTTTTATCTCTGATAGGTGAAGATATTGTTGCAGAAACAGATCCGTCTTTATCCAATCAAGAAAGTGCAAGATTAAAAACCGCTATGCTACGATATCAACTTGGAGAATTAGAAGCAAGTCTCGAATCATTAGATAGTTTTGTATTCCGTCATTATGTTAAAATGGTTCATACTATTAATAAAGTAAAACGTATTGAATTACCAGAATTAATTACTTTACTCGGACAACTGAATTTCACTAGCTGGTATAATTTATCTCCGGGCGAAAGAGAATATTACACTCAAACGTTAGGTAATGAATTTATTACAGAATTTTTAGAAAATAAACTTATTATGTTTTTATTAGAAAAAGAACGGGCTGATTTAATTTTAACAAGTAGTTATCTATTTTCTCTGTCTAAAATGCTTTTTATTGTATTTGGTTTTGATGCAAATGCGCCAATTGTTGTTAATTTCGAATCACAGTCTCAATCTCAGTGTCAATCACATTGTCAAAGAGAACGTGTGGATAATTATGCTAAAAAACATCGTAAACGTGGATTATCTGATGATTTCATTGATATTGATTATTACGATTATATTGAAATATTTTATTATTTTTATCCGACACTCTGTGATATTATTAATGGATGTGATTGTGGTTGCGAATCTTGTCTTAATAATGAAATTAATTGTGCGGATATACCAAGAAATTTCGACTGTTTATCTGATATTTGTCAAATGATTTGGCGTTATTATGATTTTAGTTATTGTTTGTATTTACAATCAATTTATACTAAAGTAGTTCCTTATAATGTTAACAGACATATCAATATTCAAACAAAGTATTTGTTCTCATTATAAATTTAATATTAAAAAATTTGATAATAATAACTTTATAAATACAAATTATTATTATCATATTCAATATTTAACATTCAAAATGAACAAAATATCTTATTATAATCAACCAAATGTAACGTCTGATCAATATATTTTTTATCATAATATCTGGCATATTTTGTTTAGAAACAATGGTAAAAATTATATTATAAAATTATCAAATACCAATACATCTTTAGTACAATCAATACAATCAGTAAATTCAATAAATAATAATGAAATAATTATTGATATCATATCATATACCCATGATCTGTATGTTATATGTACAAATGTAAATACTTATTTTTACGATCAATTTAATAAAGAACCAAAAAAAATAAATTGTGTATGTCAAAACCCTTCTGAACAAATTATCATTACAAAAAATTTATTTATGATCAAATTATCTGACAATATTAATTATTTCATCTATGTAGACGGCAAGATTGAAATTAATCCAAGAATCATATCCGATTTTATAGCATATCAAACAGATAAAGGTGATTTTTCATATAGATCTTGGAATAATATAGTATTACCTTTGGGTATTATTCCAGAAGAAATTTTTACATTAGCTAATAATATTTATGTTATTCTATTTAATTCGAAATTTTATTCATACAATAAAAATTATCCTAATTTTAATTTAATAGAAATTGATAAAGAATTTACAGTTAATAAGATTTTTTATGATAATAGTATCAAAACACTATTTACTAGTCAAAATTATTACATTATTGACACTGATATTAATATATGGACTTTTAAAATTAATTTACCTGTAAATGTGGATCCATTAGATGATCGTATTGATGTTAATTACTATGTGACATTTAATATGATTTGTCCACTAAAAAAGTTAAAAAGTGATATAAATGTATCTGATATTAGAGAAATATTCAAATACAAAGAATTGTTAATAATTATTACAAATAAATCTGTTATTTATTACTATCAAGATAAATTTAATGAATTATATGATAACGATAACGAAAATGATAATGCTAATTCTAATATCGATGATAAATTTAAATTAATATCAGATATATGGGATGAAATAATTATCCAATGTGGGAAAAATAAATTTATTTTGATCTCTAGTGTCAACTGGTTTAATAGAAATATTCACTTAAATAAATATATTAGGATTAGAGATTCAAATTCAGATGTCTGGAATATTCCAGATCATTACACTTATATAGTTTATTGTAATACTGTTGATATGGACTTATTTTACACTAACGGGATGTTTTATACAAAAACAAATAATAATTTTTATAATATTGGTAACGTTAGTTATATTGATTATTATAATTCTGGCAGATATTATTACGAAATGAAAAAAAAGTTAACTGATTATGCTATTAATGTTGAAAATCAAGATTCAAATTATTTTAACACAATTTTCAATATGCTAATAGCATGTAATTTTAATCATTATTTATGTTTAAAACCCGCTATCTTCGGGTCTAGAGTGGCCGCCGGACCCGGTGCATCTAGATCAACATATACTAATATGATAGATAATATTAAAAATGATTTGTTTGAATTAGAATTAGATTCATATTCAAATTCATCTAATCTGCAATCATATAAATTAAATCTGAATAATCCTTTTTGGTTCAAATCAAATAACTGTTTTTATTTTGGAAAATTGTTGATATATCTAATTAATTATAATTATAAATTAAATTTTCATTTTTCACTACCGATGATGATTTACATTTACAAAAAAATATTAAAATTAAATAAAATTATTGATGATTTTAACCCAGATGAATTAGCTCCATTTCATAAAATATTTAATCCGACAGAATACAGTTATATATATAATATGGATGATATATATAAAAATGATTCTAAATTTAAGGAATTAATGTTGCCATATGAAAATTTTGAAAACATGATATATACACTATTGAATATTAGATCATTATCTGAAAAAGAAGAAGAATGTCTCTCATTTATGGCAAATGGAATGTATGAATTTAATAATTCAATATCGAACATGAATTTATATCAATTGACTATGTCATTATGCGGAGATTATGTTTATAACAGAAATCATGTTATAAAAAATTTTGAAATTTCTGAAGATGATCCTAAATTATTAACTGATAAAATGAAAGATTTTATTGAAAATTTAACAGATGATGAATTGAAAATATTTATGAAAAATATCACTGGCCAAATTATTCGAGAAAATGCAGTTAAGATTCTGATTAAATCATCAAAATCTTATGATAAAAATAAAGGTATTGATATTGCAATTCAAACATGTTATGACAGTGTCGTAATATCAAGTAATGTTTTTAATAATAATTACACAGAGATTCTAAAGGCGTACTTATGTACAAAAGACACGAATATTCGAGACTAAATATAATTAAAAATTGAAATAATATTTTGTTTAACAAACATTAATATCGAATTATAATAATAATTCGATAATAATGAAAACTAAAGATCTTTGTTATTACAAGTATAATGTCGAATTCGAATATGGTAAAAATTATAAATTATACACTGGATTATGGTATATGATTTTGTGTATCAATAATAAATACTATCTGTCTACAGATGAATATTATGAAGAGTCTGTAATAGACATTCAAGGCAATGTAACATCAATTAATTCATATAATTGGTATTATATCGTAATCACGACTGATATTAACACATATTATTTATCGGACAATAGATCTCAACCAGTTGCATTAAATATTATTTGTAAAAATGTTATCATAACTCGTGATTCTATACTATTATTTACCGAATCAGATGATGTTAAAATGTTATCTTTTGATGGTATATTATATGAAGATAGAATTATTGCAAATAAAAGATTCTGTCCGCCAAATCGTTTAATTGATTCTGTAAATTATAGTTATTTATTATCCACAATTCCTACTGATATCTATTTCTGTTACATGATTAAAAAGAAAATATTATTAATTAATGATAATTTTTTTATTTATCAAAATAAAGAGAAAGTCGATCCAATTTTGATAGAAAAAAACTTTACAATTGCAAAAATTTTTGTAGATAAACTTACTAATACATCATATCACGAACATAATATTTTTGTTCTTGATACAGAACAAAATATCTGGACATTAGAAGTCGTATCAGAAAATATAAAATTTGTCAGATTGATTCATATTGACAATAGTATTGATATTAGAGAAATATTTACATTTGGTTCACATTTGTACGTTATTGGAAAAGATTTTATTAATCTATATCGTAAAAATGTCGATATCATATTTTATCAACATGAATTGATCGATAAATATATAAGTATGTCATATCAAAATCAAAATCAAAATCAAGATCAATATCAAGATCAATTTAAATTAGTTACAAATCTATGGGATGGTATTGTTATCATTAGTTTTAATTATGAAAATAAATATGTAGTAATACCCAATAATATTGATCATTTTATTTTAAAAATCAAAATTCCACATATATATTATACTGTCCTTGGCAATTTTGTATTGATAGGATCAAATAAAAATACTAAATTAGTTTATTCAAAAAAATACTTTTATGTTTTAACCAAAGAGATATTACGCCAAGATAATATGAGTGTTATCAATCTAATCACAAAAACTAAACCTAAAGAACCCGTTTATATCAATCGATCTTTATGTTCAACTATGGAGATTTATGTTGATAATAAATTAAATTTCTTTGATAGCATTTTTAATACATTAATTGCAACAAATTTTAATTACAAATTATTATTAAACTTGAAGAATATGTCTAAATTGTCCGCATATGGTAGTGGTGCAGACCGTACCGCATATAGTTATTTATTTGATGTGATGAAAAGTGATTTGTTCCAATTGGATGAATCGGCTATATTTCCAAATTCTTACAATTTAAATTTAAATAATCCTTTTTACATCCATCCAAATAACAGTTTTTATTTAGGTAAAATGATTATGCATATTTCTAAAAAATATCAAATGAATTTTTATTTAACTTTAGAAAGTATTATTGTTATTTATCAAAAATTATGTCAAATTAAAAATAAATCAAATACAACTTTTAATATTAATGAATTAGCTCCATTTCATTTTACATACAATCCCAGTGAGTTTAACACAATTGTTAATATGGATGTAACATATATGTTAAATGATAACAAATTTAAAGAATTATCATTACCATATGAAAATTTTGAACATATGATTTTATCAATAATGAAAATTAAATCTAAATTATCATATTCATTCCAATTACAACCAGAAATGATATTTCATCTAGAACAAATTGCTCTTGGGATGTATAATTACAATGAAACTATTGTATATTTAAATATGTATGAATTGTGTTCGATTATAAGTGTACCATACATATATGATAAGCAAAAAATTATATCAAATATTCATTATCATTTTATCAATGTCCCAAAGGAATTAGATACTTTGAATATTACTAATGAACATTGTATCAAAGTTAAAAATTTTATTAATAATCTAAATGATGATGAATTTAAAAAATTTATGATAAATGTTAGTGGCAATATTATTCGTAATAATATTGATATTTATATTGATTATGGTAGCAATAAATTTGACATAAAAATTACAACATGTGATGATCTTGTTTTTATTTCAAATAGAGTACTTGGTCATGAAAATTATGACGAAATATTAAAAGCTTATTTATGTACAAAAGATTTTGATATATGTGATTTGCATCATAGACGAAATAGAGAATAAAATTTGTTTTTATAAATTATTAAAATAATTTATAAAAATTTGAAACTGTTATTACGTTGATATGTTATAATAATATTTTAAAATTATTTACATTATAATGGAATTATTTTATGGATTATGGCATGTTGTTTTGTATAAAAATGGTAAATATTTTATTAATCTAACATCAAAAATAAATGTTAACAATTGGATACCACTTAAGATTGCAGGTACAATCAAATCTATCCAATCATACACAACATATTACATTATTATTAGTACTGACGTTAGTACATATTTCATGATTGATTATACAAAATCACCTATAGATTTAAATATTGTATGTACAAAAATAGAAATGTCATTCAAAACATATATTTTAAAAACAACTGATAATAAAGTAAAACTATTATTTAATAATGGATTAATATTCAATTCTGATGCTAATATATACAATAATAATATTAACACTAACAAATTAGTTGCAAATCATTTACAAATAGATAATGGCGATAGTTATATATACAAAAGTTCTGATCTAGAAGCACATATTAAGATCAAAAAATCATTAATACCAGATGATATTTATTATATTAATGGTTACAATATTATAATTATTCAAAAAGGTAATTTGTTTTATCATTTACAAAAGTATACAAACATTTTAACACAATTAAAAAATAATTTTGACATTAAAAAAATTTTTGTGAATAATAGTATTAAAACATTATTTGACAAACATAATATTTATATTTTGGATACACAAGGATATTTATGGACTTTCAACACATTATATAAAGAATTTTGTAAATTGTTTAAATTGGAAGATGTTATTAGTTCTAGAATTAAAGAAATATTTGAACATGAAAATTATATTTTTGCCATTGGTGATAATTTTATCATGCAGTATAATAAGGATTCTGATAAATACAACACGTATACCATTCCAATGAATGTTTCTAATGATAAATTGGAATTAATTACTGATATATTTAACGATTATATTGTAGTCAGAGTTAGTTTTACTGAAATTATAATAATCGGAAAAAATCTCAATATGAAACAAATAACTAATCAAAATATATTAGTTGAATATCCAACTCACTCTTTCGAAAATTTAGATGTTTGTCATGTATCAACAAAAGATAATACACCCTATCCACAAAGACAATTTTATCGCCGCTGGATTCCATTGATTTATTCATATGGATTAATTTTATTAGTCATTGGAAATAATATAGAATTTGAGAGTGTGTATTATTAATTTTATCCAAATAGAATAATTTTATTTTATTTGGATAAAATTAATTGATATAATTGTATGCGATTATCGAAATCGAACTTATATCCATTTAATTCACTAATATTATTAAGAATAGATTCTGGATTAAATTTTAAAGGCAAACCAGAATCAAGCCACCATTTTAAGACATCATATTTTATATAACGTTTATTTAGAGATATATCAGTATATTTTAATTCTAAATAATCTTTATGATTGTTCCACCATTCAAATGTAGGTATATATGTATTATTATCCAATAATTTTGATGTATACTTTAATTCTAATTTATCTTTGAATTCGAACCAAACTTGTGTAATGTCTAACCAATGATTATCCATTGAATAAGACGTATATTTCAAGTCGGGTAATTCACAATTGACTAGTTTATTTAAAAACCATCTTAGTGTATTTGGATGTTTAATATTATCAATAATATAAGTATCACAAATAAAACCAAATTCATCACGATGATCATACCAAAAATCAAGAGTATCTTTTGCATCATATGAATCAGATGATATATTGTAAATAGTATTTTCATCAAGAATTATTTTAATGACATTTTGTTCATAATATAAATATTTTAACATACTAATATTTGTATCAAAAGCTCTAGGAGTGTATTTCAATTCTAGATCATCTGAATGGCTTATAAACCATTTAATTGTTTCAATAGTATATTCATTATTCCTATTGTATTTGATAAGATTTGTTAATAAATAGCAATCATATTCAAATTTAACATAACCTAATTTATATTTTTGATACCACCATTCTAAAAATTTAATATTATAAGATTCAACTGCATTGATCAAAATCTCGGATGTATATTTTAACTCAAAATCTGGATGATCAATAAACCAATCCAGTATATCAATAACATTATATTGATATCGTGAGATATAGATATTATTAAATTTTATACCATAATTAATTAATGCAAATTCATTAATTAATTTTTCATCATATTCAACTTTCAATCCATATTTATGTGATCTTTCATAATACCAATTTAATACATCTGGAAAATTATTGACATCTGCTGTCAAATGTAATATATTATAATCATCAAATGGATATGTTTGCCGATTATCATACAACCAATCTAATATTTCAAAATTATTACCATCATCATTACCAGAAATAGATATTGCAGTAGCTATATGACTTTTATTGATAGAAAATTTATTTGAAAAATGTTTTTCTATCATTTTTAAATGATCTAATTTATTTAATCCAATTAATTGATTGATTAAATCATGCATGTCAAAATAAGTATTTAACGATTTAAAATCATTATTTTCGACTAATTTTAACATCCACATCATTTTTGTTGTATTATATCATACTGTCATGTCATATCATGTCATGTCATGTAAATATATTATAGTGTATATGATATAATACAAATAATCAAATTTTTATACATTAAATCTAATTAAAATAAAAATTGAAATTGTTTTCATGTTAAATAATTTTAGATCAAAATGATATTATTTGAATTTCATTTTGATCAAAACATATTAGATATATCCAGTATATCATAAATGGAAGCATTGTACTACCAGATAAATGAAGATAATAATTACAAATTATATTGTGGTTTATGGCATATTATCTTATGTCGTAATGGAAAATATTTTATGAATAGTGCTAATACAATTCATACTAAAGATTGGTTACCATTAAATATTAGCGGAACAATTAAATCTATTAATTCATATTCATTAAATCACATAACAATTATTAGTACTGATGTAAGTACATATTTATTAGATACACATTCATATGATTTAAATATTGTATGTACACAAGTAGAATTGACATATAAAACATGTATCTTGAGAACAATTGATAATAAAACAAAAATGTTAATGTATTATGATAATACAAAGATTTCTAATTCTATTGTAATAGCGAATCATTCGCGAATTGATGTTTTTAAATATTCAAATTCACATAGTCAAATATTTACTATTTATAAACCAATGCCAGATGATTTTTATTATATTAATAGCGGACGAATAATTATTATAAGAATAGGTAATTTGTTTTACATTTTCAAGCCGGATACAATGTCGTCTATAAATAAAATTGATACTGATTTTAAAATCAAAAAGATTTTTGCTGATAATTCTGTTAAGACGTCATTTACGAACCAGAATATTTATATTTTGGATTTACAAGGATGGATTTGGACTTTTGATTTAATGCATAAAGAATTTTGTAAATTGTTTAAATTAGAAAATGATATTTCTTCGAGAATTAAAGAAATATTCAAATATGAAAATCAAATTTATGCGATTGGTAATAATTTTATTATTCAATATGATTTAGATTCTTGTAAGACTAACACTTATTTTGTGAATCTTACTAATGATATATCTGATATACCTAATGTAGAATTAGAATTAATTTCTAGTATATTCGAAAATTATATTATTATTCGAGTTAATTTAAGTGAAATCATATTAATAGGAAGAACAACTACAAGTATAGACCGAATATCCAACACAAATATCAATGTAAATTATATTACTGGACATTTAGAAAATGTGTATATATGTCACATACAAACCAAAGATTATATACCTTTAATGTATTCATTTGGACATTTTTTCATAACTATTGGAAATAATAATTACGATGATAGAAACAATTTTTTGGATATCTTCAAGTGTGATGAAGTGATTGTAGATTTTGAAATAAACTTACAGATTCATGATATTAGTATTAATCACAAGTTTAATAAAAGTGACATATTCAATATTATTTATTATTGGTTAATTTCAAAAAATTTTACTAATAAATTATTACCATATTTCACACACTTTGATGGTTATATTGCATCAGGTCCAGGTGCTAGACGTGTTATATACAGTGAGTTATTTGATTATGTAAAAAATAATTTGTTAGAAATTGATTATAATTCTGTATTTAAAAATGCGTACAAACTGAATATTAAGAATAATTTTTGGTCAAATCCAAATAATTGTTATTATTTCGGTAAATTATTATTATATTTAACAATTTTTAGAATGGATTATAGTTTATCTTTGTCAAGTCTATTAATTATTTACAAGTATTTTTTAAAAATAAATAATAAAAATTTTGATATTAATCAATTAGCCATATTTCACAAAATGTATAATCCAAGTGAATATCAATCTATTCTAAATTTAGATTTAGAATATAAAATTAATGAAAATAAATTCAAACAGTTATCAATGCCATATGATACTTTCGAAAATATGATTTATTCTTTAATGTCAATATCAGAACCCGACAAAATCGAAAAAGATTGTTTAGAATTAATAGCATATGGTATGTGTGAATTTAATAGAAATGTTATTAATTTGTCTTTGTATGAATTATACAAAAAATTGTGCGAACCGTTTATTTATGACAGAAAGAAAGTCATTGAATCCATTCAATGTATATCAAATTATACGAATGAATCATCAGAAATGAATTTATCAAAAATACGCAATTTTTTAGAAAATTTAACTGATGATGAATTAAAAACATTTATGATTAATGTCACTGGTCATACAATTCGTGATAGAAAGGTACATTTGTATATTGATTATTGCAGTGATATTGATATAAGTATATCAACATGTAGTGATCGTATCACTATATCCAATCGAGTTTTTGATGAAGATAATTACCTTGAAATATTAAAATCTTATTTGTGTCAAAAAGATATGTACATTAAAGATTAAATTAAAATTTTGAATTACAATTTCGATTTCAAAAAATTGAAATTGTAATTATAATAGCTTTTTATAAATCTAAATGACATTGATAATCAGTGAAAATGGCTATGGCCGAGACAAAAGTGTCTTATTTTGATAATGTGAAAGTTATTGTTGAAGATGAAGTCCAATCAGTAGATTTTTATTATAATATCTGGTTCATCATCTATAAAAATAAAGATAAACATATTATTATTGATCCTTACAGTAATTTTTTTGAGATAAAAATCGAAGGAATCATAACTAAAATTTATTCATTTTCGAATGACTATATTGTTATATGTACTGATTTGAATACATATTTTATGAAGAATCATAATTCACCACCAAAGGCATTAAATTTTATTTGTGATGTTTCAAAAGGAGATTTAATGTTAAGGAATTCGTGTGTATTGAATACAATTGATAATAGAAAAATTTTTATGTATTTAGACGGTAATATCAGTGAAAATGATACAGGAATGATTGCCGATCATATTGTTAGTGCAGACAAAGATCCTAAATATTTATTATACACAAATTGGCAACATCATAGTTTAAAAATTAGTAGTAATATGTTTCCCGAAAAAATTTTTAAAGTAGGAAATAGACACTTATTAATAATCGACAATGTATATTATTGTTATAATAATTATGAATTGAATATGATAGAACAAACCTTTGATGCAAAACAAATATTTGTTGACGGATCAACCAAAACATTGTATAATTGCCAAAATGTTTATATTATTGACATGGATGATAACGTTTGGTCGATAGGATTTAATACTGGGGATTTTCGAAAGAAATTTCATTTACAATTTGATGATAGCAGTCTTAATAGTTTTGACATAAGAGAGATTTTTTATTACAAAAGTCATTATTACGTTATTGGAACTTGTTTTATATTGATCTATGAAAGCAAATCAGATAATCCACTTTATAAATATTATTTACCAAATAATAATTCAGATCAATTCGAATTAATTACCGATATATGGGGTGTAGTTATTAAAATTTGTAATACAAATAAATATATATTAATTAGATCTGAAGACCTATCAGAAAAAGATACTACAAACGAAAATATAATTTATGATCCATTATTAATTGGAAAAAATAATACATATATAGTAAGCAGTAATTTACCATTATTCTTTGGCGCGGCTTTCTTTTATACAAGAACAAATGATTTTATTATTCGTTCTGATGCAATAAATCCAACTGGATCAATACTAAATCAAGGTGTTCCAAATGGGCTAGGATCAAAATTTGGATTTAAATATTTGAAAATGAAATTTAATAATTATCCAATATTAGTCGATAAAAATATGTTTAATTTTGACATTATTTATAGTACATTAATTGCAACAAATTTTTCACAGAATTTGAAAATAAAATATACAAGTTACACCAGGAGTATTGCGCATGGTGAAGGTTTAGAACGTTTCGCATTAAATAGTTTAGTAGAAAATATTAAAATTCACTTATTATGTAAAGATACAGATTGTTTAAATGGATATAAGTTCGATTTCGATAATCCCTTTTGGAAAAAATTAAATAATTGTTACTATTTTGGAAAAATGTTACTATATTTAGTTGATGTTATGGATAATTTGGATATCAATTTCTCTCTTAATACTTTGATTAAAATTTATACAAATTTGAACAATCATCCATTTAATATTGATGAATTGGCTCCATTTCATAAAATACTTAATTCTAGTGAATTTATTTCAATTAAAAACATGGATAAGATTTATAAGACAGACAATACTAAATTTAAAGAATTATCACTGCCATATAATAATTTTGATGATATGATTTATGATCTATTAAAAATTAATGTTGATAAATATGATGTACGTTATATAGAATTAGTCAAAGGAATGTATGATTATAATTCAACAGTTATAAATTTAAATATGTACGAATTATCAAAATTATTAGGTGGCGATATTCTTTACAATAGAGAAAAAGTATTAAATAATATATATTATCGTAAAAATTATAATGAATTGGATGTTTATCTAGATGTCATGAAAAAAATTATAAATGATTTAACTAATGAAGAATTAAAACAATTTATGATAAATGTAACTGGTCACATCATTCGTGAGAATAGAGTTAGCGTTTACATATATTCAAAAAATCAAATGAAAACAGATATTCTAATACAAACATGTGCTGATTCTATTTATATTAAATGTACCGTTTTTCAACAAGAAAATCATATGGATATTTTAAAGACTTATTTATGTAAAAAAGATTTAGATATTGATGATTCAAAAATGTAATAATCATTTCAAAAAATTGAAATGATTATTTCATTGAAACTATGATAAATAGATAATAGTTATCATAATCTTATCGTTCAAATAATAAAATGAATATTATCGTAACGGAAGAAGATAAGAATGATTTATCATATTTCAACAAACCAATTTTGAATACAAATTTAAATACTTATAAATTTTATAACGGATTATCGTGTATTATTTATTGTGTTAATGACAAATATTATCTTAAAAGTTCTCAAGAAAAATCAATTTTATTAAATTTGCCGATTAATACCAGTGAAGGAGAAGTGATATTGGGTATACATTCAACAACAGACAGATGTGTCATAATTATAACAAATAAAAATACTTATTATATAGCAGATTATGATAAGGTACATGTATTGAATTTCATTTGTTCTCATACAGAAAGTGTCACTAATGGTCTTTTATTAAAGAGAAATATTTGTATATTTAAAACAATAGATAACAAAACTAAATTTTTATATCTTAATTTTCATAATGTAAACAGAAGTATTGTTGACGAACCATTATTAATAACAAATAGAATTTTAATGGAAGATAATGATTATTTCAAATATATTGATTCATTAGAAAATTGTCATTCAATCATTCGAACAATGATTCCAACTGAAATTTTATGTTTTTCAAATAAAACGACAATTACTTTGATTGATGATATGTTTTTTGCGTTAGTAAATGAAGAATTACAATTTATTGAACAGAATTTTGTAGTTAAACGAATTTTCGTAGATGATTCAACAAAAACATTATATAATGGTCAGAGATTTTATGTTTTAGATACAGATGGATATTTATGGACATTAGATTTTGATAATCTAATCTTTGTCAAAATATGTAAATTATTGCAAACAAATGAAGATCAAGAAGAAATTGTAGAAATAATTTCTACAAAAAATAATATATGTGTAATTGGAAGTTATTTTATAGATTTTTATAAATTTAAATTTGGAGATATTCCAATATTAGATGATTCATTGGTTAATAATGCCCTAGTTTCTCATTATGAAGTTGACAAGTTAGGATTTAATCAATTTGAATTGATATCAAATATTTGGAAAGAAACAATTGTTATTAAATACAAAAAGTATTATATTTTGATCGCGTCGAAAAAAGCAGTTTGGGCATCAATTATACTTAATCCAAATATTTTACTTAGTGAAGTAAATTATTTCAAAATTCCAGATTATAGAACATATCTTTTACAAGGTAAAGATGATGTCATTGTAAATTATTCTCACGGACGTTTTTACACATTGAGTGAAAATAATATTTATTATGAAGACAATACAAATGTTATCTCTGATTATGTACAAAATGCTAAAAAGAACAAATATGATAGGAAAAAATTTAATGATCATACAATTTATGTTGATAATCAATTAAGTTATTTTAATGTTATTTATCATGCATTAATTGCAACAAATTATAGTTATTATTTAGATCCGCAAGTGATGATTAGATCAGTTGTTATGGCCATGGGACCCGGAACTAATCGCGATGTTTATAATACACTTATGGAAGAAATTAAAAAAGAATTATTCGAATGTATTGCAACAAATACTGTATTTAATTACAAAATTAATTTAAATAATACTTTTTGGCATCAGCCAACTAGTTGTTTTTATTTTGGTATGATGTTAGCATACTTAATTGATTCTGGTCATCCAATGAATTTTCATTTATCATTGACAACATTAAGTATTATTTATGAAAAGTTAATAAAAATAAATTTGAAACAAAAATTTCATATTGATAACTTGGCTCCATTCCATAAGATGATTAATCCAACTGAGTTTCAAATGGTATTAAATATGCCAAATGAATGTAAAACAAATGATACCATATTTAAAGAGTTATCATTAGGATATGATAGTTTTCTTGATATGATTAAATCAATGTTAAAATTGGAAGAAGTTTCTAAATTAGAATTAGATTGTTTACAAACAATTGCATTAGGTATCAATAAATTTAATTCAACTATTGCCAATAATACTATGTATGAATTATCTGTATTACTCGGTGGAAATTTCATTTATAATAGACAAAGTGTAATTGACAATATTTTTGTTAAATTTGAAACAAATATAGATACATGCAAAACTGAATTAGACAAAACAGATTCAGTAATCTTAACATACATTGATAAAGTTAAATATTTTATCGATAATTTAAATGATGAAGAATTAAAACGATTTATGATAAATGTTACCGGACATATTATTAGTACTAATAATGTTGAATTTTTAATATATCCAAGAAGTTTTAGAAATGTAGATATTACGATTGTAACTTGCAAAGAATCTATTAAAGTTGTCACTAGTTTATTAGATCAAGATAATTATATTGAAATATTAAAAGGGTATTTGTGTACAAAAGATTCATATATCAAAGATAATCAATAAACAAAATTTATTATTAATATTACATGTTAATAATAACATCTAATATTATTAGATATTATTATTAATTAGATGTTATTACAGGTTAGTGTTAGTTCATAGCAGATGTTAATATAAAATAAGACATAAAATTATAAACTGGATTAATATCAAAATGGCAATATATATACCGTATATGTTTTATCAAAAATGTTATTTTTTCTTAAATCATATCGTAGCTTGTAGTTATGTTTCAGATACAGAAACTAAAATTAGTATATTTGATTTTTATACAAACTCAACAAACTCGTCAATAAATTCTAACACAAATTCAATAATTTCATTTAATATATCAAATTCAACAATATCATCAAATCTGACTATTAATAATTCCACAATGAATAATTTTAAAACATTTGAAGCGCATATCAAGGGTCCAATCAAAGATATTCAGTGTCATACAAACGTTGTATTTATTTTATGTGAAGACGCTCTCTATACCATTACACCAAATAATATACTATATGAAGTTGATGGTAAATTCACCATATTAAACAGTTCATATACTCATATGATGGCAATAAATACAGATACAAATACATACTATAGAAATGGTCATATAGTTACTGATCCAATAATACGAGATAATTGGTTTGTAACAGAAGATGAAAATTTTAAATATTACAGAAATTCATGCAATGTCGTAATCAAATTACCCTTGAATTTAGAATTTATTCGTATTTATTCTGTACAAAATGTAAATTTGATTTTCATTGATGGAACATTTTATAAATATGACGATGCAGATAATAGTGATTCTGAATATGAATATGAAAATGAAATTATGGAATCTTTACAATATAATTTAAGTCCAATATATATTGAAAATATGAAAGGAATGATTAGTAGGATTTTTTATTATGATATGCAATTAACACCCGGTAATACAAGTTTGTATATATTAGACACATGCAATGATTTATGGATGTTTGTCATTGATTCAAACAAATTTATACAAATAGGTAACATTGAATCAAATGACACTATTGAAACTATTATTGAAATTATCTCATTCAAAAAATTACATATTATTATTTCAATCTATCATATAATTGTTATTTATAATCATCAATATCATATATTACCAATTGATCCCAAATTAATTGTTAAAACATATTTGAATTTTGATATGTTTGCATTTAAATATGAAAATAAATGGTTTACAATAGTTAGTTATGATTATCCCAATTATAATAACAAAAATCAAATAAAAGATTTTATACCATGGAGTGATTTTATTTGTAATGAATATAATTTCCGAGATCCAGAAGAAGTATTTTATTCCGGGACAAAATTTTTCCGATTGAAGAATGAAATATTATATCAAGTTGATGTCAATACAAATGATGAAAATCAAGATTTATTGGTTATGACTAAATCAAATAAAAAATACAATAAACGAATACAAAATCAATATTTATTATTAATAGATATTGAAAATGATATATTTGGACAATATTTTCAAGCATTAATTAATAAAAATTTCAATGTTAGCATTAATATGAAATTGGTTTTTGATAATGATGTTATCGCGACTGGTGATGGCGTATCAAGATCAATTATGAATACAGTAATTGAATACATTACAACAAATTTATTAATACTTGATGAAAACAATGAATATGTATTTAATTTGACTGATGATTTTTGGACATATAACAATTACTATTTATTTGGCAGATTAATAGAATATTTAATCAATTCTTCATTACATTTACAAGGCCATTTAAATCTGAATCTAATGTATGGTCTATATTGTTGTATTCATAAAAAAGTACATATTAACGAGTTAGCCATGTTTCATTTACATAGAAACCCGGAAGAATTTAAATATATATCCAATTTGGATTTGGAATACAAATTAAATAATGAAAAATTTGCCACACTATCGACCGGATTTGATAATCTTGAACAATTTGTATTATCAAGATTAAATATAAATCAAGAAATGCTTTCTGAACATCAACATAGAATTTTATCATTAATAGCGCGTGGCATGTTGAAAAACAATGAAACAATTAAATTTATGTCAATGTGGGAACTATATTTAGCCTTAGGCGGAGAATTAGAATATGATAGACAAGATGTATTACAAAATATCGAAATAAACTGTTTTGATTCAAATATTCATCAAGATCTAATCGATAATTATAAATTACGTATATACAATTTATTGAATTCTTTTACAAATGATCAATTAAAACATTTTATGGTATTAGTCACTGGATATTTACAATCGAAATCAATTGTATCTATTAGCATTGATACAAATTTATATGTAGATTTTAAAATTGAAACATGTTTTAATCGATTAAAAATAAATATAAACGTCTTATCAAATGATGATTTTGAAAATATATTTTTAATTTATTTATCTCAATATGATTCATATTTAGTTGGTTAATATTAATAATGATAATATCATTGATAATTTCAATGATATTATTAATGATATTATTAATGATATCACAAAGACAAATATTAAAAATCAAAATTTAATTCTAATTAGAATGTATAACGAAATGTCAAATATAACTTACGTCGATTTGAAAAATAATGGTCGTATATTTCCGAGTTGGTTGTTATATAATTTCAAAAAATACAAATTACCAGAATTAATGCGTGGTGATAATGAAGACCCTTGTAACATTCAGACACAATTAAAATTACATTCATATCAGACATTCATTAGTGCATATATTGGTCCAAATAGTCCATATAACGAGATACTATTGTTTTTCAATCCGGGTTCGGGAAAGACTGCGACTGCTATTAATGTATACAATGTATTATATAATGCCAATCCAGAAATCAATTGTATTGTATTAATTAAAGCTGCTTTACATGGAGATCCATGGGAAAAAGATTTAAATTTGTGGCTTGATAGAGATCCAAATGAAAATGGAGATATTAGAAAAACAAAGAGATTTCAAAATATTTATTTTGTACATTATGATTCGCCTTATGCAGACAAAGATTTTTTAGAAACAATGAAAAAAGTCGATACAACTAAAAGAAATTTATATATTATCGACGAAGTTCATAATTTTATTCGTAATGTATACAGTAATATAAATTCTAAACTAGGTAAACGTGCTCAAATTATTTATGACTACATCATACAAGAGAAACGAGAAATCAAAACTACAAAAATAGTTTTAATTAGCGCAACGCCGGCAATCAATACTCCTTTTGAATTATCATTGTTATTTAATTTATTGCGTCCGGGTATTTTTCCAAGATCAGAACTAGAATTTAATCAATTGTTCTTATCTCAAAGTACTTATCCAATTTTAAATCCAATACGTAAAAATCTATTTCAAAGACGTATTATGGGTCTAGTATCATATTATATTGGTAGTACTCCAGATCTGTATGCAAGAGAAGAACTTAAATATATGAATCTGGAAATGTCAACTTATCAATATGAAATATATCAACATTATGAAGATCTTGAAGAAACAATTTCAAGAAAAGCAAGAATGTTTAGAAATTCTAAATCTGAATTATATCGATCTTATACTAGACAGGCTTGTAATTTTGTCTTTCCGTATGTATCAATTGATATAAATGGTGAATTGCGTCCTAGGCCTAATAAATTTAAAATTAGTGATAAAATTGCCGAAAAAGTAGAAGAAGGCAAGTTTGAACAATTAGAAAATCCAAATGAAATAGATGTCGAAAGTTATCTAAAAGAATTACGTAAATTTGTTTCAAATACTGAAAAATATTTTATTGATATTAGAGATTTGAATGATGACAAAGTAAATACAAGAACCATATTTGAAGATTTAGATGAATTTAAGAATAATTACGAAAATTATAAACGTAGTTTTAAAACATTTTATCGAAAAACTGTTAACAAATCAAAATTGCTGAAAATATTTTATAATTCATCACCAAAATTAACTGCTATTATTTTTTACGTCTGGTTAAGTCCCGGACCAGTTTTGATTTATTCTAATTATGTTTACATGGAAGGATTAGAAATGATGAAAACTTATCTCAAAGTTATTGGATATACAGATGCAATAAAATCCCAAGCCAAAAAGTTTTTTGGCTATTGTGAATTTCATGGTGGAATTGATCAATCTGAACGAGATAATGTCAAAAAACAATTTAATGTTAGTGAAAATAAATATGGAGAACTAATTAAAATCATTATGCTATCTCCATCCGGTGCAGAAGGTATTAATTTAAAAAATATTAGACAAATTCATATTATTGAACCTTATTGGACAGAAGTTAGAATAACACAAATTATTGGTCGTGGTATTCGTCAATGTTCACATAAAGATTTACCAATGGCAGAACGTGTTGTCAATGTCTATCGTTATAAGGTTGTTAAACCTAAAAAAATTGTTAATAGTAATAATAATAATAATGAAAATTTATTAACTGCAGATCAAATAGTAGAAGATATTGCTAAATCCAAAGATAATTTAATCCAGTCCTTTTTGAATGCGATGAAAGAAGTTGCAGTAGATTGTCAATTAAATCAAGCTCATAATATGTTAAATCAAAGTTATAATTGTTTTCAATTTAATGAAAAAACTTTAATAAATAAAAATATAGGTCCGGCTTATAGAGAAGATATTAAAGATGATTTAAAATTCGATAATGGATTAAATACAGTTAATACAAAAGTGGATAAAATTAGAGTTATTAAAATTAATGCGGTGACTTACATTAGTAAAGACACATATACTAAACCACAAAAATATTGGTATTATCCAGAAACTGGTATGGTTTATGATTATGAATTATATTTCCCCGTCGGACGTATTAAATTCGATTCAAATAATTTACCTAATAAATTGGATAAAGATACTTATATTATGAGTGATGTAATTGAAATACCCAAAAGTAATTTTTGAATAAAATAAATAAGTAAATAAGTAAAAAAATTGATATTTATATTATATAATTGGCTATTGTGTAAGTTTAAACATGAATTAACATCAAAAATTAACAAATAAATACAAATGGATTTAGACATTTCAGGACCAGTTATTGAAAAGATCTTTGTTGCAATGGGGCATTATTTTATTCATTTTAATGATGATACATTATATGTTTATAATAATGGTGTTAAAATTGGTCTGAAAACATTAAGAAATAAAATTAACATTCCAATTGAAAGTTTACAAAGTGGGATTATTGATATTTTTACAATTGGAAATGATATTTTTGTTTACAGTCAAGACAATAAATTATATTATTGTACTGATAAGATAATTAAACCAATGAATAACTTAAATTATCAAAATGAAAATCGAAAGAAAAATCAACCTTTTTATATGTCAAAATCAAAGACAAATTATAAACAAGATTTTGAAAATAGGACATTTGGATCTACTGAAAAACTAAATTATGATTGGTCACCATTCAATGTACCGTCGATTATACCAATGCCGGATGATATGATGAAACGTATTTATGCATCCCTTCAATTTAACTCAAATATGACAGAATCGGCATTGATGCCATCAAATGATAACATTTTAATGACTCCTAAAGATTTATTAGCGACATTGATGCCATCAAATGACAACAATTTAATGACATACAATATGCCATTACCAGAATCAGATCCAATAAATTATGCATCGCCAATATTGGCAGTTGATGATAAATTTGATGATAAATTCAATGAATTCGACGATAATGTAGACGATAATGATATGAACAATGCTAACAATGATATTGTAGATGCAGATTCAGTTTCAGTAGTAAGTGAAGATGATTTTGATATGGAACTTGATAATCAAAATATATTATCGATAAAAAATATTGAGTCAGATTTACCAGTACTAATTAATGATATCATTGAAACTAATGTAGATCCAGATAATCTTGAATCTGCTACTGATGGAATTATTGTTAAACAATACATGTCAAATATACAAACAATTACAAATGATCAATTTTATGGAGTATTAATAATTGCACAAAATGAAATTTTTGTTACTGGTTCGATAGGCATGTTTATGTCAGTACCATTTGATAATATATTCAAAAAAATAGTTTTACCATTTGATGTTATATCGATTTCATTGCAGAATCAAATTCTAATTTTCGAATTAGTAGATAGAATCTTTTTCTGTAATCGGGGCAGTGACTTTATGTATTATGTAAATGCGAATTCTCTGGACATTGATATTAAAAAAATACTTACTGATTATTACGTATTTCCTTTGGATGTTGGTATTCAATGTAATCATAAAACGAATAATTCATACATTCAATTGAATAGATATACTATTCCGATTTGTGGGTTGATTAATCCAAATCAACCAAATCCTTCAGAATATTCTGTAACTAGCAGGTACGGCGCGGTAATAACATTCAAACCAGAATTATATTATTCTATGACTTTCGGTTCAAAAATGATAACTGATTCCACCGTTAAATTAATATTATCAAAATCAACTATAACTGATTTTATGTATTATAGTGGAAATCAAATGATTATACTTTGTATACAACCAAATAATGATTATGACTTTGAACGAAAAGTCATAGATATTCGTGGTAAATATATTGTATTAGATGTTGGATTGGTTACGAATTATTATATTTGTTATGATTCTGCAACAATTGTTTATAGTTCTGAAAATAATATCAATATCTTGTCGATGAATGCACTTGAAAACCCAAGTTACATTCGTAGTGAATTAAATCGATGGTATTCACATTTAGTTTTACACGATCTAGGACCAGTTGCAAAATTCACTGCAAATGATCGTAATATGGTTATTTATAACGAACACGAAGCTATTCTATTCAAAGATTATGTATCTGGATTAGTAACAATTAAAGTGATCATGAATGAAAATGTTGATATAATCGATCACAGTTTGTTAGCCACGCCATTTGACCCATATTTTGAATCAACTATTAAAATATATGTAAAACAAAATGAATCTGCATTTGATCAAATGATGATATTATTTTTCACTCATCAACAAATGACTAAATTTAATCTTCATTATAAATCTGGATCTAATATTATTTCAGAAGGAAATGGTGTTCAAAGAGAGTTCTTTGGAAATGCATGGACAGAATTCAAAGATCAGTACCTAATTCAACCACCAAATAAATTCTATACACAATTGAATATCGAAAAAATGAACAATTTAGAACCATTTGAATTAGAGATTATTGGTTATGCATTATATTATACACTCTTACAACAAATTAAGTTACCATTCAGATTGCCATTGGATTTATTATATTTTATTCATGCAACTAAATGGAATCGTGAGATGTTAGAATATTTTGCAGAAATTGAGAATTCAGATGCGTTTTTAAAGATTAAACCATTCCGTGATGATATTGAAAAGTTTAATCAACTTGAAACTGGACATGTAAACTACATATCTACTCTATTAAGTTTAATCGATTTTCCACCAATAACTGAATTAAATTCGAAAGAAAGGGTTCGTATCTATAAATCAATTAAGACAGGATTCTATTGGGATATGATGAATACAGATGAAAATGCTTTATTCGTTACTAAAATTAGGTCAATGAATGTTGCGACATTTGATTATATGATTTCAGATCGAGTTAAAATCGATCGCGAAAAATTGATTACGACTCTACGAATAATTACAGATGATGAATTTAATGATTTAATCCTGACTTATAAACAATTCGTTCGTGATTTTATATTTTCATTAACTGAAAATGAACTAAGAATAATGTTGAGAAATTGGACAGGTAGTTCAAATCCAGATCTGAATGAATTAATTCTACGTGTGAATAAAAAAATTATTAATTCTAATGTTGAAGTAGATTATGTTATTAGTACTTGTGAAAAATCATTGGCTATTAAAGTTGATTTAATTACTGATTTAAACAACCCATATGTGAAACAATTGTTTACATTTGATGTTGATTCTCAAATGATAAATTAAATTAAATTTAGAATTTAATTTAAATTATCATATATTCTCTTATTTTGTGAAAATAAAAATGTTGAAATTTTAATCCAATATTAGATATACCATGATTAGCTTTTTAAAATTAAATCTTATCATGGACAAAATCAAACAATTGTTTATTGAAAATAATTTTCATTTGATTGTCTACGATAACAATGAAATTTATATCCATTACAAAACTAACTATCTATTTAACGATAATAGAATAAACCAAATACTTATTTATTTAAGACAAGATGAAATTATTTCAAATGTATATCAAGTTGATATCGATTTATTTATACTAACAAATATGAAAAGATTATTTTATGTTACGTTATCAGTATTGGATATAAACAATTATCCTCATCATAATAATTTTGATTTTTATTATATTAATAATGAACATTCTAACGAAGATAATAACGAACATTCTAATGAAGATTCTTATGAAATTCGGGTAGAAGAAGTTTCTGATGCAGACGATTCTGTATCTATAAATTCGGATAAAGAAATAGATCTACAAGATTCCAGATGTAATATTGAAAGACAATTTGATTCAGATGATATAGATAATATAGATATGACTGATAGAGAACCGTATAATATGACTTATGAAGATTTTTATAATAAATATAATTACTTGTTATTTCAAGAATACCATTATTATGAAAAAAATAAAACAACAAGTGATTTTTTACCTTGTTTTGTTCGAGATATGATTGAAAACTCTGAACCAAATTATTTATTTGATTATTTATTACAAAATGTATCAAAATCAGGATCAATAATTACAACTGTGATAGAACCTTTCATAAAAAAAATTCATACTGTATACTTAAATTCAACTATATCAAAGACAAATAGACAAATACAAATGAATTATGTAATGGATAATGTATCTGAATTTATTTTGATGGAATTCAATTGTACATGTTGTGAATCTTATTGTTTTGTAGCTAATAACAGAATTTATACTGATTCAAAATGTTTCTTCAAATGCATGTATAAAAGATATAATTATTATCTTTATGAAATGCAATTACCTTTTGATATTGATCATATTATGTTTAAAAATAATATATTTATGATAAAAAGTAAGGATTTTATTTATTTTATTGTACCAGATGAGAATATTCATTATTTTACTACCATTAACATTAATAATAACACTAAACATGATATATCAGATTATGATTTATATTTTGATCCGACAAACAAATGTATTATAGGAACAAATAAATTAAATACAAATAGAATCAAGATAGATGGTGGATCTACAATGCAAGTATTAAATCTGGATCAAAACAAATATTATTATTTTACGAATAGTTTTAATAATCTAATCGAATTAAGATTAGTACCTAATGGAAAATATCGTCATAAAATATCGTGTAAATCAATGATGTACTCCGATAAAATCATATCTCAATATAGATTTGATTTAGAACACATTTTTTACAAACAAATTATATCTAAAGAAAAAATTAAATTTATTTATGAATCATACGGAAATGAATTTAAAAATAATCAATATATGATATTATTTATCATCATAGAATCAAATGATGTTAAACTAGATTCGGAAATGATACCATGTGTTGTATATGATCCAGAAAATTATGTAGTAATAAAATATAATATATGGGATTTTTATTTTGTCAAAAATCTTTCCCAATCAAATATGTTTTTATTACTATGTATGAATGATATTATTTATCTTATTTGTAATAAAGAATTAACATTCTCAGAAGCATTTATACCAGTACAATGGCATTATTTTTCTAATAAGATCAAAACATATGTATTCCAAGGATGGTATATATATGTAGTTTCACATCAATGCAATCAAATAAAACATATGTCTTGTACAAATAATAGTTTTGCGATATCCGACGGCAATAATGTGTATATATATCAAAATTTTTTAAATAAATCATTCAATATTACTAAAGTGGACAATGACAATTATAGTTCGTTAGTTGATAGAGAATATAATGAAATAAATGAAAATGATTATGAAATTGTATCAATTATTGTTTCGAAATCAAAATCCGCTTTAGAACAAATGTTTACAATTTTAGAAACACATTTGCCTACAGTCATATTTGATTATAATTATTATTTGGAAGATACTCAAATAGCATACGGTAATGGCGTAGCAAATGATTTTTGGCAAAGAGTATGGACAGAATTCAAATTAGATTATTTATCATTTGAAGAATCAAATATCTATTCCGTGTTTAAAATAAATAACATTAGTAAATTCAGTGAATATCAGTTAAGATTGATTGGGCGTGCTATATATCATACATTGATTAATAAAATGAAAATACCATATCGTTTGCCATTAGATTTAATTGCAATATTTAGTTCCATTTATCCTAATATCACCAATTCAAATACTAATAATTGTGATTGGGATATTAGTGAAATGGAATTAGAGTATTTTATGTCAGTTAATAATAAAACATTATTAAACAGTATCAGACAATATAAAAAGAATAATAAAGCGTTAATGGAATTAAATACAGGTCATCAAGATTATGTTATGTTATTGAAATCATTATTACCTTTTTCACATGTTAGGAAAATATGCGAAGAAATATACTTTGGATTTAGACAAATATCAAAAACATCTATTGCGAAAAAGGGATTGTTAATGCCTACTATAGATTTTTTATTTTCTGGTCCAATTGGTTTCATTGATAAACATGAAATTATTAATTGTGTTAAATTTATTAATGATTTAAATCCCGATACAAATGTAACATATTGTGAGTCAATAATAAAAGATTTATTTGAAGTGTTTATCATGGAATTAAATAATGATCAAATAAATACTTTATTATTAAATTGGACAGGATGTACAAATCCTATTTTAGATGTATTAATAATCAGAATATTTGACGATGAAAATAAATATGATTATTGTGACTGCCGTATTAGTACTTGCGAAAAATCAATTTCAGTTCATTATCTGTTATTGACACCTACAAATTTGCCGATGCTAAAAGAAATTCTGACAAACAATGTAGATAATTATTTACAAGATAAATAATAATTATTATCCTTAATAATTATTATTTAACTAAAAACTTTCTTGTTCAAATGACCTTCAACAACTCCAATACCTAATTCAATATGGTTTTGAAAAATAGGATTTAACGGATGTAAAGGATTATGTTTAATACAACTAGATTTTGAATTTAAATTATCATTTAAATTATCATTCGAGTTATCATTTAAATGATCGTCATCATAAACATAATCATTTAATTCTTCACAATCACATTTAAAATTAGTGCCCACATTGGTATTTAGATATTTAGGATTAAAAACATTACCATAAGGATCAGTAATACTGATAGTTAAATTATTTAATATTCCTAAATCATCTGGATTAAATAATTTGAAAGTGTTACGAGATATTCCATGATAATGAGTTGGATTAATAAAATAATCAAAATAAATTAAATCAAATGATTTTTGTAACAAATCATTAGTAGCATTATTTTCATTAACAGTAGATAATTCTTTAATATTAAGTAAGACATACATATTATTAGTTAGTTTGTCATTTGTATCTATTTGCCCTTGAGAATTTATATGATAAAAATTGGGCAATAATATATTTTTAACATAAACATATCTGATATTTTTAAAGTTATTAAAAATAACTGGATTAGGTTCTTCATATATATATTTTTTTCCATCAATTATTGTTGATGATTTACTAAGTGGGCCAAGTTTAACTTTATAACTAAATGGATTTGGATATACATTATAGTTACGATCTTTACTATCAATTAATAAAGTATATTCTCTGATTTGTTCATCAAGTGTATAGGGATATAAATTATTATGAAGTAAATCGTTACGATTTTTGAAATTATAGTTTTTGAAATTATCTTGCGGCCAAGTTCCATTAAAAGGGATATTGGGTAATGGTTGAAATGCAGTATCAAAAGATGTATATTGATTATAGTTTGGTCTAATATTCATTGGAGATATTTGAGATGCAGAATAAAACTGATCATTTTGTAAAGCAATCGGTTGTACTAAATTATTAAAGGGATTTGATTCTTTTTGATTTAGATTTTGCATTATAATATTTAATGATTATTTTTATTATAATGCATGATCGCATTTAATGGGTAAACGAAAGTAAATCTAATATAAACGGAATTAGGTCTATTACCATAATTCGGTCTAAAATGATCTGACACTTTATTGTGTACTTTCATTCTATAATAATACCAATTTGATCTGAATTTTTGTAAACCAGACCCAATTCGATTGAAATCATCACATGATTCATCGGTCTTATAATAAAATTGATTTGCGAATATTTCAACTGATTTAAATGGATTGATGTGCCAAAATTTAATATCTTCTTGTTTTATAAAGAATTTTATAGATATATGATTTAGCATAAAAAAAGTGAATATTGGTGTACATACAGTAGTGTTATTAAATTCTATTCTGAATGAATCTGTCCGATCATATGATGGATCACGATAAATTGGTTCGATTAATTCAAAACGGTCTTTATCTATTATATGATTAGATTCATATCTATTTGAATCTGGATCATTAATTAATTTAATTTCAAGATTATAATCATATTGATAATATATATTGAAATTTTTCAAATCAATATTGGGATTATCAAAACTAACATTAACCCTTGTTAAAGCGCGATTTCTTGATAATGGATAAACTTTTAATCTTAAAATTGTAAACATTGATGTTAATTGTAATAAACAAAAATCACCCATAACGGATAAATCAAAATAATTTAATTCGATTACTGGAATATTGGTTTCATTATTAGAATTTTGATCAAGATCTTGATTAGTATCTGGATTAAAAACAAAACAATCATCTTTATCATATTGCAAAACTTTAATATAACGTAATACATCACATTCAAATTTATTAACACTACATGGTTCTTTGTTATAAATAAATATAAATATTGTACTCGGGTGTGTTTTAGTTAAATCAAAATTGAAAGAGTTATTTACTATTTCAACAGGGTGCAAAGTATTAATATATTTATTATTCAAAAAATAAGTTTTACTGTAGTGTCTCGGACATAAAAAATCTAAAATATTTTCTAGAACATTTATTTTGTCATACAAACGTTTTGATTTAATGATAGAAGCTTTTAATACATCATCTAACATTATTGGATCAAAATCACCAATAATTATACAAGGGTTATCATAACTACCATCAGTGTTATCTCGCATATTTGATGTGAATTTACAATAAAAGTAATCATATGTTTCCATTAAAAACTTTTTAGAATATGGTCCATATATTTTTGATTTTCTTAAACTTTTATTTGAATTATTTGAATTCGAATATGAAGGAATAAGATTTATATAAACTTTATCTGATGTTATTGATAATGTATCAAGTGAAGAATCTAATGTAGTGTAACTAATTATAATTTCCTCTTCATCAACTAGATTAGAACGTTTCAACATATTTGTAAATTCAGATGTATTTTAAACAATATTTTTATATTTATTAGATAAATTATAATAATCGTCATTATCATTTATTTTCAATTTTTATGAAATATTTTATAAAATTTGATATATATCATAAAATTTGAAAATAATAGATCATATAAGCAAATTAAACTTATATAAATAATTAAAGATGGATGATTTTGATATATATGAATTTCATCAAAACTTTACGCAACAATATTTACAGAAAGAAATAAGTTTTTTCGAAAAGAGTAACTTTCCCAATCCATTATTATGGGATCATTTAGAAAAACTTAATAATCGTCGTGTTAAAAATGTTACTCTTAGTGAATCAGGTGATATTAATACGGCATTATTTTTAGATACAAGTACTAAAAGATTTCAATTAAAAAAAATGGATGTGACTGATTATAATAATTATATGGATGATTATGTGTATAAGAAACCATGGTCAAGACTAAGGGAATTTCATCGAATTGTCAAATTAAGAGAATATATTGATTCATTGGAATATGATGAAAAATTATTATCAACAAATGTGGACAAAGTTAAGAAAAACAAAGAAATGTTAATTACTCAATTAATTGAATTATTAAAAAATAAAGAATTGTCTAAAAAGAAAAATCAAGTATTGTATGATGTAGATAAAACTAAAATTATTGAAATCGGATGTGTTGTATTAAATCCAAAAACAAAATTGTATGATATTAATTTAAGTGTACAGATCCCGACCAAGAAGATAAAATAATTGATTAAATTATACAATATCGTTAAATATAAAAATAAGATACAATAATGTTTGTATATGCTATAATTTATGTTTTTAATGGATATTAAATTCTATGAAGAAGAAACTGATAGACTTATTGATTTAATCGTCGGGAACAATTATGTAAATAAATGTGATTTGAATGTATTGATAGATACAATTACAAATATAATTTATGATTCAAAATTAACACTGAAAGACAATAACGATTATGATCAAATTAAAATTTTTGTATCATATTTTGTTAATAATAATTTTTCGAAATTATATCTTACGAATAAAGCAACTAAAAAAATTAATATCTTTACGATTAAGGATCAAAATCAAGATAATTTATTATCAGAAGAACAAATTTCGATTATTAAAAATTCTGGACAATTAATGACACATGCATTTGATCAGACAGAACCAAATTATACGAAAAAGAAATATATTAGAAGATTAAATAGAATTATTGAATTAAAAAATATACCACAACATGTACAAAAATCACCACAATGGTTTAAAGATCGTGATTCATGTTTAACAGCAACTGCCATTGCATCAGTGCTAAATGAAGATAAGAATAAATATCCAATAGAGATTTTATTAGATAAATGCGGATTAGGTGCTAAATTCACTACAAATAAATTTACATTTCATGGTACAAAATACGAACAAATTGCGAATATGATATATTGTTATAGGAATAATATACAAGTAGGAGAATATGGATTAATAAAACACAATATATTACCAATTGGCGCAAGTCCAGATGGTATCTGTGATAAAAAAACATTACAAGGGGATAAATTATCGGGATTAGTTGGTAGATTATTAGAAATCAAATGTCCATATTTACGAGAGATACAAATGACGGGAGAAATCGACGGCGATATCTGTCCACATTATTATTGGATTCAGGTACAAGTTCAGGAAGAAGTGACAGATTTAGATGAATGTGATTTCCTTCAATGTAAAATCGAAGAATATGAAGATCGAGAAGAATTTATTAGAGACACACACGAACATACAGAATCTTTATCTAAAAAATATAATTTAGAAAAAGGGTGTATTATTCAATTGTTTTTAAAAGATAAGATTAATGGTGATACTGATGATTGTTTATTTAGTGCTAAACATATTTATCCACCAAAGATCCACATGACACCATCAGAATGCGATAAATGGATTATAGAATACATATCTGAATTTCATAATACGAAAGAATCTGATTTATACGTATTTGATCGTGTAATATATTGGAAATTAACAAAAATTAATTGTACATTAATTTTACGAGATAAAGAATGGTTTAATTCAAAAGTTCCGATTATAGAACAATTTTGGGAATATATACAATTTTATCGTAAAAATAAAGATAAATTAGATATTTTGGTTGAATATCTTGCAAAATTAAATATTAAACGTACTAAAGAAATATTTGAATATATTCATAAACAATATCAAGAATCTTTTGATTTAAATTTACATTCAAGAAAAAAGATGAAATTCACCAAACCATTATATAATAATCCAAGTACGTATTTAAACAAAATTAAAAGTAAAACGGATATTTATATTCCAGATCAAAAAGATCCAAAAATAAACATAGATAAATGCATTTTTGATTGATAATTGATATTTTAAATTTGAATTAATTAGTAGAAATTATAATTATTTTCTAAAATAATTATAATTACAAAATGCCGAATCATATTAAAATTCCTATTACCAGTTATAAATCAAGATTTCATAATATCTTAATGTCAATGTCAGGCGGGGCTAAGTCGAAAACTGATAATGACGTTAATGATGTTAATGATAATTTATGTGCCCCGGCAAAAAAATCAATAGACGGAACGTGTTTTACATTAGAACAATTAATAGATATGGCTAAAGCAATTAATAAATCAGGTTTAGGTGAAATTAATATAAACAATGATAAGAAAAGTTTATTGGAACAAATAACAAAAACATTTGATTCTGTATGTAATGGAGATCAAATGTGCCTAACTAAACAACAATTCATGTCATTGATTGATGCAAGTGTGAGACACGATATAAAAACAAATACATTAAAACCAATTGGACCGACACAATCGACAGAATGGTTAAGTACAAAAAATATCGATGATATATGTAAACAACTAGTTGCAATACATCCAGATTTTAATTTTCTAGGTGCAGTACCTATAGACTGCGGCGAATTAGATTATTGTTCGACTTATGATTTAAATTTTGATGATCTAGACAAAAATTATAAAAAATTGGGTATAATTTATAATTTAGACGATCATACACAACCGGGATCACATTGGGTGGCATTATATATTGATATGCCCGAAGGTAATGCATATTATTTTGATTCAATGGGTGGCGAACCGCCGAATAGAGTAAAGAAGTTATTATCAAAATTCGAATCATATTGCAAAAATCATAATATTAAACCAAATATTAAAATTAATACGGTTAGACATCAATATGATAAATCAGAATGTGGCATTTATAGTATTAATTTTATTGATCGATTATTACGTGGAGAATCATATGACCATATTGTTAATAATATTACTGATTTTGAATCTATAAATTCATGTAGAAATAAATATTTTTATAATAAAGTTAGTCCTTATCCTATTGCCGAAGTGTGTTGATTTCAATATAAGATTTAGGATCAAGATCACAAATTTGATTCCATGAATCTTTAATATTATAAACAGAATCATTTGTTAAAATGATATTAGAATCTAATTTGATTTCATTATCTAATAATAAATCACAGATTTTTGAATCATTATTGTAAAGATAAATGAGATCATTTGAATTAAGACCATGGACATCATCTCCAATATAAAATTTTTTGTTACGATAATCTTCGGGTGTTTTCATAAATCCTAATAATTTAAATATGTCATCATTCATTGGCATTAAATTAAAATTTAATTTCATATTATTTGTTATGGCAATCTTATTTCTTTCTGTTATTGTCACATCCAAAAAATTAAAATGTGTTTTAATAATGAAAATTATCGAATTTATATTGTACTCACCAGGTTGAAAAGTAAAATGAAACAATTTATCACCAACTGTAAATCTAAAATTATTATTGTATCGTGTAATATTATTTTTTGATTTTAAAATATAATATTTTACAAAAATTATTTTATTATAATTCTGATCAGAGATAACAAATTGATTATCATTATTTGGTTTTATTCTAATGGTTTCAATAGATTTTATAGGTTCTATGGGTTCTTTTGATTCTATAAATTCTATTGGTTCTATTGATTCTATGGATTCTTTATGAATCTCATCTTGTATAAAATTCGATTGTTCTTTATCAGATTCAATTACAGTTGTATTCACATTTACACTAGCATTAGCATTAGCATTCTGGTGTAATTGTAACAATAATTCAACTTGTGATGAATCTAATTCTACAATTGTCATCGCATTATCATAATTAATACCAGGTATACTCATTATGATATTTTGATGATTTCCTTGGATGATACCAGGTTGATTATATTGTGGATATTGATTATTTTGTATTGGTGTTCCCATCATTGGTATTTGATTATAATTTTGTCCCATATCTACAGATTGAGTTGGATTATAGAATTGTACCATTGTATTATCCATTTGATTAGGCATTTGATTAGGCATTTGATTAGGCATTTGATTGGGCATTTGATATGACATTTGATTAGGCATCTGATATGACATCTGATTAGGAACCATTTGATTAGGAACCATTTGATTAGGCATCATTTGATTGGGCATTTGATATGACATTTGATTAGGAATCATTTGATTGGGCATTTGATTAGGCATTTGATAAGACATCTGATTAGGAATCATTTGATTGGGCATTTGATAGGACATTTGATTGGGTAACATTTGATTGGGTAACATTTGATTAGGCATTTGAATTTGTGGTTGTTTGATAGGTCTTTGATCAGTTGCAATATCAATTTGATGTCTTTCTGCAAGCATTCTTTCAAGATTAGAACTTAGATCTTTTTCTTTATTTGAATTATATGAATCATAATTTGAATTAATTGGCATATTAGGAATACTTGGAATATTATTTGGCATATTTAAATTACTAGGCATGCCAGGACCTAATAATCCCGCAATCGGATCTAATAATTCCATGCTACCAGCCATTGGATCATAATCACCAAATTGATTTGGTTGTAATTGTGATTGGGATTGAGACTGGGATTGTGACTGAGATTGTGACTGGGATTGAGACATTTTTTGTCTAGAATTACGCATCCGATCACCGTCCGGATCTAATGAAAAATTAATAGCCTCTGGTCTTTGATGTTGTCGTCCGTAATCGAAATCTCTTTCCGCTTTGGCTCTTTGTAATCTTGATTCCATATCAGTAGTAGGATCTGCTCTTATATCAAGAGATTGATTTTGATTACGTCGAGTATTATTATCACCTTGGAAATTACCGGCATATGGTGAATTACTGGGTACGTTAAATGGCATTGAAGGCATTTGAGATTGTGTATGAGATTGTATATGAGATTGTGATTTAGGTAAAGTAACATTAGTAATAACATAATCATCCCATGGTGATGCATACATTTCACCTTTTGTACCACTTATACCATCCAACATACCGTCATTATGATCACGATTATTGCGTGTTGAATCATTGATATTATCATTTGACATATCAATGATATTTGAATCATTATCATATACTTTTTTACTCTGACCATTGGGTCTATCCATAAAATGATTATCACGCTTACCATATACCTCTTGATCTCTTTGTATATTTTGTAAGTTTTTTCTTTTACGATTAAAACTATTTTGAATAGTCTTGTGTATTTCACTTAAGGCATTTTGATTAATACTTGATAAAATTTGTTGACACTGTTTAATATCACGTGGATTTGTTTTACATTCATCATAATATTTTTTCAAATAATTTTTCATTTTACTCTTGCACTTATTAAAAAAACTGTCTCTATCTATATTATTAATCTTAATCATTGCTATTAGTTCTTTATCTTGTTGAATAATATTCATTAACGCATTCATATTCTTATCCGAAAAAACACCGGAATATAATTTTTGTTTAAAATCCATATTTATCACTATTTATTTTTTATACGGTAATTAAACCAAAATTAAACTAAAGTTAAACTAAAGGAATATATTTTCCAACCGATTGTTTACACATGGGACACTCATGACTTTCATTTAACAACCATTGATCTATACACATCCTATGATAGATATGTTTGCAAGGTAATGTTCTAATAATATCTTCGTTTTCAAAATCCATCATACACACAGAACAAGTATCTTCTTCTGTTTTAATATATACTTTAATTGGTAATGTTTCAAGTTCTTTTTTGGTTAAAACTAATTTAATAGGATCATTGAAATTTAATATGTTTGTAAATATATTATTACTGCTATTAGTATTGCTATTTGTATTACTATTATTGCTATTATTGCTATTAGTATCTGCGGGAGTTAAACCAGACACAGCATTAATTAATCTATTAAAAACGGGCAAGTTACTAAATAATAAACTAACTAATGTTGAATTAGCACTTGATCGTAAACTTTGTCTCTCTCCATCTGAATCTGCATTATTAGTTTGTATTTGTGAATAATGATTATCTATTACAAGTTCTGGTAATTCTTCATCATTCTCTTCTTCATTTTCTTCTTCATTTTCTTCTTCATTTTCATTATTATTGTTATTATCATTATCATTTTCATTATCATTTTCATAATAATTGTCATGGTTATAATTATGGTTATGATTAAGATTAGGGAATAATGGTTGTTGTTCATCATAACTAGATTCTATTTCTTCGTTGATATCTGGTGGAAATTGTCCATTTATATAATAATAATTTATGATACGTTGTCTGGTTATTAAATTATGAATACCTAATTCATCAAGTTGAAGTTTAATTATTTGATCTTCGTCCATTATTATAGTCGCTTTTTATAATAGTATAATATTAAAAATTTATATGCTAAATTTTAAATCAATAAATCCTAGAAATATATACATTTATCTTTTGATAATTATTATTTGTTTGTTTGTATCTAAGTTTGTCAATGTTAGTTTGACAACAATATTTTTTATCATAATCGCGTTAATAATTATTTATGTTGTCTATCAACAAAATCAAAAATCAATAATTACAGTACAAAATACGAATAAAGTAAAATCAGAAATTATCAGACCGAATGATTCAAAATATATATCAAAATATCCAGAATTGGTAAATTTGTTTTATACAATTAGGAATTTTTATGATTTTAATCCGAATGCATTTGATTTGATGATTTATAATACTGACAGTTTTTTAGAATTATATCAACAAATAACCCAGGATGAAATGATGTATTGTAAACAAAATTTAGAAGTTGCAGAACAATTTGCAAGAAATGCTTTAAATAATTTACATTCTATTATTTTTAAAATGACAAGTGATAAATATGTCACACAAAAATATCATTGGGCATTACATTCTTTACAAAAAATTTTATATAAATATATTGATCAAATGGCAATCATTTGTAACAAACAATTTTCAAATAGCAAAAAGTTAAATAATAATAGTGGTTATTTTCAAAATTATGGTCCAAAACCCGATAATTTTTATGGTGATCCTTTTGCTAAGTTTCAGTTTGAATTATATTAAGTAATAAAAAATTGATTAATATCATAAATTATATTCGGATATTATTGCATTGTATTGTATCATAATATAATGCAATAATGTCATCTTTATCAAATATTCATATTGCGACCATAGGATCTGTATCAGTTGGTAAATCAACACTATTAAATGCATTATTCGTCAAACAACTATCAACAACAAAAATGAAACGGACTACGGTATTGCCATCATTATTTATAGAAAATGAACAAGAATCATTGCAATTTGATGTTAAACAAATAAGAGAAAATATCGATAACAAAAATAAAGAATTAATTACTAATACAGAAAATGACGAATATAATTTAACACTCAATGATTGTTCTGTAATTACATATTATGTTTCAAAAATATTTGATATAACAAATCCGATTAATCCAGAAATTAAATTAGAAATATTTGATATACCGGGTTTGGATGATAGAAAAACAAAAGATGTTTATTTTGAATGGATTAAACAGAATTTTCATAATTTTGATATTATATTTTTTGTAACAAAAATTGATTCTGGATTAAATACCACTGGAGAAATGGAAATTTTACAAAAAATTGTCGAAAACATTTCGATTCAAAAAAAGATATATGATCGTACAGTTTATTTGATACCAATTATTAATAAATGTGATAATATGTTTTATAATACTGTTACCAAACGTATGGAATTTAACGAATCCAATGAAGAATATTATGATATAATCAATCAAGTTAACAACATCATTGAAACTGAATTCGCTAAATATGAAATTCAATCATACACTAAAGCAGTTTTATTGTCAACAGAAGAAATGTTTATTTATAGATCAATTTATGAATCTAATGATATCGAACTCAATGACAAATATATAAATAAAATTGCGATAAATGAATATGGTAAAACAAAATGGAATTCATATCAAAAATGTGATTCATATGTTAAATATATACAAGAACTATTAGATTATCTAAGATCACAAAAAGACAAATATTATGAATATATGCAATCATGTGGGTATACTTTGTTTAACGAAACATTAAATAATATACTTGTTAGTAATACAATAGAATTTCTTAAAGGCCATATTAAATACGAAATTACTAAGAGACCAACATTAGATGAATTAGAAAATTATTCAAATTTGATGATTTATTTTTATAATGCCGAAAAAAAAATAAATAATTTATTTAATTCAGATGTATTTATTACAAAAAATACATTAGGACTTGATATCAAAAAATATATAGATGATTTAGATTTTTTAACTATAAAATTCGAAAAAACATTATATTTACTTACAAAAGTAACTAAAAAAAATATTAATTTTATTGATAAACTAAATAAAACTTTATTAAAAATAAATACAATATACGATAGTTTTGAACTGATTTTAGATATAGAATCAAAAAATTATTTACAAAAAATCATAAATAATATTAGCATTAATATTTTATTAAATTATATATGTATTGGTTTCAACATTAATATGCAATTAAAATTATCAGATTTACAATTATTGATATGTAAGATTAATAAATTGAAATCATATTTTACTGATTGTAAACAATACATACAAAAATACGAAACAGATTTCAAAATAGGTCATGATAAAATTTGGAATGCACATGATGAAAAATTATCATTTCAACGAATGGTGTATATAATAGTAATACGTAATCTAAATAATATTTTTAATGATAGAACAAGATTTAATAAAATTGATGTTGATACTTTTTGTGAATTTGAATATTATATCAGACAAATATTAAATACAAATGATATATTGAAAATTTACACACTGTATTTTAAATATAAATTACTTTATACGTGTGAATTGTCTGATTTTTATTATTTACATGAGTTTAAATATCAACTTTATCAATTTTCAATCGAATTTCAAGATTATGATTATCTTACAAAACTTATTAAAACTATATTGATATTAGTTGAATTTGAAATAAGATCTTATTGTTCTAAATTTAAAAATATTAATAATGAATTATATAAAAGCGATTTCACATTAGAATATAGAGATATAATTCACACAAAAAAAATAGATATGACAATTGAAAGGCTATTTTTACATAAATTATTTAATCATAGAAATGAATATGAAGATAATTATCGTAGTGATGAAGAAGAAAATAATAACGGAGAAAATGATAATAATATAAAAAATGATAATGATACATATAATTGGTATAATGATAAATTTGAATATCAAATATAATAGTTTCGATAATAAAAATAAATCATTTACTAAATTGTACCAAAATCAAATAAATTATAAATATTATTACCAATAGCAATCCAAGATAAAACAATCGATTCCCTTGTGTGACAATATTAATATTTAATGGTTTTGTTTGTAAATCAGATAGTATTTCAAAAAATGTATTTTTAGTATTAATTAATTGATCAGAAACACTTAATTCTAACAATGAATTTTTTACAACAGGTTCATTTAATTGTAATTGTGATAATTTTTGATCTTCTAATTGTAAATAATATTTATGTTGTTTGACTTGATCTTCAACAAAAACTTTATTAAACAAAGCCAGATTAAACTCGCCAGTATTTGTAAAATAGTCCCATGGATTATTATGTACTCCATCATATGGAGTAAATTGATCTGGCAAATTTCTAGTAACATTTGAACGTGAACGTGATCTAGATCTTGAACGTGATGGCATTTATAGAAAAAATTGATGATATAAATACTTATATATACAACATCGATTATAATATTATAATCGATGGAATTAGAATCAAATACTAATTGTCCTCTTTGTAAAGAATCTATTACAGATAAAGAAAGTCAATACGAATATGAGTTGATAAAAATTATTTACGATCCGATGATTAATAAACAAAAACAAAAAGAAAAGGACACATTATTAAATAAATTATACAAACAAGAAACTTGTTGTTGTTGTAGATTAAGATTGATTGGATTTGTTCTTTTCTATAAAACATAAAAAGTTGATAATATAAATATTAATATATAAAACATTAATTATAATAATATTGCATCAATATTATTATAATGGTATTAGGATCATATATTCGTTGTCCTACTTGTGGACAAGTCTTGGCAGATAAACAGAGTCAATATGAAGATGGATTGAAAAGAATTATGAACGATCCAATGATTACTGATAAAGAAAAAGAAAGGGGCAAATTATTGGATAAATTGAATATCAAAGACCTTTGTTGCAGATTAAGAATGCTAGGATTTGTTAATTTTTATGATATAATTCTTTAATTAATTAATAAGTAATATTAAAAAATATTATTTATTAAAATCATGTACAATGTCATAATTAACAATAATTCCTTTGGATGTTTGTAAATGTTCTTTGATTATAATTGATCCACGATGTATTTTTTCATGACATTTACGACAAACAACAACTAGATTTGACATATGATTTTTATGTAAATATGGTTTTTGTATTATTTTACCATCTTCTAAACAATCTTTCTGAAAATGTATATGATGTGTTTCTAATTCTTTTTGTACATCAGTTACTGGTTTATAAAAACAAATAGCACATTTCGTCATAAAAATAATATTATTAAATTTAGATTTTCTTGGTTCTGGGATTTTAATAAGACTGGCACTAGTATTAGTTATAGCCATATTTTCAATTAGTTTTCTTTTTATTGATTCTGCTTGATTAACAAATTCACTGTTTTTTATCAAATATTTTGCTACTAATAATCCATATACCTCTGGTCCGGGTCCAGGGCATAATTTTCTATCAAAAACTAAACAATCATTTTCTGTATCATATTCAACTCTCATATGATATGATTTCAAATTAGTTAAGGCTTTAATTTCTTCTAATTTTGGAATTTGATGTAGATGTGTACTAAATATAAATGTACTGTTACATTTAGAAAGAGTTATTAAAGTACTTGCAACAATTGCCGTACCAGAAATAATCTCTGTTCCACGACAAATTTCATCTCCAATTACTATTGTATTTAATCCATTATCACATGTTCTTTTAATAATTGCTTGTAACTCTGTCATTTCTAATGTAAAAGATGATAATCCTTTCAAAAAATTATCATTACCAGTTATTCTGGCATATAATGCCATATATGGTTCATATTCAAATGTTTCTGCCGGTACAAAATAACCTATTTGGGCCATTATTAAACTTAATCCAATTGATTTCATAAAAACACTCTTACCACATCCATTTATTGAAAATAACAATGTACCATTTCTATTATCAATATTACCTAAGATAATATCATTGGGTATATACTCAAATTCTTTATTTATTCTTTCAACAATTGGGTGGCGTAGTTTAGTACATTTAATGTATGAACCTATATTTTCTTTTGATTTGATACATGGCATATTATAATGATACATTTTAGCCGAAATAGCCCCAGAATTGATAAAATCTATTTCTGAAATAAAGTTAACCAATCTATTGAATAATAATTGATATTTATCATAAAACATATTCAAATCTTGTAAATAATATTTTTTAATTAATTTAACCATTTTTGACTTTTTCTCGATTAAATTATCTGAATGTTCAATAACATTCTTGATAAAAATACGTGTATTACCTTTGGGCAAATTTTTAAATTCAATATCTTTTAATGATATTTTAGGATTCTTTATTTCTTTCAATTTTCGTTTTAAAAGTTCTGCACGATTTTTTGTTATGGACAAAAAATATCCATTTGTTTCATTGTGGATTATTGATACCATTGAATTGTTTTTTGACGGCGAATTAGAACTTGAATTAGAATTAGAATTTGATGTAGAAGTTAACAGATTAGAAAAATAATTAGCAGTTTTTTTAATCATATTCCATGATAAATTAATTTCTTCTTGTAATTTGTCTATTTTGTTATAAATACCAGTTGAATAAAATGATCCGGCAATGTCATTTAAATGATATTCATTAGCAATATCTAATTGATATCGTGTTTTATATTCATTCATAAATTCAAGTAATTGTTCTTTGATTATATTCAAATCATTTGGTATAAGTTGTAAAATAGTATTTTTAATTTTCGAGTTATAAATAGTTTTAATTATTTTGATGACATATTGATAACTATTATCTAATGCACACAATTCTATAGGATGTAACATTTGTATACCCATTTTTCGATGCAGTCTTTCTAAATCTGAAATGTTATTCAAATAATCTGTTATTTTTTCGCATAAATTTTCACTTAAAATCGCATCAATACATTGATATCTTAATTGAATTTTCTGTTTATTTAGTTGTGAAAGTGGATTTAACAAATTTTCTTTTAAATATCTCTGACCCATGGCAGTTTTTGTTTTATTAATAACATCAAATAATGATTGGAATTGTTTTTGATATGAATCAAGATTATTTCTATCGATCACATTCAATTGTTGGATTGCATTATTACCCAATATCAAATATTTCTGATGCATATAAATATTCGGCGCAGATAAATTTCTTAACAAATTTTCATTATGATTCTTAATAAATTCCAATAATATCATCAAACTAATCGTTCCATATGGCTTAGATTCTAAATCTAAAACCTCTAATGGTGACAAAGATTTATTTAATGTCAATTGATTTTCTAAATTGAAAACATTAGATAATATTTCATTTTGGTAATTTATTTTAAATGATTCTGGTTTTAAAAATAAGTTTTTCGATTTGTCATTAGAATATAATACATAATGAAAATTATCTATTTCTAAATATCGAGATATATCTTCTTTATCTAATATCATTTTATTTTGTCCCGCATTGGTGTTGAGATTAGGATTAGAATTAGCATGATAATGTATAATGATTTCTCTTGGATTGTATGATTTGATAATTCTTAATACCTCATCTAAACCATAGTATTCATCAACACTCGAACCATGACATTCATGTAAAGTACTTGTACCGGTGGATACGTCGACCCATGTTATTCCAACATTCAAAGTTGGTTTATTTTTTAATCCAATTTCTTCAACCATATAAATTGATACTAAATAATTCATGTCTGCACTAGGAGTTTCGGATATGTATGTTCCGCCAGAATAAATTCCGGTTAATTTACGTTCAATATCTCCATTAATTGATTTAATGTATTGATCAAATATAATTACTGTATAGCCATTGTCTATTAAAATTTTTAAATATTTAGCTAATGCAACAGATGGAAATCCCAATAAATAAGGATTATTTATGGTAACATTGACTATAGATTTATTCTTCTTTGTACAAGTCAAATTTAATAAATTCGATAATTCAAATAAATTATAACCCTCATCTGGTATACTATATGATTCGTGAAATGATCCCACTTGCATTAATACTATCGTTTTTGATCCGTATATTTTTGTGTATTTTTTTTGTAAATCTAAATAGTGTCTGATGATTGTCATGTTTATAATATTATCAAAATCTTGATAATATTATAATATGTCGACTCTTTATATCTTTTATTATATGTTTTATTATATCTTTTATTATATCTTTTATTATATCTTTTATTATATCTTTAAAAATTTAAGATTTATCATTTGTCTTAGTTTTAAGATCAATTTCAAAAATGGTTCTAATTATTCTTTTCTTTAATTTATGACGAATAATTTTTTTAATAATTCTAGAATTATGGTAAAGATCATACCAATTCATATTAGTTTTATTAACATAATCTCTCAAAATATGATAAACCATTTTTTTATTAAGAAAAATAACCTCTATAAATTGTTTCATTAAATTTGCATCGATATCAGAAATCTTATTATTTTCTTTCATCTTTGATAAATCTTTTGATGAAATCAATCCAACACTAGCCTCTCCCTCTTTCTTATCGATTTTTAAATATTTCAATAATGAATCGAATATTGGATCATTGTATAACCATTTGTCTATCAATTTGGCATAAAAATATTTTGTAATTCTTCGTTGAATCGTCGGATCTATGTTTGGATTTATTCCTAAATTATTTATACCATAATTATTACCATAAGCATTAATACCATAGGGACTAATATTATAAGGGTTAACATTATAAGGATTAATACCATAGGGGCTAATATTATAAGGGTTAATATTGTAAGAGTTATTGGGTATTGCAACACCTGTAGTGACATTAATTGGTAAGCCAGTTGTATTTGTAATATTAACACCAATTGGATTAACTGGATTTGTTAAGCCCGATACATTATATCCAGTTGGGCCAACATAATTCAAACCATTATATACACTAGGTTGTATTGGTGTTTGTGTCTGAATGCTTGTATTGAAAACTGGTAAACCATTATAATCAGTATAATATTTTTGTTGTAATTGCGCAACAGCATAATCTGTTGGAACTATAACTGGCGGATACTTAACAGTCATAGTAGGAACAGTATATTTATTTTGATTATATGGATCTTGTAAAAAACTTTCAATATCATCCGAAATATATGGCAATGTCATTTGTACTACTATATGTATAGATATATAATTAGACTATACTTTTTTGAATTTGTTTCAATAAGTATTTGTAACAGTATTTTTTAATTTGATCATAACTGTTTTCAGATAATTTTTTATTATTATCTTTGACATATTTTTTAATAACACTTACAAAAAAACTAAATGGAAAATATTCTTTTAATATTTTTATGTATACTTTATCTAAGTTATCTGAGTTATCTACTTTGTCTAAATTATCATTACGGACAGAAAAAACAACCTCGCCATTAACCAAGGAAATTTTATAATGTTTATTTAAAAGTTTGTAATAATCTTTAATCCAAACAAATTTAACCAGATCATAATAATAACCTAATAATATATTATTAAGATCATTTGGACTTTTAATAAATCCTTTCCATGCCAAATTGTGAACTCTTTTTATTGTATCATAAGGTAAATAATTATTTTGATTCGTCCAATCAATAACATGATCAAAAGAATAAAGATCATAAATATTAGCCAAAAATTCTTTAGAATCTAAATTGATTTGTGGAATTATAGTATAAAGATATTCATTATTATTATCTTCTTTTACATTTTCATTAGAATTAATATGACAATTATCAAATGATTTAGGATTATTATTTTTATCTAAAAATACATTTGTTGCACATGTGTCATTATCATGATCTCGAATAATATCAAATAAAATTGGATGAATATAATTGACGCCTTTTGTATAACATTTTGTAAGACATTGTCTATTGTTATCTGAAATAGGAAAATCAGTGATGTTATAAATATTTTCAGATTTAATTGATTTAACTGATTTAATTACCATAATGTATAATATGAGAAAATATAAATTAAATAATTTAATGTATGTATATAATATACAATATATGTCATTATTTTCAACCGAACCAGATTATAACTCATTTAATGAAATTGACTTATTGTCAAAAAGATTTATTCAAGCCATTAATAACAAAAACACTAATGATATTCAATTGATTAATGCCGAAATGCATATTATTCATGGCAGATGTTTATTTAAATATCACATGATCATGCATGAATTAGAATCACAATTAAGATCTAATATCACTAATACAGAATTAAAAAATTTAAGTACTTATTCATGTTTGTTAAATTACGCTTGTAAAAAGATTTGTGAACCTGAAGAAATAATTAGAAATTCAAATGATTATTCTCTAAGAGAATCTTTAAACAGTTATAATATGAGTATGAATTCCGATGCAACTCAATATGTTCAAGATTTATGCAGATCACCAGAAGCATTAGAAATTATGAAATTATCTAAAGAACCTTCTGTTGAGAATATATTTAGAATGAAAGAATTGCATGGAAAGTTTTTACTTAATGAATATAATATCAAAAAACATATTGATGCAACTAATCTTAATGATTTAAGAATTATTAGCAACAATTATTGTATGGGTAATTGGCTTGGCATGTTAATCGTAAAATCTGAAAAAGATTTATTACCTGGTGAACATTCTCATTCATATTCACAATCACAATCTATATTCGGTGTCGAATCAATCCCATCTTATCAAATTCAAAATCAAAATCAAAGTCGAGCTACTTTAGCTAATTCCTATGCTAATACTAATAGATCTCAAAATGAAATCTCATTAGAAATCCCACCAACTGAAACTACATCAAAAAAATGGTTTGGCTTTGGAGGTCATGGCAGTTATGGCAGTTATGGCCCAGACACGGATATGCCTAATAGCATCACTAATTTGCAAACAGATGAATTAGACGATATGATTGAGAATCATTCTAATTTGAATCTAGACGTAACAAAGCCAACTATAATTAATTTTTATGCATCATGGTGTCCTGCATCAAGAGAATTTTTACCAAAATGGTTAAAATTAAAAGAAAAATATTCTAATAGAGTACAGATGGTTGAATATGATTGTTCTAAAGACAATGTTAAAAAATTATGTAGTGAATTTTCTGTTAAAGCCTACCCAACTGTAGCAGTTATTGATTCTAAACATAAAGTATCATTATACGAAGGGGCAATTTCAGAATCTAAATGCGAAGATATTGTTAGAAAAATCTAATAATAATGTTAATTATTAATATTATTATTAAATATTATAAGATGGATTCTAATGATTTTATACAACCGAATGATCCATTTATTAAATATATTAATGATGTTGTCCAACAAACATTTCCTAAGTTAATCAAACATGATCAAGAATATCTTATCAATGGATTAATTCGTTTAATTAATGTTATTTCTATCATGTTCGGTTGGGATTTAAATCCTAATTCAAAGGAAATTTATCAGTATCAATTAACACAAAACAATTCAATGGATTTGCAAGGATTATTAAATCTAATTTTACCATATATCGAAGACGAAAAAAAGAAATATTTAGAGAAATTCGAAGATATGTCTATGTATACAATTAATGGAAAATATTATTTCACTAATACTCAGTATAATCGTTGTATACGTTATCTTGATCAAAATAGTGAGAAACTTACAAAAATAAATACTGTTGAAAGACCTTACAAAGAATATTATATAGATCAAAATATTAATCTTTTAATTTATTCAATCATTATGTCATCGCATAAATTGTATGTCAATTGGATTGATATCTTTCCCGTTTCAATGAATGAATACACATCAAGTCAATTATATGAAAGAACTCGTAACAAACTAATTATTATCAATGATGCTAGAACAGTTAAATCATTAGATCGAGATTTATCACCTGGATTAACAATGTCTACTATTTATAATTGTATCAGTAATCATTTATTTCACGAAGTTAAAAATACAAAATGGTTAATATATGATTTTATTGATGGAGATACTTTAATTCCCGGATTTGTTTTATTACAAAAATTAATTCCATTAAAGACAATAATTGATAATGTTCATTGGAATAATCTGAATCAATTATCTCAAAATGAATTTCAACAAATGTTCCAAAATATGGTCAACAATAGTTCCAGTAACAATAATGCCATTGTGATAAATATATATTACTTTTTTCAAAAATATTATTCTCTTAGCGAAAATCTTATCAAAACTGGTGTTTTAATTCCAGTTATTCAAATTCTTGATAATACACTAGATTCAGACAATGATGAAGATGATGATACGGACAGAGACAATTATGATTTGAATAACAAAATTGATCAAGTCAAGAATGTTTTACTTACATTACCGATTGAATATATCTATTTATTCTTACTAGAACAATTCAATTCATTTAAAAATACATGGTATTATTATCGAATCCAGAATAATAATTATATTTTATTTCAAGAATCTAATCTGTTTTTAACTTTAAAGAATATATTCAATTATTCTAAATCATTAGTTTATTTTTCTGATCCCGATAATAATTATATTAATATGCCGAAACATTATAATTCTCTTTATTATATCATGAAACTTATGTTTTATTTACGAATTATTGATTACGAATATATTGAATCAATTGAATCGACTGATAATTTTATTAATATTAATCCAACACTAAGAGATGGTGAAATTAGGACATGGTTCAATTTGAACAAATATATTGAACGAATTTATTCACAAAATTCTGATGACAAAGTTAGAATTAATAATTGGATTCACAATAATGCACATGAAAAGATACCAGATATAATTTTTGAATCATTAATATATCATGGATTATTATCCAAATTTGTTCCGAATAAATCTCTTACGGATGAAAGTATCATCAGTAATATCACTGGTTCAGACGATGATATCAGAAATAGATACAAAAGATATCGAATAAAATCATATTTTGATACAAACAGTTCTGATCTGACAAATTCTTATTATTATTTAACATCAAAAACATATGACAAAAAATATTTTGATTATTTAACATCCGATCAATTCAATCAACGTTGGACTTTCACTTATGCAATGAATTGGATATCACAAATCAGTTTCTTTCATCATTATATTAATAATCGAGTTTTATATATTACCGGCGGAACTGGTATCGGAAAATCAACACAAACACCCAAATTGTTTTTATATGCATTACGCATGTTGGATTATAATCCAAAAGGAAAAGTGATTATGACAGAACCACGCATACCTCCAACTCGTGGTAATGCAGAACAAATTTCATTAGAACTAGGAGTACCAATAAATGAATTAAATTCAAATTATAACAAATATATTCCAAGTAATAATTTTAATGTTCAATATCAATATCAAGGTTCGTCACATATTAATAAATCCACAGAATATTATTTAAGATTAGTTACAGATGGTTTATTTTTTGAACAATTAATCAATAATCCATTTTTAACTGTGTCAAAGAATGTTAATAATAAAATCATTTACACTGCAAATAATATATATGACATTGTTATTGTAGATGAAGCGCATGAACATAATACAAACATGGATATGATTTTGACTTTAACTAGAACAGCCCTTTATTTAAATAATTCAATAAAATTAGTTATTATCAGCGCAACAATGGAAGATGATGAACCGATTTATCGCAGATATTACAGAGAAATTAATGACAATTTAATGTATCCCTTAAATTTTGTAAATCAAAAATATAAATTAGATCGTATTAATGTTGATAGAAGAATACATATTAGTCCGCCTGGACAATCAACAATATATTCTATTGTTGATCATTATTTAACACCTAGTGAATACAAAAGTGTTACTAAAGATAATTACGTAACATATACTATAAATAAAGTTTTACAAATTGTTAAAACTACTCGAAATGGTGACATATTAGTATTTTTAACTGGTCAGAAAGATATTAATAAAACAGTAGAACAGATTAATACTGCAACACCACCAGATGTTATTTGTTTTCCTTATTATAGTGATTTACCCGATGAACAAAAAGATTTTATTCTAAATTTAGATAAAAGATTACCATTATTGACCGCTAGCAAAAAAGATCTATTTGTTTCTGCGAATAACAATACTATTAATAGTAATAAAAATAGTGTTCCAATTGGAACATACAAAAGGGCAATCATTGTTGCAACAAATATAGCAGAAGCATCAATCACATTATCAACATTAAAATATGTTATTGATCCGGGTTATGCCAAAGTCCGAATTTACAATCCATTAAAAGAAGAATCATTTGATGTTGTTAGATTAATTTCACAATCAAGCGCAACACAAAGACGTGGTAGAGTAGGACGAGTATCAGATGGCGTAGTATATCATTTATATGATAGGGATGCATTGATAAATAATAGAACAAATTACAAAATAGCGGAAGATGATTATAGAGATATATTGATAAGATTATTCAAAGATAAAACATATCATTATCCAATTATAAATGTACTTGATAATGTTATTCATCCACTAATACAACCGGCATTCCCAACAAATGATGTTAAAGCGACATTATCAAGTGTATTTATTGGTATAGAACCAATAATTGACATAATTCAAAAACAATATATGTATATACCTCAAATGAAATTTTTCAATACATTAATTCAATATCAAGGAATTGAAAATAAATCTATGTTATTGGAACCAAAACCATATATCTTTAATCAAGAATCATATTTAGAATCGTTTCATGATGATTATCATTTCTATTATTCTTGGCCATTTTATTATAAATTTTATGAAGTAACAAGATCTGGTTATGATTATGCCCAAATTAATGATGGGTTATTACTCTTTTATCTTATACATCCAGATGAAAATATTATAATACGTAACCCTTTGACTGGATTTTTAGATCACATTCAAATTAAAGATGAAAGTTATCGATTATATTATGAACAAATTAATTTTAATACATCATCTAATTCACTGACAGAAGTTGCATTCCCAAAAATAGATCTTGGATTACATTATTTTTATCATAATTTATTATTGGTACCAATTCCGCCGAATTCTGCCAGTGCAATTAATATTAATAACATAGATGAATTATCATGGTCACAACAATATAAAAATCTAATTCCACTGGCATATAATGGTAATTTCACAGTAATTCGTACAAAATTATCAATTGAATTAAATGCATTGAGAAGAGAATTAAATGATCGAGATATATTGAGAAATTGGAAAAATTTATTATGGTATATGTATGCTTTGAATTACAATATAGAATCAGATGTATTGGCATTAATGATAATGATGAATACATTACCAGACATGACAAATTTTATTGATACAAATACAAAAATAGATATTCATAGATTTTTAAGAATTCATCAAACATCAAAAGGTGATTTTTATTTTGCGTATAAAATCCTTAGACAGATTAAAGCCATTCTAAACATAAAAGATACTCCCGATGATTTTTATCAACAAATACTTATAGAAAAAAATAATTTCGATGCAATTAAAAACAAATATTTAACTAATCCAGAGAGTCTATCTTATGATCAATTTATACAAATAGATAGATTATTTAAATCATCTCAATTAAATTCGACAAATGATTTTTATCAATATCGTATGGGATTAAATACTAATATTAATGATTCTGATATGAATACTAATATTTCTCATAAAATCAAGATTTACTGTCAAGATAATTATTTATCATACGATAATATTAGTAAATTTGTCAATAATTATTCACGATCACTTAATTCAATTGAATTGTTACAATGGAAAATATTACAAGAAGCTACTTTAGATTCTATTAAAGATTCTACCAAAGATCCTATTAAAGATCCAATAACGTGGATTAAAACGAATGTCAAATTTAATATTGCATCATTTACTAATCCTAATGACAAATTTTCATTAATCCGTGAAACTTATTTAAGATCTGCGGGATCTAAAGTTGCTATTTATTATCAGAATAATAATTATTATAGTTTAGCATCATGTCAAGTTATCAGTTATCCAATATCACGATATATAAATATTAATGTTTTTAATTCACAATCAAAATATATTGTGTATCATCAAATTGAATCAATTGAATCTAATGAATCAGATAACGTTAGTATTATGAAATGGATAATGCCCATCAATTTACAATGGATAATAGAAGTATTGCCAGAATATTTCTTACGATTAAGAGAAGATGAAATATGTTATGATATTTCTCTCGAATCTACAATTAAATCATTGATTGCAGATTATTTAAAAGATTTAAACAACATGTATGATCAAACATATTATTTCAAATTTGCAGAAATGATAAATGATCCATTGTTAAGAAATTATCTAAATTCTCAATGGTTATCTGCCGATAATATAAATTATAAATAATTGAAAATAATTTAATAATGTAGTTGTATTTACTTATTTTATTTATGATAAAATCAAATATGATTTTCAAAGACAAAATCATATTAATTGCGGGCTATGGATATAATTGTTTTAAATGGCATAATAATGTTGATAATAATGTTCGTTTACGTTTAGGTATAGTATTCGATTGCGGTCTAATTGTTACAACAAGAACAGAATTAATATATTGTGATAAGATTTTGATACATGATACTGATATTGAATTAGAGATTATTGTACAATCATTTGAATGGAATTTAATCGTAATGACAATGAAAAAGAATACTAAAAATCATGTTGATCTGTTAGATAATTTAGAATTTGAAAATATTGTTTATCTTGAATTGAAATTACCCAATCCTAATCCAAATCAAAATAATCTTGAATATTATTTAATACAATATGATTCAAATTCAAATAAAATAACAAATACGAGTAATCTAAAATATATTAAATCAACTATTGATAAAAATGATTATTTACCATCAGTATTAAATTGTCATTTTAAAATAGAAAATAGCGAAATTGATCTAAATAACATAAATGGATCTATTGTTATTGATGAAAATCAAAAAATACGTGGTATAGTACAATGTTTTATAAGAAATTCTATTGAGGAGATTCTTATAACGCCAACTATTATCATTTATCGTATTTTGTATGAATGGATTAAATATCCAGATGAATATCAAGGATTTAATAATGTCAATTTGTATGGGACTTTTGTTAAAAAGAATGCTATAAGTAAAAAAGTATATATTTTACAAAGTCCAAATGCATATGCATCATTGGCATTAATTAAGATTAATGGATTAAATATATTAAATAGGAAAGATGTTCCATATGTACTAGATCCAATATTAGTTGCAGAATTACCATTAGAATTATATTTAAGAATCAGATGTTATTCTCAAGAAACAGTAACATTAACAACAGATGATTCTGATATTATTTGTCATTTGGAAAGTAATAAAACTGGTTTAATGTATACATCAAATTCACAAGATTTTATCAAAATTAATTCCAAACATACGATATGTTATTTACATTATGAACTAATACAATTATTTTTACAAAATTATAACATAACATTAAACAATCAAATCGTAATGGATTATAAAAAAAAGAGATGGGATAAATTAAATAATATCAACGGACCAGTATATATTTTGATTCATACAGAATCGCATGCTTTAATGACTGCAAATAAAATGCTTGATTTGAATTTATATTTGAATAACACTAATACTAATACTAAAAATACTAAAAATTTAGAACATTGTATACCAATTATAAAAAAAATTAATAGTATTCCTATGAATAAATTTAAATCGATATTGGAATTAAAAAGATTTATAGATTTAGAAAAGGATTTGGATTTTGAAATGGAATATTTTGAAGAAAATATACAATTTGCAATTCGTAAAATAAACTAAGGTAATTATTAAGTATATAATGAAACCAGAAATTTGGGGAAAATGTGCCTGGGAATTTACTCATATTGTAACATTAAATTATCCTGATAATCCAACCAGACAAGACATGTTTAATTATTATACATTTTTTAATTCATTACAATATGTTTTACCTTGTGAAAAGTGTCAGATCAATTTAACAAAACATTATCAAAAATTCCCACTAACATCAAATATATTATCATCTAAACAAAATTTAATTAAATGGTGGATTGATATTCATAATTTAGTAAATCATCAAACTAACAAACCATTAATGACGTATGATGATGCTATCAGTGTTATGGAAAGAAAAATAAATAATGCAGAATCTAATAACAATACTATGTTTTATTTGTTATTAGTTATCATAATATTTATCGTTATTTTTTTATGTATTATCACATGAAATTAGGAAAAAGTTGATAATCAAATTCCAAGAATACTGTTATAACAAATGATGTAAATCAATAGAATTTATTAGTGATATGGATACTGAATACGATCCATTTGGAATTCAACATATGGGAAATATGTTTGATATCGAGTCTGATTCTAGTTCAAATTCAAATGTAAATTCAAATGTAACTAAATTTACAAATGATGATTATGAACGAGATCGATTTAATCTCAAGAAATTACAATTATTAAAACGGAAAGATTTTTCAAACGTAATGACATTCACTAAATTGAGAAATGAAACAATGATTAAATATGCTACATATTTGGAAGATTTATTGTCACGTGTAGAAAGAATTCGAGACGTGATTGTGAAGAAAATGGTAAAATTTGTTAATACAAACAAAGCAATGAATGAACGACCAGTACTAAATTTTTTCAAAGACGTATATCCGATGATGTGGTCGGAGTTAATCCAAATAACTTGTTGGCCAAGAAAAAAGTTAACAAATTTAATTGCATCTGAAACATTAGATAATTTGTTTTTAACGAAAATCAATAAATATACTCCGCAAGAAGTTTATATTAGTGCAGATAGACTGAATAATTCTCAAGAACTAAGAGATACTATTTATATAGAATTAAGATGTGCTTATGAGATTCTAATGTATCCAGCATTAGAAAAATTGGAGTATATTATGGAATCAATGGAAGACTTTACTTTAGATGAATTATTTGCAGATCCAGATTTAGATACTAAAGATTCTCTTTTGTTAAAAGAAACAATTACCAAATTTACACAAGAAACAACTGAAGATTATTTACTTAGTGAATATGATCATGATGAAACTTTCTTTAATAGTATCAAAGAACAAATGATTGATAAAATTGAGAGTCAAAGAGCAATTCTAATGAAGAGAAAAGCCGAAACTGCAATAAATTCACGTATGTATCCGTATACATATACTAGTACAAATTCAAATTTAAATTATAATACAATCAATAATGATTATCATAGAAATCGTACTGGTTATTATGGATATGGTTATAGTTACAGTGGAGTAGGTGCAAATATACATTACACGGACAGACCAGAGTATCAATTTTATTCATTACGTTCTAAATTAGAAAAAGATAAATATAGTGTGTTAACAGATATTTCAACTGATCCGGCGTCATTAGCAGAATCACTTGTTGTTTTTGGATTGGCGAAAACAATGGATGAGTTTTTTGAAAAGATAAATAAGTTTTTAACTGATAATAAAAGTGTCGTCATCAAAGAGAAAAAATTAGAAGAGCATTTTAAAGATTTACTTGTTAAAGATTCTAAATTAACTTATGAAGAATATTGTCAAGAAATTTTAAATAAAAAATTCCCATCTAATAAAGAAATTGAAGTTGAGTTCATTTATAATGTTATCAGTTGTTGTTATAATGTTCCATTGACAATTATGACATCAACTGCGTCGGTTACAATTGATAATTCTGGATCAGATAATAAATTATCATTACCTATTTCAGATAAAACAAAATCAATGTTCAAACCTATTGTATTGGGAAATTATGGCAATTTTTATGTACCATTAACACAAATTACTGGAAATGAATTAAAATTGCAACGATATATTGAAATTTGAATTAAATTTGAATCAAAATTAAGTTTAAATCAAAATTTAAAATGATTATGTTTTTATTTAAAAATATAATCATTTTGTATCTAAAATTGATTTTTTCAATTGAATATATTTATCAAATGGAATAGTATTATTCAAAAACTGATTTATGTCAATACCGACTTGTTTTAAATGATAGTCGCGTAAAGTGGTAATTTGTTTAGAATAATTTCTAATCAATTTTCTAAATGAATAATTATTTTTCTTGATTAATTTGATTAAATTGCTAACTAATTTTCTAGGATTAATATCTGCATATTTTAATCTATAATCAGTGTACCAAATACACCATAAAGCACAAAATCCCCGTGGATCTCCAAGATTTCGATGAGAACTGATTTCATTTGAATCTAACATTTGAAATCCTATTTTTGGTAAATAATCTGTTGGTTTGTAATATTTGAATCCCGGATCATATGAATAATGTTGTATAATTAGATTATGGATCTTTTTATACAAAAGATCATCTAATAAAGTAGGATTATAATTAAATTGAAAGGGATAATGTGTACCATGTGGTTCAAATCTTTCTAATGTATATGTTTGAATCCAATAAATTAAATAGTTTGCATGTGATCCGTTTGATAATTCTATTCCAATTGGAATTAAAATAGATTGATATTTTGATTTCAATATCATATTAAAATTAGTATCAAATAATTCTGGAAAAAAGATTTTTTGGTAAATCCATAAAATTTCTATGTCGAATAAATAATTATATTCATAGACAGTTATACCCAATGATTGATAATATTTATGTAAAGTTGAATTGGAATTAGAATTAGAATTTGAACTAGAATTAGAATTAGAATTATAAATACCAGTACTGAATTGATATTTTTTATTTAAATAAATCAATCCAATTGTAACATCTAATATTGATCCAGTAAAAGTTGTAAATTCTAATGTTTCATAATATTCGATGTTGATATCAATATTATTCTTTTTAAGCGGAATTGATAATTTTTGTTCAAGAATTTGTTGACGAATCAATTCTAGACATTTCGAATCTGTATTGATATCTTGATTATTATTAGAGCCACATTCAATTTGCCAATTTAATAACCATTTTTTCTGATGAGTTTTCAAATAATGTAAATAACTTTTAGCCACGGTATTAATAAATAATTCTCGGTCAATTAATAACACAGTATCAATTGGTCTAATTTTATCATTATTTTCAATGTATATGTTTAATTTTTTCTTTTCTAAAATTGGAATGAATTTAATCCATTGACTAGTATTCATAGTCAATAAATGTAAAATAGTGTTACCATTATTGTCTTGAATATTTAAATTAGCATGTGGTAATAATTTTGTTATAAATGAATCAAATAATTCTTCTTGTTCTTGATCTTGATATAATAATAAATGCAAAATAGTATCTCCGTCAAGATTGATAATATTAGGATTAATATGATTGTAAGAATCCATAGATTCGGATCCAATATTTTCATAATATGATTTAGAATTATTTTTGATGGAATAAGATTCAATAAATACACTGAATAAATGATAATATTTGTAAATAATACAATAATGAATAACAGTATTACCTTGATAATCTTGATGATTAGGATTGGCTTTGTATTTAATCAACAAACGTGTCATTTCAATATTATTTAATGCAACCGTATAAAATATTGGCGTAAAATCATGTTCAAATTCTAACATGTTCGGATCTGCATTATTATCTAATAATATTTTCGCAATTTCGTATAATTGAAAATTACAGGCTTGATGCAATGCCGTATCTCCACCATTAGTTTTTGCATTAATATTTTTGATATATTTGACTAGAATAGTGACCATTTCGACATCTCTTTTGATAACTGCTAAATGTAATGCATTATATTGTTCTTTATTTTTATAATTAGGATCGGCATTATTTGCTAGTAGTTTTGTCAATGCATGTAAATTACGATAACGTATCGCATAATGTAACGGCACCATACCATAATTGTCTCTTAAATCGATCAATGAGACACCTACATTATTTTTGTTTTCTTCCAATAATATATTAAAAATATCTGGATAATCGTATCTAATTGGATAATATAATATTGATAGCCCGTCAGTATCTGTAAAATCTAATTTTGATCCGAATAAAATTAATTTCTGTACGATTATAGGATTGTTCATAATAATGGCAAATTGAATTAAATAATTATTTTGATCATCACGTATATTAACATCCAATTCTTCAGTATTAACCTTTTCGATATAATCAATAAACTCGTCAAATTTATGAGATTTAATCAAATCAAATAATATACGAATGTGTTTTATCTTAATTGGAAAGTCATCATAAGTAATATTAATATTATCTGTCATTATACAATATTGATAACTAATGATAAAATAAAATTTTGATTATATTTAAATATCCATTGGATTTGATCAAAAATCAATAATGAATTAAAAAATTTAAAAAAAACATATACACTTGTGTCAATATCTGTTTCTTCTCTAAATGATAAGGACGAATTATATCAATAGCATCTTCATATGTGAACCATTTGATATCACCGATTTCAAAAAAGTCAATATCTTCTATTTTTTTTTCACCATCAAATTTGTTTAACGATATATAATATACATGTTTGTATTTGATACCATTTGTTCCAGTTAATATTTCTTCAATAGGATCTATTTTATTCAATAAAGTATATTCATCAAAATTGTATCCGGTTTCTTCTTCAAATTCTCTGCGAGCACATAATACATTTTCTTCATTACGTCTTGATCTTCGTCCTTTTGGAAAACCCCATTCTGGTTTGTTCCATTTTGGTTTAATATTTCTGGTGAAAAAATATAAATTATAAATTGTTTGTGTTTCTAAATGCCATTCTGCATTCAATAATTCTTCAAATTTAATTTTAGCATCGTAATATTCTGAACTATATTTCTTGTCATCATATACTCTATTTAATACTGTCAATTTATCTTCATTAAATTTATTCAAAAAATGATACAATATAATATCATAATCCGAATTATCATTAATAAAATCTATTTCTATTTGTGTCATTTGTTCGAATAATTTAATAATTCCATCAATATCTGTTGTTTCATATTTACCACGAATAAATTCAATAAATCCTAGCGAAAATCGTCGACATACCATTAAAAATTTTATTTTATCTTTATAATAACAAAATTTTTGTAAATCATTTTCATTGTCCCATATTATAGAATCAACGTCTATGATTTTATGATCATGTTCATAATTATAATCAGAATTTTGATTAGAATTGGAATTAGAATTAGAATGAATAGGAACTCTAATATTTTTATTACAATAACAAATGACATCTGGTATTTTATGTGAGACAAGTTTTAACATATTTTTTCTATTGGTATTATATTGTTGTTCAATCCATTCAGATGGATTTTTGAATTCGCCATCAATTTTAATATTTATAATCCCAAAACTTGTTATTGGTTCAGTACATCTTTTTTGTTCATGACCACTTTTACCACAATTTGAACATAGAATTTTTCTTTTGTTTTTATCATAATCCATTTTAATTATTCTGATAATTAAATGCTATGATAGACATTAACATTTTATTTGTTATGTAATAACTCAATTTAATCATTTTTTATCAAACCATTTAGAATTTATCAAAATATTAAATATGTAATTAAATTTATAACGATTGGCATTAAATTCTTCTAAATTAAAGTTATTATTTATAGAATGTTTATAAGAACCAATTTTTATTTCTTTCAAAGATATCAGTTTATCAAAGTTACAATCTAAATCACATTTATATGAACATATGTCTGATGACCCAATTATTAGCAATTCTAATTTTGTCAAATTATCCAAACTATTTTTAAAGGGTTCATTAAATTTACCACCTAATGAAAGTTGTTTTAAATTAATTAAATTATTTAAACTATTACCCAAAGGTTGATTGAAAGAATCCCCGATAATTAAAGTTTCTAAATTTGTTAATTTATTTAAACTATCACCTAATAATTGATTAAATTTTTTAGATAATTGTAAGAATCGCAAAGATTCTAGATTATTTAAACTATATCCTAATGCTTGATTAAAAACAGTTCCTAGATACAATATTTTAAGATTTGTTAAATAATTCAAATCCGATCCTAAATCATGATTGAAACAAGAATTAATAATTAATGTATCTAAATTTTTCAATTGATATAGACTATCATTAAACGGTCTATCATATATTTCACCCAAATTTAAATATTTTAATTTTATTAAGTTGTACAAACTATGACCTAGATTGTAATTGTAATTACTTAATGTTAGATGTGTTAAATTAATTAAATGATCAAATCCACCAAAAATAATATCTTGATCTGGATGCCAATAATGATCAGCATATTTAGTTGGAAAATAAATAGTTAAATGCTTTAAATTAGTCATATGATATAAACTATTACCAAAAGTATGTGTAAAAAGATTGTATCGAAAAGTTAAATTTAAATGAGTTAAATTTGTTAATGATGCAAAACCTTCTTTAATAGGAAAATAAATTGTTGGTCCAATTATTAATTGTTTAATTTTATCTGATATTTGAAATGCAGATAAAATATTTAATATGTTTGCAATTGAATTTGCTTGTGTTGTGACGATTTCAATGCCGGTTATTAATAGTGGGATTTGGATTTTATCTATGTTACGAATACTAAATTCAATGTCATTATATTTGACAAATTCAAAAGAATTTAAATAATCTAAATTCATAATTTTTTTGTATGGTATATATTTATAATTATTTACAATAGTTTCTTTGTATGATAATAGAAATCGTAAATTATATGCAGTCCTACAACTCAACATAAAATTACATTTATCAATATTTTTACACATGTTCAAAATTCTTGTTAGAATTTCACTTGGCAATTCTAATAAGAACATCTTGATTATTTGAAATTATTTGAAATTATTTGATTATGTTATTTGATTATGTTATTTGATTAAAGACTATTTGATTATTCAAAAATCAATTTTATTATTAAATAAACTCTTTTGATTCTGTAGTAACATTTGAAACATAATTTAAATCTTTATCATATTGTTCAATTTCTTTTTTATTAGCAATATCAATGAGTCTAGCTAATGTTGCAATACGGTTTTCATATAAAACAAATTGAACAGTCATAATAGAAACTTTAATCATTTGTGATGTTTCTAATTTCATGTTATTTTGTTTGTACAATAATTCATGATTATTGTCTACAATAAATTTCTCTAAATCTATATTTTGATACGATATGATGATATTAACTGGTCCATTTTCTGCCATTAAAAATCCAGGATATATTTTTCTAATTGAACAGATCATTTCTAAATTCTTAACCGGTGAACAGAAATAACAATCATATTTTACTTTAAATACAATTGGTACTGTTAAAATATCACCATTAATAAATCCTTTATTATGTTCAATAATACGATTGACTCTCATTACATATCCATGTTCAACACATTTCTTTTCTACTCTTTCACGCAAATTATCTAAAATATGTTCTTCCAAATCACCATCCAATTGTGACGGTAATACAACAATATCTGTCTCTAATTGTGTCTGAAAATAACATTTAAGTTGTGCCATTATAATGTCAATTAATTGATAATTATGGTTATCTTATTTGTTTATATATCTATAATATATTCAACTTTTATTTACTAATATTTTTTAAATAAACAAATACAAAAAACAATAAAAATAATAATTATTAATAAAATCCATAATTCATTATAATTTTCATTGTAATTATTTTTAGGATAATCATTTATAGGATAATCATTAGATGATTCTATGGGTAACATATCAATAATGATTAAATCAAATCCATTAAAATCATTTTGATTAACATATGTTTTGTCTAAATTTCTAGGAATAATGACTTTAGATTCTTTGTCATAATAATCATGGTATTGTTTTTTATTGTTATAATTATAGTGACTTAGACTCAATAGACATTTGTTATTATTTGTTTCTTGATTAAAAGTTTCGATAGAATTATCAACCAATGGGATCCCACATGAATAATGATAACTGAAATCAAATAAATTATTACCATTGACAGTTGATACATAATTTCTATTTAATTTGAATCGACTTAAATAACCGGGATTACATGAAATTTTTTGTCCAGATAGTCCATTGATATTATTGATGTTTGCGGTTTTTGCATTTGTTACATAATCATTAATATCAGTCAACACGATATCTCCGCATGTATAATCATATCTTTTGCTACCTTGATTTGAAACAGTAAGTTTAAAACCAGTTATTGGTGAATTGCCACAATCAACATCTAATGATGCTAATCCAAGAATATTTGCAAAATTTTTAAATTCAGTTGACATTGGAGTATTATTGGTTTCAACTGATGTATCACAACCATAATCATAATATAATGTATCTTTACCATTCATATTCAATAATGTAAAATCGGTTAATGGATTCTGTCCACAATCTACTGGCAATTCACTCAATAATGCAACATTATTATTTGCTATGTTATGTGTTGAATCTTTTCTTATTATTTTTTGTTTATTTATAAACATTTCTATGTTTGAGTTTGTATATGAGTTTGAATCAGCTTGATATTGACGTAAACGTTGTTCTTGTCCGGCGATAACAGTTGGTGATCTTTGAAATCCCGGAACAGTTCCGCCAGAAATTACAGTTGCAGTTGTACATTCAACTGGTAAAGATGATACATATACATCTTGATAGATAATTCCCGGGTTTTCATCCATAATTTCTAAAGGGATTGATCCATCCAATAAACTAGTAATTATAATAGAATTAATAGGAAGATCCATTACGTTACTGCCATTACATAAATCTATGGCTTGATCTTCTGAATAACTGAAATTACTGTATGTAATATCAATAGGATCATTTAAATTATCAGACATTAATTGAATTTTTGTTCTTGGACCAATAATCATAGAAGATATATTTTCACTCCCAATAGTTCTGATTAAATCGGAATCTGCATCGTATGAACCAGTTGTTCCAATGTAATTTAATCCAGTAAAATTACAATCTTGGAAGAAAGTTACACGCCCACTATTTAATGTTGTCAATGCATAAAGTCTGATTGTTAATTGTATGGGATTAGAATTAGTATTAGAATCAGTATTAGAATTAAATCGATCAAAATTAATATTATAATGTAAAGTTATGTCTTTCTGTCCATTATACAAATAATAAGATTTGTCACGAATAGTTGCTTTTAACACTGTCAAAGGTCCAAGATAAATTATACCAATTGTTCGTTTTTCATTTGTATTTGCAATAATATTAATTGTTTGGTTTTGATTAATAATTATAGTTTGATTAGGATCTGTATACACAGCTTGATGTTGAGAAATTTGTTGTTGATAATCTTCACTTTCATTAGTTACAATATAAACAGAACTAATATCAAAAATACTTGGGATAGAAACAATTTGCATTGAAATAATTTGTTGATAAATTTCAGATGGTAATTGGTAATAAAAATCATATTCGAGTGATACATTACGGAAAATATAACTTGCCCCTTGGAAATTATCATCTTGATATGCATAAACTATTGTCAATGGACCAACAACAATTGATGCAATATTGTTACTACCAATACAACTAATTTCGGCACTTTCCATCAAATATTGTCCGGGTTTAAAGAATACTTGTCTGCCAGTAAAATCTTTTCCATCAAATGCTAAAATTCCAGATGTTCTTAATTGAGATAGTTTTACAAAATCTGGTTTAATTAATGGTATATCAGATGGTATTATTATTGTTGCCGGTACTAATGGTTTTCTTTTCATGTCTTTTAGAAAATTGTCAATAGCCCATTTATCTCTTTTTATTATAGGTTGTATATGTTGTATATGTTGTCTATTGGCTTGTTTAATAGTTGGTAGCACTTTGGGTATATCATTAAGTATATCATTAGAATTAGAATTAAAATTATTCCTCCAGATTTGACTTGAACTACCATCACAATCATATATAATAGGTACTGTACCATTCGCAAAATCAAAAGATGGAACATCGAGACATTGATTATTGCCATCATCAGATAATGATGTTATTTGATTACCATTGATATTCCAAATTTGATTAGATTCATTTGCACAATCTTTTAATACAACATATTCACTTGTACTTGTATTTGTTGCATTAGGATTTAAAACACGAGTAAAACATTTTTGTCTTGGATTGGAATTAGAATTAGAATTAGAATCAAAAACATTAGCTATAATTTGTTGTCCATCATATTGAAATTGTTGACTTTGACTATTATCACAATCCCATAATTCAACTGTATCATTATTTGATCTTAAACATTTATTGCCAGAAATAATAGTACTCGTATTAGAATAATTAGAATAATTAGAATTAATTAAATTATCAACGACATTCTTTTGAACATTAGATTTGTAACGATTTAAATCAATTACTAATTCTTCTGTTCTGTTTAATAAATTATTTAAGTTAACATTTTCCATTTTGATTTATTGGATTATATATTTAGGCTATATTATTTTTTAAGACTAATTAAAAATATGCTTAGTCAAGCTTATTTTTAATTAAATTAACTACTAAATCCACTAATCCAATATTGGTTAGCAGCACCGTTATTTTTGCAATCATATAATGATGGAGATACATTATTAATTGCTTTACCACCTGGAACATCTAAACAACGACCACCTTGTGTAATTTCTCCATTATTAAAATTCCATTTTTGAGAATTTGGTACATTAGTATTAGCCTCTGCACATGGAGACAAAATCAGTGATGATTGATTATTATTGGGATTATTCAATCCGATACACATATTATTATTTCCATAACTTGCTAATTGTTGTGTATTAGTATCATATATCCATTTTTGACTATTCGCACCATTGCAGTCATACAGAGTAATTTGTGTACCATTATCATAATTTCCACCCAGAGCATCTAAACATTTCTTTCCAACTAAAGAACTTTGAATTTGACTAGTACGTGAATTTGGACTAGGAGTAAAACTTTCTAAAATTTGTAAATTTTGTGAATCAGTCAAATCAGAATTAGAATTAACGGGCGCCCAACCCCAACCGTCGGCATTCCATTCTTGAGTATTCCAAGAATCACGGCTACGACGATCCCAATCATCATCAAATGAACCGAGTACGTTATATGGTTGTTGTTTAAAATTCAAAATTGGTTGTACTATTGGTTGTACCAATGGTTGTCTAGGAGCAGATGTACGTTTAAAATCGTGGTAATTAGACATATTTATATATTATTAGCAAATATTTTCACTATATTATATGTTTAATTCATTATAACAACCCGATTTTGTTACTATTTAAACGTGTACATGGTTGTAAATTAGGTATATACTGCCCAGACATACATAAATCTTGTGATGTTTTTAGAGAATTTCGAATATCATTTAATTTAAGTAAATCATCATCTAACACAAGCCATTGAGTATTATCTGTATTGCATGGTTTAACAGTTAAGGTAGATCCTAAAGCATTTGATTTCGCAGCCAAACATACATTACTAATTGATAATGCCATTTGACCCGTAGATTCATTTAGAACCCATCTTTGATATTCATTATTATCACATGGTTGATAGATTATTTGTCCATAATTATAATTTAAAGAATTAGGATTAGACAAACCAATACATTTATTATTTGTCATGTTTTTTAACAAAATTGTATCATTAATATTATTAAATGGTTCATATTCTAAATTTCTATCATAAAGACTATCATCAAAACCAGTAGCTAAAGTCTCATCATGAATGTAATTAACATTCGCATCATTTAATGATTTAAAAGAAAATTCTGGATAGGGTAAATCGGGATAAGAATAATTCGGATATTCTGATTGATAATAATACATCATTGGGTAAGAAAATTTCGAATAATAAAAATCTGGCATAATTGGCAGCAAAGGCGGATCAATCAATTCACTTGTATTGAATCCATAATAGTATGGGAATCCAGAATAACTCATTATTAAATATTAGATAATATTTGATAACATTATATTCTTTCCCACATTTGATTAGAGCCATTATTACATGTGTATAACAACGGAACTACACCATTATCATATTTACCATTTGGTACATCTAAACATTTTCCATCTGGTGATTTAATAAGTTTGCCATCAATATTCCATATTTGTGATGGATCATATGAACAATTATTTAAGATCACACGTTCATAATTATCAACAGTTGGATCAACATAACGCGCAACACATTGTATATTATTATTATTTAAACTGCCGGCCGCGATCAAATATCCATTATCATAAATAAACTTTTGCGCATCAGTATCATTACAATCATAAATTTGTACTTTATTACCGTCGTTATAGACATTATTATTAACATCTAAACATTTGTTACCAGATTTTAATCTCATTGTTGGTAAGTTATTTAGATTTTGATCATATGGAGTCTCGCTTTGTTTAACATATGAAACCCATGCGTTATTTTTCATATTAACTGTTCCTTGGAATAATTGATAATCATCACCATAAGAATTCATCCAACCAGTGTTACCTTTGGCATAACCATAGCCAGAACAATCCGGATCTTCATTACATAATTCAATTGCTTGTTCTTTTGGTAAGATACAATAATTTGTAGATTGTGTTCCCGTACATGGTGGATATGCATTACCAATTGTATTGGCTTTTTCCATATATGTAGGAATAGGTTCAGACAATTGATCTTTAACATATGAAATCCATTGTGAATTATTTTTATTAATATCACCAGTAAATAATTGAAACTGATCCGGATGTGAATTTATCCAATTAGAATTATTAAATGCATAACCATAACCAGAACAAGTTGGATCTTCATTACACAAATCAATAGCTTGGTCATAAGGTAAAATACAATAATTTGGTGAACTTGTTCCCGGACATTCTGGATATGATGTGGCACCGATAGTATTATTAACCATGGTATAGCCCGGTTCCGCATTTAATGGTACTTTGGGTATAGGTTCAGAATTTTTGATTTTTGCATAAGAGACCCAATCTGTATTATATTTATCAATATCACCAGTAAACAATTGAAATTGGTCTGGATGTGTTAATATCCAATTAGGATTATTTAATGCGTAACCATAACCAGAACAATTAGGATCTTCATTACACAAATCAACAGCTTGGTCATAAGGTAAAATACAATAGTTTGGAGCACTTGTTCCGGCACATTCTTGATATGATTTTGAACCTATGTAATTTGGTTTAATGTCATAACCCATATATGGTTGTAATGGTTCCATAGGGGTAGGTTCTGTAGGAATAGGAACCGGTCTGGCGGGAATGATAGGTCTAGTTGGTCTAGTTGGTCTAGTTGGTCTAGTAGGAGCAGTCGGAGTAGTCGGACTAGGAACAGAAGAAACAAATTGATAAAATTCTTGATTTCTACTACCATTGCATGTTTTGACTTGTGGAGTATTATTTGAAGATAAGTTCAAACATTTATTGCCGGTATTATCAGTAATTCGATAATTTTTTGGATCAATATTCCATTTTTGATTAGAATTATTACTGCATGTACTTATAACAAGATTATTAGCTTGAGTACGAGTTAAACATTTATTATTTTTACTCATTAATTTTTGATTATCATAAATCCATTCTTGTGGTTTTGAATAATTACAATTATTCATATATACTGTTCCATTTTCTGGATAAGATGGATTTGATACATCTAAACATTTACCATTTGAAACAATTGCAGTTGGCTTGTTGTAAACATTCTTATTTGTAGTGATAGTATTAGAATATCCTTCAACGTAACTAAAATTATCATACAAAGATTCCATATGTATTATATATTATTATTTGAGAATTTTATTACTGGTAAAGTAATAAAGTAAAAGAATTATGATTCTTTAGCATAACCATACCATCTATAATCTAAACCATCCCCTAAATCACTCCAATCACCATTAATTTTAGTATCACCTAAATTGTTTTGTTTAATAATTTTTTTGTTGTCACGTAAATAATCATCTCTATAAATTAAATCATATGGCGCGTAAATATTTTTAAATTTATATTGCATATTAATGTTATTTGATTTAGACTTAACCGAAAGTGAAACTGAATTCATAATATTATATCAAATATAATATTACGAAACATTAATTATCCATTTTGATCCTTTTTTGATTATATCATATTTCTTGATAAGATCTGGATATCCAGCCAAATTATTATTAATTTCGATTTCATATTTTACATAAGAAATGTCCGGATATTCAATTTCCCCTTTAGGTTTAATCTTAATAGTTTTAATATTATATTCAAGTTTTAATCTTGTTTGATTTTGAATTTCTGTCAAAATGCTTTTGATACGGTCTTCTAAATTATAAGGGAATGGATAAACTGGATGATTAGCGGGAATAATCATATAAGTCATTTTATTTCCTAAGCGACTTGTACTGTATTTTTCTAATGCTAATAATTTATTTTTGATAGCATCACAAATGTTAATTCTGGTTAAATGATGATCAATGGATATATTAATTTCTTTGGCAATTTTTAATAAGACACTTTTATCTTTTGATGTAGAACATACAGCACCTTTTAGTGATGGTACACCGGTTTCACGCTTTTTCTTTAAAATCTTTGGTCTACGTTCACGAATATTAAAAACATCATGCATTTCTTCAAATGTTTTATTTTTACGTCTACCAATTTCTTTGTCAATTGATCCAACATATTTAAATTCATCTCTTTGGTCATAATAATCATGTATTGAATCAAAATCATATCCTCGATTAGTAGCATATTCTTTATCTTCATTACCTTTTAAATTTAAATTTAAATTAAAATTATTAGAAGACTCTTTATATTTTTTGTATTCATCTAAATGTTTTAAATAAGTAAACAATGACATTTGATTTGTAACATTAACCTCATGATGTGATCTATAATACATCGGTAGATATTCATTTTGATCAAATGGTTGAAAAATATAGTAATCTTTGCGATATATTAAATAACCACTATTATTTGATTTATCAAGTAAAGTATCTTTGAAATTATTAAAATCATTTTCACTAACGGGAATCAATTCATTCAATGCTTGAAATACGAAAAAATCATCAAACAAATCTTTTCGTTCTACTGGATAAGAATCTTTGATATAATTTAATATATCTTCCAGTTTATAAACTAATCTCAATTTATACATTTCTTTAATTTTTGATTTTGAATATTCTATTTCTTCTCGAGCTAAAGCATTAGTAAAAGTACTATAATCTAATTTATCTTTTGAAATCTTTTTGTAAATATGTCGTTCTGGATCATAATATTTCGAATTTAATATTTCATCATCACATTTATAATCACATTGCATATAATCGCATATTGCCGGGCATGGATTTTCTTTTGATCCACAGTCTTTATATTTTTCTAAATCTTCTATAAATACATTACCATTCCTATTCAATGGACAATCAATCGCAACCTCTTTCATAGCACGTTCTGTTTTTTTAACTAATAAATATTTCAATTCTGCTTTTTTGTACATTTCTTCCTCAGTTGATAGTACATCATTAGGAAGACGCACAACATATTTATATATTTGTACTGTGGGATAAATATTATTTTCTGACATAATTGGATAATGTGTACAAAAACGAATAGCACGACCAATGACTTGATCTACGCGTCCTAAATTAAAATGTACATCTAAAATATGCACCTCCTTAACATTTTTAAGTGTCAAACCCTCGTTCATAACTTTCGAACCAAAGATTAATTTAATATCTTTAGCGGAACTATTACTAATATTATTAAATAAATTTATTAGTTTTTGTTTTTCTTCTGGGACTAATTCGATATTTTCTTCTGATTTACCAGTAATAGTAATAAATGTCGCCGGATGAAAAGTATGTTTTGGAATATTTTTAGGAATGTTGTCATGACCTTTATGAGTATATCCACAATAATAACATAATGTATTTGGTTTGATCTGATAATTTTCTTTAACCTCTTGAAATTCTAAATAACCATTTTGGATTGCAATTTCTTGAAATAATTCAATGCCGGCTTTAACTAAATTAGAATATACAAATACAGTACCTACCCCTCGTTTACCATAAACAACCTCATTGATATTTTTCATTGCAGTATAAAATTTAATTGAAAAATATTTTAAATAATCTAAATGCATCATTTTTCCAGATAATGTTTTGTTATTATTCGTTAATGTTACAAAATCATTTTCTAAATTATTTAAATTTAATTCTTCACCAATACGCTTTATTAATGTCTCATTATTTGATTTGATTTGATTTCGTAATATATTAATACCGTCTTTACCATAATACCCATATAAACTCTTACGATCACTACTTAAACCCGGTAACGCAAAATTAGCAACAGCTTGTGATCTACGAGCTAATGTATCACCTTCACTTTCTTTAACAGCATTTAAATAAGATTTTAATTGAAAAGGTAACATTTCACATCGGATAACTTTGGTAAATAATAGCCCCGGTGGTATTTCACCCATATCGATTCTTTCGGCATAAGTCAAGGGATCGGAACCTCTTAAATATGATACATATCCACGACACATTTTCTTAAAATATTCAATACCTCCTGGTTTAAAATCCATGGCATAATCAGTTTGACTGTTATAAATTTTGTCACGTTCTAAAGGAGCATTTTGTGGACGAACAAAATTTATTAATTGAATTATATCATCCGCTAAATTTTTCATTGGAGTTGCCGTTAATAATACAACTTTTAAATTAACCGAATTTTGAATAATTTTTCTTAATGCTTTACCATATTCGTTTTCAGTTAAATTATGGGCCTCGTCAACAATAATAAGACTATTGTTCAAATTATAGATTCTATCAACAGAAATATCACGTTCATAATCACCCTCTTCATTTTTTCTGTAACGAACTTTAAGTTTAGTTTCTTTACCTTGATTTTGAGTCTCTGCAATTTTTTCACCGAGAACTTTTTTATAAAATGATCTATAAGACATAATACGGTAATATTGCGCTACCAAATTAATTGCATTCTTTTTCAATCGTAACTTTTCAGCATCATTAATGACAATACCATCTGCAAGAGAATCAGCATTATATTTTAAATAAGATTCGCCACTACAATTTAAAATTTCTTCGCGAAAAGAATCTTTATTCAATGGCCCTGGTACTAACACATGAATTTTCGTACCATATTTTTCTACCATTGGTTTGAACTTTTCTGCAATGGCAATAGATGCACATGTTTTACCCGTACCAGTACCATGAAAAATTAATAACCCTTTGTAAGGTGTATTTGGATTAATAAAATTAGATAATAATGTCTGGTGTTCATTTAATCTAAAAGATCTACCACATCTATTATTGCGATATTCTTTTATCTGTTCATAATTTGTGAATTTAGGTCGAAAAGGTATAGCATTAACATAAAATTCACGTTTTGAATATATTACTGATTGAAAATCACTATCACTTGGTGATGGATATGCATGATCTTCTAACATTTCATTATTAACATTTTCATTATTATTAACATTTTCATTATTATTAACATTCATTGCCATACTAATTATTAGTTATATTAAAAATATTAGATAAAAGAATTATTGATATGACATTATAAGCAATCTAAAAATACAATCTAAAAATGCAATCTAAAAATGCAATCTAAAATGGTAGTAAATATAATTGGTTTTTAATCTGTACAAAAAATCTATTCATTATATTAGATAAATAACATGGATTATGCCACGGCAAAAAAATCCAAATATTCTTCAAAATATTCTAATGAAGAACGATACAAGATTGTTGAGAAGATAGAAAGTTTAAAAAATAATGAAATGTATCATGCAGTTTTTGAGATTTTAATGTCAGATGACAAAAGTAATTACTCACAAAATTGTAATGGTGTATTCCTTAATTTTAGTGCAATTACTGATAAGACTCTTGACAAAATTGTTAAATATCTTAGTAAAATTACTAAAGTATCCAAAACACAAGCAGAAGAATATCCTAATTATATTCCTTATGCAACTGGCGAATCCGGACCCAAAATTTTAGGTCCAAAACTTAGTAATCATGAAAAGAAAATTATTAATCGCAAAAATATTAAAAGTTTACTTAATGAACAATCAGATAGTATCACTGTTTCTAATACATCTGCGTCGGCATCTACATCTACAACATCAACTGAATCTAGTCCTATCAATATTAATACAAATTCTAATTCTAATAAAAGGAAAGTTAGAGTTGTTGGGATCTAGTATTTAAAATATAAAATCTAAAATCAAAATAAAAATTGATCTATATTTGATCTATAACATAAAGATTAAATTAATAATATAAACAATGATTACATTACACAAAATCATAAAATATTTATCAGATGATACAATAAATTCTTCTTCATTTAACAAAAATATATCACATAGAGACATTAATTCTGATAATTTTCATATGGAAAATGATATTAAACGTAAATCAAATGATATTTTTACAATGTTAGAAACAACAATTATAGATTTTAGTATATTAGCAATGTATGATTATCAACAACAAAACATGTTTCCAAATAAATTCAGAGAAATTATTCCAGTTGGATCTTATAGATTTGGTATCAAGAATCTTCATCAAACAAACATGTCAATGGCCATATCAAATATATCATTTATAAATACCGTAAATATATTATTAAAACCGGAATTAAAAGGAGTTAATGCCGATACACAATTTCATTATTATAATTTGATGAAAGAATTTATATGTAATAAGATATCAGCAAATTATCAAATTGAGAAAAAACGTAACAATAAAAAGACACAAGATAAAAACAATCAAATGGTATTAGAAATAAAATCTGGTATAACAACACCAGATATTATTCAATATGTATGTAATTTATTTGAATTTAATTTATGTGTCTGTTATCTCAATGATAATAAAATTGATTATTATTATTCATTTCCTGAAAGTTTTACATATGTAAATTTATTTAAACCATTATTTTTCATGTCTTGTATAAATGATAATTACGAACCAATTATACAAACATACTCAAACATACAATTACAATCACAAACACAATCATCAGAACATAATTCTATGATACATGATTATGGATTATCAAATATTAACTGTTTGTTACACAAAGATATCATAAATCCATTATATCCATTAAGATTACATCCATTATTTTTAGAATATATAACCTTTTTAGATATTCCATTAAAAGATTATATTAAAATATGTGAATTATATTTCCAAAATGATGACAATTAATTAAATACAATTAAAATATGTGAATTATTATTAATTATAATTATAATTAATAATAATTATAGTGAATCAAATCATGTCAACTATCAAATATAGATCAACAAGTTATTACGATACACAATCAGAAGAAACTTGTTATGATGATGAAGAAGAATATTTAGATTTAGGTTATTTAAATTTGGGAAAATGGATGATGACGCCACAATATGCAAATATTAAAACATTAATTATTAATAATAATAACTTGAAAGAATTGCCTGTATCAAATTTAGATAATTTACGAGTATTGGATTGTTCGTACAATAATTTGACAGTGATACCATTTTATCCCCAATTAAGAGAACTTAATTTTAAAGCCAATAGTGTCAATAATTTACAAAATTACTCTGAGTCAAAGTTGATTATTTTAGATTGTGGACAAAATTCGTATATAAATATTGATTATAGTTTGCCATTATTAAAACATTTGTATTGTTCGGAATCGAATATCTCAAAAATAGAATCTAATAATTTTCCATCATTAGAAATTTTAGATTGTAGTTATAATTTAATGACTGATATTGAAACATTCGATAATTTAATTGAATTATATGCTAAAAATAACAATATCAAAAAAATAAGTATTATGAATAATTTAATAAGAATGAATGTAGATGATAATTATCTTGAATCAATTGATGTTTATAACAAATTACAAATATTATGCATCAATAATAATTATTTGACATCATTACCATTATTTCCACAACTAACTAAATTAATAGCCCGTTATAATAAAATCAAATCAATAGAATCTATGCCAAAATTACAATTTGCAGAATTAGCGTATAATCAAATTACATCTGTACCAATTCTTAATCAAATTCAATACTTATCAATATATGAAAATCCTTTAAAAAATTTAGATAATCTTTATCATCATATCAAAGAGATTGAAATTAATTATAATACTTATAAACATGCTTATGCTTGGTTATGTGACAAAATTAAATATATTAATATTCAAGTCAATCCTCATAAATTAGATCGTAAATTATATGAACTTAAACAATTTCTATCTGATAATTCTCTTGATATAATTCGTAAGAGTTTCATGGAAATTGAATTCGTTGATCGAAATGAAATGTTGAGATTTTTAGTTTTACAAATATATTGTGATAAGTATAATCTAAATCCAAGTGTAAATATAAATGAAAAAGAAGATTTTCAAAAACTTTTTTACATTATCAAGGAATTATATGAATCATTATTAATTATTTCATTATCATTTTGTACACAAATAGATCAAACCAGTGAATTTGTTTGAATTTATGCAACCATATTCAATTTTAATACTGGATGATATAAATAATTTTCTAATGTAAAATCTTCAAATTTATAATCAGTAATTTCTTTAGGAACAGAACAATTAATTTTTAATTGTGATAATTTGTATGGTATACGATTAAATATTTCATCTATATGGCTTAGATGTGTTTCATAAATATGAACGTCACAAATAGTATGAGTTAAAGTTCCAATATCATATCCTGTAAAATGAGCCATTATATGAGTTAATAAGGCAGCAGTACTAGTATTCCATCCTAATAATATATCCCAACTCCTTTGATACAAATGACAATTTAATTTACCTGATGTAACAGTGAATTGATATAATAAATGACATGGTGGCAATGCCATCTTATTTGTATCAGATGGATTCCATAAACAAATAATAATTCTTCTATTATTTGGATTTGTTTTAAGTAAATGAACACATTGTAATAATTGATCTTGACCTACATTTACATTTAAATCTACACCTGTAAGATTTTGATAATCTGCCCCAAAATGTCTCATTTGAAATCCATAACCTGGACCAATATCACCCTCTTCATAATTCAATCCAACTGATTCTAAATATTGTTTACTAGAATTACCGTCCCAAATTTTAATACCAATATTACTTAATAATTTTGTATTAGTATGACCTCGCATCATCCATAATAATTCTTCGACAATTCCTTTCCAAAAAGTTCTTTTAACAGTAACAATAGGAAATCCATCTTGTAAATTAATTTTAATACTAACATCATTGATTGATTTTGTATTACCATTACGTCCTAATCTAATAATTCCATTAGACATAACTTGTTTTAACAAATTCAAATATTGTAATTCAAATGGTATTGATTCATATTTGCTAATGGTATATTTTGTCATACAATTATTGACTAATATTTCCGTTTCAGATCTGTTAATAAGATTCATTTGATTAATTTTTCTTGTTACACTTTCTGGCAAATATTTATAAGTTATATCTTGAGATTCGAAATCAAGATTAATATCAATAAGACAATCATAAATTTTAGTAACTAAACCAGTATTAATAGCATTATCATATATTTCTGCACCACCTATCACAAATATATTGTTACAATCACCAGCATTATTTATAAATTTAATCGCATCAATAATATTAGATTCAACTCTGAGATTAAAATTAACATCATAAGTTAGTTTAATATTCCTACTTAAAATAACGACTTTTCTATACGGACATTTTTTACTGGTAAAAAATAATAGCATTTCATCCCATGTTTTTCTGCCAACAATTAAATAATTATATTTATTTCCGATACAAAAATCAACATAAGTTGTAATTCTATTAAAAAAATTTAAATCATTCGGAGCATCCCAAGGAATAAATGATTTAAACTTTTGGGTAGCACCAATAATATTGTTATTATTTCTGGCATATATTAAAGTTAATCCTAGACAATCTAACATGTTTTAATGATAATTTCAATTACAATTTCAATAATAGATTATTAAAATCATATCTTAATAATCTATTATTTATCAAATCAATCAACTTTTATTTCAGAAATTAATGAATTTACATATGTTAAAATATGATAATTTTGATCATAATTCAAAAAAAATATTTTTCTAATAATATTTTTAATCTTGCGATATTCATTTGAATTTTCTAAATTTAAACCAATAAAATAAACATTAGGATTATTTTTTGTAACTAATGTTTCATAACCATTAATCGGATAATTATAACGTAAATCATTAATATGATTCAAATGAAAATTTTTACAATCGGGATAATAATTAAAATATGAATTATACATATCAACAAAATCTTTATTGCCTACACGGTATGAACCATAAGTTATATTCTTGACTGTAATTTTAATATTAAAAATTCCAATTTTATAAGCACGTAAATAATATAAAGACATTACACTTGATAACGAACCACTAAAACTATGACCAATGAATGTCATTTTTATTTGATCAAGACTATATTTAACAATCAGATAATACAATATATTATTAATATGTAAATGTAAATTTAAAAAAATACGATAAATTAATTTTTCAACCATGACATTAGGAAATAATTTTGATTGGAAATTTTCACAACAATAATAATGATCTTGATATAATTTCTCTTTGGGTTTTATTCCATATAATTTATAATTTGAATCACAAAAGTAAAAAACTATTTGTTTACGTTTGATATTAAATTTATATCGAACGTGTCCGTGTTGATATAATAATTGTCCTATGTCACAATGATTATCATTGATATTGATATTACCATTATCACTATCACTAATACAATTGTCATCATTGTCATTAACACTGACATTATCATTGACATTTACTATATCATTTAAATCATGACCCAAATGATTTTTGATAAAATGATTTGGATTTTTAATTATTTCTTTCCATTTTGATATATTAATATCGGATAATGCATATAATATTAAACCATGTTTGATAAACTTTTTTTTTAATGTGATTTTTTGTATGATTTTTTGTGTGAGCATATTTAAAATATATGATAATAAAAAATTGAATTGATTTAAATATATTAAATTAACTAAAGATACTAATATATCTTTAATTAATATATACAATAACAATAATGACAGATGATATTAAATCATTTTTCGGAGATAATGTAACACAAATTGATGATATGATTAAATTATATCAAAAAAATAAGGATTTAGAACTTGAAGTATCATTTCTACAAAACGAATATTATCGATTTATTTATTTAATGAAAAAAATGATTGATATAACTAATGAAAATGATATTGAAAGTTTAACAATGCTTGATATTCAAATTCCGACCAGTGAAAAGGATAATGTAAGAGTCACTATCAATGATAGCGAACATATTAGTTACATTATTTCTAATTATATGAATAAACCCCATCAACTTGTACCTTATTTGCTTACCTTGGATGATAAAAATGATAAAGATAAGATAACAATTATACATAAAGACAGATCCAAACAAGTTAAACATCATTTGAAAGATTTAACCATGACAATAAGACTAACACCAGAGATCAAATTGAAAACTATTCCATTTATTAATACCGATCAAAATCAAGTCAATAATAAATTATATTATCGTTACAAAGAAAGAGTTTCTTTTAAAATCAAAAATTTTTCATTAGATTTGACTATAGTCAGAGAAGGAAATAGATTAGCAACTTTGTTACACCAGAATTCGCATTATGAAATTGAATTAGAAGTCCTAGATCAAAAAATTTCAACAAAATTATTTACAGAAACGATATTTGATATTAAAAAATTATTAGAAAATACATATATACCAATATCTAATTCTGAACAAAAAACTGTTATTGAAAGTTATCAACAATTACTGGGAATTAAAAACAGTCATCATTTATCGATTAGGTACGCATCATCATTTGAAATTAGTAATTTAAATGATATTCCATCTAAATATGCAGTAACAGATAAAGCAGATGGAGAACGATATTTATTATTTATAACAGATCTGGATTTAGTATATTTAATAAATAACAATTTGCATGTGAAGAAAACACCATTAAAAATCAATGATAAAAAATATCATAATACACTTATTGACGGCGAACTTATTGAGATCGACAATAAGAAAATATTTTTAGCATTTGATATTTTGTACACACAAGGTTTAGATTTTAGACATAATGAAAAATATACATTGAATGTTAGATTAAGATATTTAAATGAGATATTATTAAATGTTTTTGAACAGAAATTCTTCATCGAAAATTATTTAGATCATAATAAAGATTATCAATCAGATTTGGTTGAAAAATTTTATGATAATCAGATCAAAAAGTTTCTTAAAGTATTTGATACTGATGTGACTAATAGTAAAAATGATAATTTATTAGTTAGGGGTAAGATTTATTTTTTACCATATGGTACAGATCAGAGTGAAATATTTTTATATTCTAAAATTTTATGGGATAATTATAACTATGCTAATGTCAATTCCAATTCCAATTCTAAGAGTAAAAATAAGTTATATACATTAGATGGTTTAGTTTTCACACCACTAAATTATCCATATATGATAAAAGGTGATTTGCCCGAATTAAAATGGAAACCAGCCAGACAAAATTCGATAGATTTTTATATTAAATATGAAAGAGATGTTAATAATAATATTAGTTTATTTTTCGATTCAAATCAAAAACAAAATGCAACGAAATCATATCGCATATGTCATTTATACGTCGGATCTATAATAAATGGTTTTGAAAGACCAGTACCATTTGTAATCAATGGTACTAATCAAAGATCTTATTTGTATTTAGATGATAATCAAGTAAGAGATTTGAATGGAGATGTTATTGAAGATGAAACAGTAGTTGAATTTATTTATGATAAAACAACTGATGAATCAGTGGATAATGTTTATCGTTGGATACCAATTAAAACTCGTTATGATAAAACAGAATCTGTTATGAGATATCAAAAGAAATATGGAAATGAAATTCATGTTGCACATCGTATATGGAAAAGTATCAATCATCCTATTACAATTGATAATATATATACATTAAGTAAATCGGAAACATTCAATACTGAATTTACTAGATTAATGCAATCATTATCTGTAACAAATTCTAATTCAAATACCAATACAAACAAAAATAAAAATTCATATTATCAAAAAACAACTAAGTTAGCACAAAATATGAGATCATTTCACAATTGGATTAAGAAAAACATGATAATGTATTACTGTTTAAATAAAAAATCGGTTTTAGATATTGGATGTGGACGTGGTGGTGATATAAACAAATTTATTTCTGCTAAAGTAGAAAATTACGTAGGAATAGATATCGATTATAGTGGATTATATCAAATAACCGATTCTGCAGTCAATAGATATTCATCGATTAAACAATTCAATCCCGATATTACCAAAATGTATTTTATTCAAGCAGATGCAAATGCATTATTTAATGTTAATAGTCAAAATCAAGTATTACCAAATATGTCAAATGAAAACAAAAACTTAATAGAAAAATACTTATCAAGAAAATTCGACGTAATAAATTGTCAATTTGCAATACATTATTTTTTAGCCAATGATATCACATGGAATAATTTCATTAAAAATATCAAAGATAAAATAATAGAAAATGGTTACTTATTAATAACAACTTTAGACGGGAATATTTTAAAAAATAAACTAGAATCAAGAAATAAATACAGTTTATATTATACAACTAATACTGGCGAGAAACGATTGTTTTTTGAATTTGTCAAAATCTATTCAAATGATAACAAAAGTAATATAGGATTAGGCATTGATGTATATAATTCGATGATATCAGATGTTGGGATTTATAATAGAGAGTATTTGGTCGATAGTGATTTTTTGGTAAAGAGTCTTAAAGATTCATGTGATTTAAATTTAATAGAAAGTGATACATTTGAAAATGTCTTTAATAAACAAAAGAAATATTTTACTGAAGAATTAAATTCCAATAATGAAGACAAAAATATTATTGAATTTTATAAATTATTAGATTCAAAGAATTCTGATCAATATTCAACTGAAGATTTGGAAATTGCACGAGCAAGTTTTGAATATAGTAAAATGAATAGATATTATGTTTTCCAACAAGGTGAATTAGGAGCAAAGAATAGTATTAAAATTATTAATACTAAATCTAATGTTAAACCTACAAATACAGAATTTGACCTGACACAAATATTATCAGCAGCTACTCCTACTAAATGGAAATATAAAACTTATTTAGATCCAATGTTTAGTTCTGCTAATGCGAATGAAACATATCATCAAATGAAAGATTATTTTAAATGGACAATTGTTCCTAATGTATTTTTAATCAGACATAAAACATCAAATGAAACAGAAATAGTAAGTATTAAAAGTACAAATGATGCAGATGCAATAATCATTTATAAATCACTTGAAAAAGAATTTATGCCGGTTTATTACAAAGAGAAAAATAATGATAAACAATTTCTATTTCCTATGAAAGATGTCAACGTAATAGTTTAATTATATTATTAACAAATTACTAATATAATTAAATTTTATCTAATGAAATCCAATAATCCAATACACTAGAAGGTATATGTCCTTTAGAAACCATAGATTCAATCTCTTTTGTTGCAGTATCATGATCCATATCATTAAATAAAATTCTATTCTTAAAGAAAGTGACTAATGCATCACGTCTTAAAATCTGTTCCGATTCACTAAGAATAGTTTCAGTTTTAGGAGCATTCTTTTTCAAATCTTCTGGTAAATATTTATCACCTAATTGTTGGCCAAGTTCTAGTTCCGCATCATTAAGAGTAGTTTGACCAGATTCGATTTTTTTATTATATTTAATAAATTGATTTAACCATGATAAATCTTCATCAAAAATTACTTTTTTAAATAAACTTGGACTTGTTTCGAAAAATTCGGGAAATTCATCTGCAAGAATACCCATTTTATGTACTTTCGGCATCTTTTTCATATCTGAATCATTACAACGTTTTATTAAGTCTTGCACCCATGTTGTTACTTTTTTACTATCAAATGCCATCTATAATAAATACTAATAAATATACACTTTAAATATTTTCATTTTATAACCGCGCGATCGAGTTTTTCAATTGTATAATACTTGTAGTATTTTGTGATACAGATAGAGTGATTGATGTCTTAAATTGATTAAGTGTGGTTATTGACGAATTGATAGAATTGATTTGTGATGATAAATTATTTATTTGATCTGATAGTGAATTGACTTGGCTTGTAAGTGTACTAACTTGATTTGTCAATGGAAGTAGATTACTAATTTGGCTTGTAAGTGTATTAACTTGAGTTGACAATGAAAGTAGATTACTTACTTGACCAGAAAGTGTACTAACTTGGCTTGCCAATGGAAGTAAATTACTGACCTGACCAGAAAGTGTACTAACTTGGCTTGTTAATGGCAATAGATTAGTGACTTGATTAGAAAGTGTACTAACTTGGCTTGTTAATGGCAATAGATTAGTGACTTGACCAGAAAGTTTACTAACTTGGCTTGTCAATGGAGTTAGATTACTAACTTGACCTGAAAGTGTATTAACTTGGCTTGCCAATGGAAGTAAATTACTGACCTGACCAGATAGTGTACTAACTTGGCTTGTTAATGGCAATAGATTAGTGACTTGACCAGAAAGTGTACTAACTTGAGTTGACAATGGCAATAAATTAGTGACTTGACCAGAAAGTGTACTAACTTGAGTTGACAATGGCAATAAATTAGTGACTTGATTAGAAAGTGTACTAACTTGGCTTGTTAATGGCAATAGATTAGTGACTTGACCAGAAAGTTTACTAACTTGGCTTGTCAATGGAGTTAGATTACTAATTTGACCTGAAAGTGTATTAACTTGGTTTGTTAATGGTAATAGATTACTAACTTGACCTGAAAGTGTACTAACTTGGCTTGCCAATGGAGTTAGATTACTAACTTGACCTGAAAGTGTACTAACTTGGCTTGCCAATGGAGTTAGATTACTAACTTGACCAGAAAGTGTACTAACTTGAGTTGACAATGGCAATAGATTAGTCACTTGACCAGAAAGTGTATTAACTTGAGTTGTCAATGGAATTAGATTATTGACCTGACCTGAAAGTGTACTAACTTGAGTTGTCAATGGTAATAAGTTACCGACTTGACTTGTTAATGGTAATAGATTAGTGACTTGACCAGAAAGTATATTGACTTGGTTTGTTAGTGGTAATAGATTTGTGACTTGACCAGAAAGTTTACTAACCTGGCTTGTTAATGGTAATAGATTAGTGACTTGACCAGAAAGTGTACTAATTTGGTTTGTCAATGGAGTTAGATTACTGACTTGACCAGATAGTATATTAAATTGATTTGACAATGGCAATAGATTACTGACTTGACTTGAAAGGATATTGACTTGAGTTGCCAATGGAAGTAGATTACTGACTTGACTTGAAAGGGTATTGACTTGAGTTGCCAATGGAAGTAGATTACTGACTTGACTTGAAAGGGTATTGACTTGAGTTGCCAATGGAAGTAGATTACTGACTTGACTTGTTAATGGCAATAGATTAGTGACCTGACCAGAAAGTGTATTAACTTGACTTTTCAATGGTAATAGATTAGTGACTTGACCAGAAAGTGTACTAACTTGGTTTGTCAATGGAAGTAGATTACTGACCTGACCAGAAAGTGTACTAACTTGGCTTGTCAATGGTAATAAGTTACTGACTTGACTTGTTAATGGTAATAGATTAATGACTTGACCAGAAAGTATATTGACTTGGTTTGTTAGTGGTAATAAATTTGTGACCTGACCAGAAAGTGTACTAATTTGGCTTGCCAATGGAGTTAGATTACTGACCTTATCAGAAAGTGTACTAACTTGGTTTGTCAATGGAGTTAGATTACTGACCTGACTAGAAAGTGTACTAACTTGGTTTGTCAATGGAAGTAGATTACTGACCTGACCAGAAAGTGTACTAATTTGGCTTGCCAATGGAGTTAGATTACTGACCTGACTAGAAAGTGTACTAACTTGGTTTGTCAATGGTAATAAGTTACTGACTTGACTTGTTAATGGTAATAGATTAGTAACTTGACCAGAAAGTGTACTAACTTGTGTTGCCAATGGTAATAGATTAGTGACTTGACCTGTAAGTTTAATAACTTGACTTGTTAATGGTAATAGATTAGTAACTTGACCTGAAAGTGTACCAACTTGTGTAGTCAATGGTAATAAATTATTGACTTGATTAGAAAGTGTACTAACTTGATTATTTAATGGTAATAGATTAGTAACTTGACCAGAAAGTGTATTAACTTGAGTTGCCAATGGAAGTAGATTACTGACTTTATCAGACAGTGTATTAACTTGGTTTGCCAATGGAGTTAGATTACTGACTTGACCAGAAAGTGTACTAACTTGGTTTGTTAATGGTAATAGATTAGTGACTTGATCAGAAAGTGTATTAATTTGGCTTGTCACTGGCAATAAATTAGTGACTAGACCAGAAAGTGTACTAACTTGATTTGTTAATGGCAATAGATTACTGACTTGTCCACTAAGTATAGTAACTTGATTTGTTAATGGCAATAGATTACTGACTTGTCCACTAAGTATAGTAACTTGATTATTCAATGGCAATAGATTATTAACTTGACCTGTAAGTGTACTAATTTGATTATTCAATGGCAATAGATTATTAACTTGACCTGTAAGTGTACTAATTTGATTATTCAATGGCAATAGATTATTAACTTGCCCTGTAAGTGTACTAATTTGATTATTTAATGGTAATAGATTACTAACCTGTCCACTAAGTATAGTAACTTGATTATTCAATGGCAATAGATTAGTGACTTGACCGGTTAATGTACTAACTTGATTATTCAATGGCAATAGATTAGTGACTTGTCCAGTAAGTGTACTAATTTGATTATTCAATGGTAATAGATTAGTGACTTGGCCAATTAGTGTATTAACTTGATTATTCAATGGCAATAGATTATTAACTTGTCCACTAAGTGTACTAACTTGATTTGTCAATGGCAATAAATTACTAATCTGTCCCGCAAGTGTATCAACTTGTGGGACAATATTTTGAACTTTAATTAAAGTAGAATATGTTTGATTAAAACTGACAGATGTTTGTTCAAGACTATTATTTAAAGTTTGATTATTTAAATTTAATGTAGAAATTTCATTATTAATATCATCAAAATTTAATTCAAATCTATTTAATGAAAATAGACTAATATTATAAGTTTGTTCAATAAGAGAAACAATACTGATGACATTATTTACACTTAATATATTGGTCAGATCAAAATTCGGATCTAATGATGACCATTGATTTACAATTGTATCAGTAATTACAAGATTTGATAGATTGGATTGAATATAATTAATAATAGATGTCGCAGTTGTTACGATAGAAACAGATTGTGATAATAATTCTAATGTATCTGAATCGATATTGAAACTTGATAAATTTTGATTCAATGTTGTAATATCATTACCATATAAATTTAGCAAATTGTATAATTGATTAATGTTAGCATTATTTGGATTAATAGATTTTAAATTTGTAATATATGTTTTAAAATCATTAACATAATTCAAATTAGCAATTCTAATATAAATACCCAAAACATTTAACAAAAAATTGGTAGTGGTTATTGTTGCCATATAATTTTATAATATAATATTATATTATAAAATTTCTGAATTTTCGAATGCATGTTATTTAATTTTGTAAAATTATTTAATTTTGCAAAATTAAATAATTGAATACATATTTGGTTTTATGGTATGGACTATATTCGTATTTGGTTTTGTAATTTTCATTTTACGCAAATAATGTTTCAATTTATTAACACGATTTTGAATTCTAATTAGATCAAAACCATGTTTAACAATCATAAAGTCAATTAATTCGTTTTCTTGACATTGTTTCAACTCGACATGGATTTGATTTGGTTTAATTTCTTTGTGTGCATCTCTGTAATAATCTCGTGCTTGTAACATGCATTCAATATCAATATTAATATTTGGATTTCGATTTTGTAGTTTTTCTAATATTTCATTTAGTGAACTATATCTGCGAACTAATTCATAAGCGCGCGCCGATCCTATCTTTGGTATAGGATCACAATAATCACATCCAAGTAAAATACACATATCAATAAATTTAGACATGTCAATTTTCAATCCACTTAAGACACGTTTGAGACTTATGACAGTGATCTCTTTGTTTTTGTTCATAAATCTTGACATATCTTTGAATAAATATGGTGCGCCAAATGCAAGGATATCACTATCATCACTACAAACACCATCAACATATCCATTCATAGCTAAATAGGCTAATACAATATCTGCCTCAGATGGCGCTATAATATAAGGTATACCCATTAAATCAAGTAAAATTTGCGCCTCGGTTACGTCTGATTTAGTGATAGAATATGTTCTTTTAAAATATTTAATTTTGTCTTCTCGGGTTAAATCTGTATTATTTAACATTGTTTGCGCCTCTTTACGTAACTGTCTACGTTGATTCAAAGTATTGCTTTTAATTTTCGGAGACTTTCCATCAAATACATAAATTGGTGTAATACCTAATTCTAAAAATTTAATATTTTTAAAAAACAATCCATATATATGACTTGTAATAGCGCCTTTTTCATTTGTTAAATCACGACCACTATTACGTAATGCAATAATTATTTGATAAATTACCAAACTTGCATCTATCGCTATTACTTTTCCAGAAAAATCATCGAATTTTTTCTTTGTCATTGCTTTAGGTACGTATTTAGAAATGAGTTTAGTTAATCCTAATATTCCCATTATTGTATGTTAGATATGTAAATTATAAGTTTGAATCTAAGATTAGCTTATAAAACATATTTATTTTTATATTAAGTTTTATTCCCTGATTTAATCTTTTTACACATGTACATAGAAAAAGATGAAATATCAACTTTTTAATAATATTTTTATATCAATCTTGAAAATAATAAAATGATTAACACTACTTTTACAGAAACAAGTGAACTACTTGATAACGTATCTAATTCATCTTATTCAAATGAAGAATGTTTTATTTGTTTAGAACGAGTTAATATCAATGATTTTCAAAATATAATTTCACCATGCAAGTGTAAAACTTATGTTCATAGAAAATGTTTCTCAGATAAACAAAATTATAATTATAATATGGTATGTGAAACATGTTGTAGTACATATGATCATAATATTGTTTTTATTGATGTTGTTACAGAAACAGAACCAAAATCAAATATCAAATCAAATACCAAATCAAATTTAATTCCAATAGAAGATATTGAACCTGAAATTGAACGATATGAACCATTAAATACAAATACAGTCATATGTACTAAAAATAATATCACAGTATGTTTACTTATATCTTGGTTTGTATTTACAACTTTAGCAATTATAGCATTGTTGGTGATTTACCTCTAAAAAGTTTGAATTATAATTATTTAAAATGTATTTTTAAAATTATAATTTATAAAAAATGTCCATATTTGCATCTAGATCTACTATTTTCTTTTATATCGCGGCAATATTTATATGCCTTTGTTTATATGCCATTGTTTTTATGGTTTGTTATAATTTAGATGCCTTATCTGAAATGGCACTGGCACCATTGCCGTTGAAGAGATACCTTATCCTTAGATGCATCATTGTCGTTGAAGGATACGCTATCCGAAATGGCATTATTGACGTTGAAGGATACGCTATCCGAAATGGCATCATTGTCGTTGAAGGATACGCTATCCGAAATGGCATTATTGACGTTGAAGGATACGCTTAAAAAGTTGAATTATGATTATTTTATTTAGTGAATATTAAATAATTATGATAATATAAATATGGTTCAAGATTATATAAGTTTTGTCGACCCATCATGGGCAAGTGAAGAGATTGAAGTATTAATACCAATTGAATCAGAAGCTACAAGTTATTTTGATATAATCAAAAATATAATTATTTGGTTATTCAACTTATGAAATAAAATTGATTTTAAAAATTAATGTATTCATTGTTAAAATCAATTCTAAATATCAAAGTAATTTTACAATTATGCATTTTATATCATATTTGAAGAATCCATTCAAATGGATGTATAATAAATGTTATCCAAATTATTGTGATAGTGAAACAGTTTCATTATCTGAAATAACGACAGAACCATTAAATACAAATGATTAATAATTTTTATTATTAATCATTTTATTTTATCAAAATTCTTATCGTAAAAGCAATCCATAAATTTTCCCACGATTATTATTCTCTTTTATAAAGAGATCAAATTCTTTTATCAAGTTTATTTCTGATATGTCAAAAGTTTTTATTAAATAATAGGGATAAATACCAAGATAATGATATCCTATTTCTAAACATATGTTCAAATTATTAATTGAAACAATGTAATGTTTATTATTCGGATTTGAAACAAAATTAATAAAAGCCCCATAATTCTTGAATTGATAATATTTTCTTTTTAAAGATTTTCTACAATATGGACATTTTTTACTTGTTTCTTGATAAATTGAATTAGAATTTGAATTAGAATTAAATCCCCAGTACAGATTAATACATTCTGCATGAAACTTATGATTACAAATTAATTTTAAACATGATTTTTCTCTTAATAAATCCATACATATGGGACACATTTCATTATAATCTAGTGAATCTTCTGTAATTTGATAATTTTGATTCAAAATATCTGTAGAAATAACATTACCATAATCATCAATTGGTTGATCGGTTTTATATAAATGGATATTATCTGTACACAATGGATCATATTTCAATTGCATATTACTACAACAAAATTTAATTACATCATAATAAGAATTATCATTACCTTGTTTCATTGCATTAGTTAATAATTTTTCAGTATAATAAATAGGCAATTTGCATAGCATCGTCCAAGCCAATACAAAATTTAATTTACAGTTATCGAAATACTCAACATTCAATTTTGGATCAACATCATAAGATAATTTTAATCCACTGATTCCCCACCATTCTAATAATTTGTAATTTGATGTATGTAAGGCCCTTTCTAATGGTAAATGAGTGTATTTTAATTCAAATAAATGTTTATAATTAATCCATGCATTCAATATGTCTATATTGTCACACTTATCCATAGCATCTGATGTGTATGTTAAATTATATTTTTTCATTAAACCAAAGAATACATTTAGATTATAAAAATTATGGTTGGAATTAAAGTATGTATCTACTATTTTATCACATTCATAATAAGAACCGAATTTTTCTCTATTATCACCCCAAACAGAAATCACTTTAATATTTCCAATTCTGGCACAATCATTTAAGATATCATTGAAACATTTTTTTATTTTAAAACATTTTAACCAAAATAATATAACATTATCTGACAATCCTGATTGCAAAATAGTTTTTTTATCAAATTCAAAAATAAAATTTCTGCGTAAATTGTTAATCAATATTAATTCTAAAATTTTAATATCATCCTCAGTAAAACTAAAATTTAAAGATAAATGATTGACAAATTCCGAATCAATTTTACAGTATTCAATATCGGCATTTTGTAACCACCATTTTAATACCCAATTTAATTTTTTATTAATAATGTAATTTATTACCTTAGGTTCGTTATTCAAATTATTTATATTAAATATATACCAATTTTTCATTTCAAAAGGATTATACATTTCGTCTAACTTATAAAGTCTTTTTAAATATGTCGTGTTACGAATATATGTAGGATTCTTATTGATAGATGGTTCGAATTCAAATCTAGGAACACTATATATCGCATCCCCATACCCATATTGTGGTTTATCAACATGTTTAGTTTTTTTGTTCCTATGATTACGCATGATTTAAATATGATAAAACATTAAGATAAACATTAAAACTAACTAATAATATGCCATATTAATAATATTTCAATTTTTTATTTATCATTAAATTATAATGTCCATTGCTATAATTTTACCAAATCAATTGTTCGCATTAGAAAATCTACCATATGAAATAAAAACTATAAAACAATTCATTATAGTAGAAGATACATTATATTTTAATGATAATGAAAGAAAACTTAATTTTAATCCATTGAAACTGATTTATCAACGGGCTTGTATGAAATATTATCATTCGTATTTAATGAAAAACAATTTTAAAGTAATTTATCTGAATTATGAATCAGATTATAAATTTTGGCTTGAATTCTGTTATAAACATCATAATAAAGATTCTATTTTTATAATAGATCCAACAGATCATTTGTTAGAATCAAGAATAAAAACATTTTCTAAATCAAAATCACTCAATATTAAATATTTTGAAAATCCTGCTTTTATTAATACATCTGTTGAATTAGAACAGTATTTATCTTCTAAAAAACAAAATAAAAGATTTTCTATGTATCATTTTTATGTTTCACAACGTATTGATAGAAATATTTTAATCAATCATAGTAAATCTATACCTACACCAATCGGCGGTGAATATAGTTATGACAAATACAATCGCAAATCATTTCCAAACAAAAAAGAAACATTTGATGAATTTGTCAAAAAAAATAATATAAAGTACTTGCCAAATGTCAAATATAATTATAATGAATATTCAGAAGCAATCAAATATATTGAAAATCGATTCAAACATTTGATTGTGTTATATAATAAAACTTATGAACCAAATAATGTTTATTACTATCCGATAACACATATAGATGCAATCAAACATTACAATAATTTTTTAAAATACAAATTACAATATTTTGGTGATTATCAAGATGCTGTAGAATATCACAATCCTTATTTGTTTCATAGTGTTATGTCTCCTATGATGAACATAGGATTGATTTCTCCTAAATTAATGTTAAACAAAATATTGGATAAATTCACTCAAATGAATAAAAACAAAAAAATATTGTATGCAATAGAAGGTTATATCAGACAATTATTTTGGAGAGAATATACCAGAATGTTATATTTGTATTATTACAATACAATGAAAAAGAATTATTTGGGAAATGATCGTCATCTTGATATGACTTGGTATACTGGAACAACTGGGATTCTTCCAATTGATATTACTGTTAAACAAGCATTCAAATATGGTTATTTACATCATATTAATAGACTTATGATCATGTGTAACTTTATGAATTTATGTCAAATAAAACCAGATGATGCATATAAATGGTTTATGGAATTCAGTTTGGATAGTTATGATTGGGTTATGATTTTAAATGTATATTCAATGGGAATGTATGCAGACGGCGGATTGACAACAACAAAACCGTATATATCAAGTTCTAATTATATTATGAAAATGTCTAATTTTACTAATACTAATTCCAATTGGAGAGAAATATGGGATGCATTATATTATAATTTTATCAAAAATAATTATAAAAAATTAAAGGGTCGTGCATCAATTTTCAGATTTCAATATGATCATTTAACATCAGAACGTAAAAATGAAATTGTTAGTATCTCTAGAAAGTTTTTGCATAAAAATTGAAAAATTTTCAAACTAATAATTTGTAAAATGATGACTTAATTAAAATGACAACTAATAAATCAGATGACAAATTATTACAAGAAATATTAGTCGATTTAGAAAAATTAGAAACAGATTCAAAATCTAGATCAAAACAATTAAATAAAAAATTATTATTTGTAATTAATAAAAGAATGCCCATAACGTGTATTATTATAAATATTATGATAATTTCAATGATAATTTCGATTTTTTACGCCTATATATTTGGTTTATTTAGACAAACTTTGACCAATAATTTTAAAAGTTGAAAATTATTTATGTTAAGTTGTAGTTCTAATTACATTTTAATTTAAATTAAATTAACATGGCGACATCTGAATCATCTGAATCAACAGAAATATCATATATATATATTAGTAAGGACACATTCAATTGTATTATTGTAGGTATAATGATCATTGCAAGTATTTTGTTGATTGTTTATAGTTTAGTTGTCGGTTTTCCCCAAAATTAAAAATTGAAAATATTTTTGAATAGAACACACAATATATTATATTGAATTTTTAATTAAATTTAAAATGGCATCTGATCAACCTAACCAATCAGAAAAATTTACAGAAGTAAATTTACAATTGAAAGAAGTAGTTGGAATTATGTCTACCAACTTAGAATTGGTCATTGAACGAGAACATAAATTAAATGATTTACAAGAATCAACAGAAATTTTAGAAAAAGATGCAAGAAGTTTCAGAAATAGATCTAGTCAGTTAAAAAGAAAATTATGGTATATGAGTACTAATTTAACAATCGCATATGTATCTATGGCTATGGTAGTGATTATAACAATTATTTTGATTATTTTTTCTGCGGCTGGTGGTTTTAATAAAAATTGAAATTAGAATTTTTGTAATTTCTAATTACAATGATTAATTCAAATTAATTCAAATTAATACAAGTTAAAATGAATAACGAAAGTACTTATAGAATCATTGAACTGACAAATGAATCTGAATTTGATTTTATTGATACTTGGTATGAATTATCAAAAAATACCAAAGAAACACATGATCCCAGAATGAAAAATAACCAAGATGATATCAAGGTTGATGTAACAACAAATGATCTAGAAAATGAAAATGATTCTTATCCAAGAATGAATAATAACAACACGTATATTGTCATTTATTCAACAGTAATCAGTGTTTGTATTGGTGCAGTTATTGGATATTTTTATTTATCATGAAAATAAAATTTGATAATAAATAATTCTATCTAACCTATATACAATTATTGGTAATGTATTAATAAAATGAATTTATTTGATAAAGGAAAACAAAAAGACACCTATATAGAAATTAATGATAACAGTATTTTAAATTTCACTAATATATCCAAAGATACATCTGAATTGATATTGCAGATTGATAATTGTATATTACAATTAGAGAATATTGATAATCAGTTAAATTTAGATAATGTTGATCTTTTAATAAATGAAATTAAAAAATGTATAATGTCCGTTTATAACATTATAGAAGATTTTGAAAATTTAAAAATTACAAAATTACAAATAAATATTGCTATAAATATTCGTAAGGCCATAGCAGTTGATTTACAAAAAAGAATTATTTTATTTCGTAAAATAAGTAATAATTTCAACGATGATTATTTTCAAAATGATATTGCAGATATTATCAAAAATAATTCTTGTAAAGAAAAATTAAAAAAATTATCTGATGAGTTAATTATAATTAGTAATAATCTAAATTCAATAATTTTATTGAGAAATGAAACACAACCATTAGTTTCAAATTCTGATTATAATGACGAAGAATTACTTATTTATAATGTACGTAAGTTATACAATAAAGATAATTCTTCATATCAATATTGTGTCGTACTTATTTGTATATTAATTGTTGTTATCATGCTAGGTGTTTTAATATTCAAAGCCATTGATGATTGGAAATAAAGATTGGAAATAAAAATTGATAATAAATTGTTTTGATGTTAGTATTGATTATTTAGTGATAATCAATATCAACATCAAAATGGATATGTATACTATTCCAATTGAAATATTTTATTGGACATTAACATACAATGTATTAATATATCTATTTAGACCTATTATTAATGAAAAAATAAATAGATATTTTGTTTTAGTCATAATTAGTTTATTAAATAGTATTTATTTATCAATATACACTACGTATTTAATGTATTGTTTTGAGTTAGATTACAAAAATAATGAATACAATATACTTTATGTCCAATATCCGAAATTTGAAGATCCAATTAAATCAATCATGGCTTATTTAATCTTCGATTTGGTAAATATGTTAATGCAAAAAAATACAAAAGATTTAGACATGATATTTCATCATGTTTATAATTTACTGATTTGTTCAATTTGTCTTTACTATAATTGCGCCCAATGGATTGTGATGTTCTGTTTGTTCAATGAATATTCGACGATTCCATTATCTTTATGGAGAATCTTTTCGATTTTAAAAAAAGAAAACATTCATTATTTTGATAAATTAATTATTCCAACAAATATATTATTTGTTATTTCATTCTTTGCATGTAGAACTTTTTTACTAACATATGTTATTTATTTATTATATCCTATTGTCGCAACACTCCCTAATGAAGTAAATCATTTACATGTTTTGATAATATTATTTATGTGTCATTACGGCCTAAATATTTACTGGACGGTACAAATAATTTTAAAAATACTTGATGTACTAATTAACATGTTAATTGTTAATAATGTTATGTAATAATATAATGGTCTTGATACGGATATTGTTAATAATATTGTTAATAATAATATGTGTATACGTCTATAATAAATCTATATCTAATTCAAATTCTAATTCAAAATTAGAAGAATCATTTGTCTCATTGAATGGTTTAAATCCATTGAGATCATTTGATGATGCTTTAAATTCAAGTCATAATTATAATTATTATGCAGTAGATGATCCAACAATTCCAAATTTATTGTACCAAGAGAAAAATTATCTGAATAACATTAATCCAAATAGGTTAACAAATTATCAAAATTATTTTGATTCATTACCAGAATATTCCGATGCATTATGGAAGAAATTCTATTATTGGGTTGATAATATTCCAGATAGAATTGCAGACTGTGGTAACATATCTTCTCCTACAGAAGGATTACCCGTTCCGGATTATTCTTCTGATAAATTTTTCAGATACGGTAATGTAAAAGTAAGACAAGATTTGATCGGATCGAATTATAATGATTATGCATCATCTGTACCGGCAGATTTTGAAACAAATAGAAATTATATTATGGTAATGAATCCAAGCAGAAAAAGATTTAATACTGATTTTGTATTCCAAGGGGCAAATTATTATTATGCATAATAATAATAAATCATCTCTTATACAGTATATGTATAAATTAATAAAATTAAAATCAAATAATTTTTGGACTAATATGGGAATACCAGAATGTTCCGGATATCCATCAATGCCAACTATTTTGCCCAAGGTTAAAAGAATCATAGCCATTGGAGATATTCATGGTGATTATGACTTAGCAATTAATAGTCTCAAATTAGGCAAAGTCATTGATAATGACCTAAATTGGATAGGAAATGATACAATTGTTATTCAAGTAGGAGATCAAATCGATAGTTGCCGTCCAGATCCGGGAAAATATGATTGTCATAATGTTGAACAGACTAATGATAAAGCCGATGATATTAAAATATTAAATTTTTTTACACAATTAGATTATCAAGCCCGTCAAAAAGGTGGGGCAGTATATTCATTATTAGGTAATCATGAAATAATGAATTCGAATAAAATATTTGATTATGTTTCTTACAATAATTATTATAATTTTAATTATCAGAGTCTATTCGGTCCAACGGGCAGACAAAGCGCATTTAAACCCGGTGGTCCAATTGCAACTGAATTAGCATGTACACGTAATTCAATTATGATCATTGGTAGTAATTTGTTTGTACACGCTGCATTATTACCGTCTCTAGTTAATGATTTAGATTCGATAGATATTGATAATGTGACTAAATTAACTTACATTAATAATCTTGTTCGAAAATGGTTATTAGGTAAAGATAATTTAAATAATCCAAATTTAGAAAAAATATTATTTGATCCAAATATATCACCATTTTGGGCAAGAGTATTGGGAAAAATACCGGCTAATGAAACAATGAAAAATACTGATTGTAACACTTATGTCAAACCAATATTAAATATATTAAAAATTGGCAATTTAGTAATCGGACATACGCCACAATTATATAATAATGCAAATGGCATCAATGGTACTTGTTCTATGAATGGAATAAATACAGTTCATCGTGTTGACGGTGGATTTGCAAATTCCATTAAAATATTCTTTCCAGACAGACATATTATTCAAGTATTGGAAATTTTAAATGATAATACTTATAATATTTTGACTCAAAAAGATTAATAATTATATAATATTTGACATATTACATAATTATTTATTAAAAAATTATAATTGAATATTATTAAAGATTATATTAAAGATTATATTAAAGGTAATCACTGGCATTATTTTGCGCTAAATCTTTAGCTTTAGATAATTTTTGATCTATATCAACATCATCACCAAGATTCTTTTTAGCATCATCCATAACTTTTTTAGCACTATGAATAACATCTTTTCGTTTTAGATTTTTAAATTCTGGTAATGTTTGCATAAATTTAACCAAAGATAAAAAGGCCATAAATGATGGATTTGCACCACGTTTTGATTTAGTTGGTTTTTCTTGTACATTATCATTGTTATCAAGATCAAGAGATCCACGTGATCTTGATCTATTTTTCGATCCTTTTGTCCTATAACCGCCAGTGTATGTCATAGTATATTGAGAAGGATTGACAGTATAGGTATTACCATTATTAGCACTACCATTATTAGCACTACAATTACCACCATATTGATATTGACTTTGGTCTTGATTCCAAGATCCATTATTATTATTTACTGCACATGTTCCACCATATTGACTTTGATATTGACTTGGATTTTGATTCCAAGATCCATTGTAAAAATTGTTATCTGCGCCACAATTTCCACCATATTGATATGACCCATTATAAAGAGATGCATTGACACTCCTAGAATTTGCCAAAGCACTGTCATTATAATTCCCGGCAGATTGAATACTTTTAGCATTATCCCATAACGAAAGCAATTGTTGTTCCATCTGTTCATAATTACCACCAGACATATCTTTGATACTTTGAGATTTATCTTTAACACCATCATCGTCATAATCGATAAGTGTTATATGAGAGTCATCAGATTCATCATTCATACTCATAGACATTGATATTGATTATATTACTATATTTAGATTATATTTCATTTGATGAATTAAGTATAATACTTAAATACTTAAGGAAATTCCTGATAATAATAAAAATATTAATAATTACTATTAGGAAATAACATGTCAAATAAGAAATCAAAATCAATTAAAACATTTATTGTTAAATCAAATGAATCAAGTTCTAGTGAATTGGATGCGATATTGAATATTAGTACAAGTTCGAATACTGAATTTGAACCGTCATTAGATCCTATTATTAATAACGTCAAACATAATTCATCAAAAAGTGATGAATCATCTCAAAGTCAAAAACGTAGAACTGGAGACAATATAAGTCATCGCATGGAATTTATTCGTGATTTATTAGGTAACAATCAATTAAAACCATTAATTAATGTTGATGTATGTGATTCGACAGATTTTATTGCAACTGAAAATTTTATTGGTCATAGTCATCAACACGGACCAAATGAAGAATGTAATGATATAAGATGTACTATAAATAAGAAATTTTTAGATGTAACAAATGTTTTTAAAACTCTAGGTGTAAAATTAATTTACATTAAAAGCGGTAGTACGGGTCATACTTTTAAAGGTCTATCAAAAAGTGATGAAAATGTTGTTTTTGGAGTAAAAGTTGTAGCTTATCCCATTCGTGATAAATATGGTAATATCAATAATGCATCCCGACCAGAAAATGCAGAATTACGTATGATCAAACTATTATCTTATTTTGTCGTGAACAGACATACACCACATATAGTATTACCAATAGCATCATTTAATACTAGTATTAAACCATTTATTAACATACCAAAAGAAATAATAGATGTTAGTAACAAAAAAAATAAACGTTATAGAGAATTCATAGAAAAATATCAAAATGAACAATTACATAATTATGTATCAATATTGATTAGCGAATGGGCAGATTATGGAGATCTATTAGATTATATACGTAATAATTATGAAAAAATAGATTTACAAACATGGAAAGTTATATTTTTTCAATTACTTTCTGTTTTAGCTGTGATACAAAAACGTTATCCTGAATTTAGACATAATGATCTTAAGGCGAATAATGTTTTAGTACAAAAAGTTAAAATGTCTGCGCCTAATAATAAATATAAATATACTATTAATGATTGTGATTTTATTGTACCTGATGTAGGTATACAACTTAAATTATGGGATTTTGATTTCGCATGTATACCTGGAATTATCGATAATTCTAAAGTTAGCGCAGATTGGACAAAAGAAATTAATGTTAAACCAAAAATGAATCAATATTATGATTTGCATTATTTTTTTAATACATTAATTAAACCAGATTTCTTTTCACAATTTTACGTCGGTAATCATGTACCAAATGAAATCAAAGAATTTGTTCATAGAATTATACCAGAACAATATCGTAGTGGTACTAAATACGTTACGGAAAAAGGACGTATTTTAATAAATAAAGAGATTACAACACCATTTAAAATTATTACAATCGATCCATTGTTTAGTGATTTTAGATTATTTAGAGTCAAACCTAATAATAGAACAAAATAATTATTAAGAATTTTATTAATATTAATAAAATTTTTAATAATTAAATTAAATTATCATAATTGATAGCAGTCATACGCATACGAAATTATATGATGTATAGAAATTATATTTAGTATTATTATATTCATAAATTATAAATAGTTATGTCTACAAATACAAATGATGAAAATTTATATTCAAATCTGGATAAAATGATTACACTACTATATGACTATGTTTATTTGAAAAACGTAAATAATTATCAAATCAAATACATTGATGCAACACAAATGTCTTTAATCAAAATAAAACAACCAACAACATATGATTATTCAAATGTATTTAATGCATCATTTAAATTTATGTCATTATTTCCAACCGGTTTAAATGATATGAAACAAGTTTTATTTAAAAGATATTCAAATGATTCTTATTCAAGTACTTTACGGATTATTCCATATATTAATCCAGACACAAGAGATAATTTGAATGATCCAATCAATGTAAATAAAATTATTAAAACATTATTGAGTGAATTGGTTATTTCTGATAAAACAACAAATATTTTGTTACCCATTATGAATTTTGATATGAGTAAACAAGAATTAAAGGATGTTAGCTTGGACAATGATATTGCATATGGTAGTCCTAATGATATTGGTCTAAATGAATTATCTAAATATGCAACAACATATGATTATTTTTCAATAGAAATAACAGAACATTATTTCAAATTTGATAATCTAAAGAATTATTTAGACAAAAATGTATTGAATGTCAATACATGGTTTTCAATATTATATCAAACGGCAGATGTGTTATATCAAATTAACATTCTATATCCGGGATTTAGACACAATCAATTTAATCCAGAATACATAGAAATGTATTATAAAAATGATACAAGTTTGGATTTAATTATGCCAGAAATTAAGATATCTAATTTCTTTTTATCACAAATTGAAAATTTAGTATTGAATACAATTATTTCAAAATACAACATAATATACATTCCAACTAATTATTCTGATTATTTTCATTTATTAGCTTATTTATGGGAACATTATCAAGAACAAATTACTGTTCATGAAGAATTAGTAGAATTTTGGAATGAATTTTTTCCCGTAGAATTGAGAGATCCCAGTTTGAGATTAAACATAAACAAATGGAAAGCGATTTCTATTGAAGATCATGGAAAATTAGATTTGAAAAATATCCGTCAACATTTAAGTGTCAAATATAATAATACTGAAAAAAAATCTAATGATAATAATATTATGTCTAATAAGAATAAAAACAAATATGACACTCCCACAGAAACTGATACTGCATATTTTAGTACAAATAATAGTAAACATATGAGAGTATCTGATGATTACAAAGGTGCTGGTTTAAAATTAAAATCAGATAATCGTGTCAATGGTGTTAGATATTTAAAACCAGTTTCAAAATCATATTATCAAGATATTAATGGTTATCCTTATGAGAATCATAAATATTATGGCGGTAAAACTAAGACTAGTAAAACAATATCCAAAGGTACTGGTTTAGAGACTACATCATCTGATGAATCAAATCATGATAGTTTAAGTGATTCATCTGATGGTAGCCCGATTAGTAGTGTTAGTCAATCGATATCATCTCAAAGTCAATCAAATTCACAATCACAATCTGAATCACATACACCAAGACCAAAAAATAATAAAAAATATGGTAGCAATAATTATTCTGATAACAGTTCAAGTGAAATTTCTGTAAGCAATAGTGATCAAAGTAGTGTATCTATAACACCGTCTGAAAGAGATAAATCAAAAAAATCACATAGAACAAGAAATTATAATACTAAATCTAGTGAAAGTCATAATAATAGTAGCGAATATACAGATGAACGTAATGTTAACAAAAATTCATTTGCTAAATTATTTGGCGTTAATCCCGGACAAAATATGAATAGTCAAATGACAAATAAAGTGGATTACAATGCATTGACAACACCAAATCCTAAACAAATGCAACAACAAAATCCGTTAATGATGCCTAATCAATATCCAGATATGCCATATTCCGCGCCAGAAATTCCGTATCCGCCTGAAATGGCATTCAATCCTACACAAATTGCCCCTAATGATTTTTCACGTGTAGAAGCCATGCCCATGTCAATGCCAATGCAACATGGACAATATCAACCACCACAGTATCCTATTCAATCGCAACAATATCCTATTCAATCGCAACAATATTCTATGCAACCACAACAATATCCTATACAACCACAACAATATCCTATACAACCACAACAATATTCTATGCAACCACAACAATATCCTATGCAACCACAACAATATCCTATACAATCACAACCACAATATCAACAAAATCCGGGTTATAATCCTAATTATAATACAAATCCAGTTCAAATACAACAAAACCTTGATCCTAATCAACCAGTTTTTTTTTAAAGGGGGGTGCCGATAACGATAATGATTTAAGTGCCGTTGTAGATACTAATACTAACACAAATAATCAAACAAATGTTAGTAATACAGTCAACGACCGATCGGTGCCCCAACAAACACAACCCCAATCACAAACACAACCATATATTGGACCTACTCCGTCTAGTACAACAGTGGTAAATACTAGAAATACTCCTAATAATCCATACATATCGAATGATAACAGACAAACATATCAAAAAAATAATTCATCACAAGTGCCATTTCGTCCACAAAAATTACCACCTAATGTAGAATTAAAACCACAAGTAAAACTAGAAGTGTTTCAACCACAACTCCCGCCAGAAAAACCAACATATAATTATCCATTATACGGACAAAATATTGGTCCGAATACATTTATTCCAACATCAGTTTATAATCCCATGCCAAATTTACAATTACCTGTACAAAAAATTTTTAATATTACCATGCCAAATCCTACTGGTAGCGGACATGTACAAATGAATCAAATATATGAATCTGTTTTACCGGGGAAAGATTATTCGTTTACTTTTGCAACACTTGGAGAAAGATTATCATTGTACCATTATTTAAGACAAATATTTTTCAAAAGATATGATGGAATAGAAACATCATTAGACGGTAGAAATAATAGTATTTTAAGTTATATCAAATTACTTGATATCAATCAATTAGGTTATTCTAATTTAACAAATAATCCTTACAAAATATTACCATATGGTTTATTAGTATATAAATCATGTTATCCTGTTAGATATGATGAAATATCTTCTGTTACATGCCAACGTCAATCCACTGGAATAAATTTGAGAATATATTCATTAAGTCATGCAGAATATTGTTTATACAAATGTCGTAACCCATTATATTTAGCATATGATGTTTGGCGAGAACTTGCATATTATGAATATGTTCGTGAAGAAATTTTAAAGAAAAAGATTTGTCCTAATTTTGTTATGTTATACGGATTCAATTTCTGTAGTAATAGAAATATAGATTTTTTCAAATTAAAACAACAACAATTAACACAAAAAGATATGATCACATTGGGTTATCAAAGATTTATTACTTGTCACACACACAAAATATTACAAAATATTATTCATGATTTCGAAACTGCATTATTACAAGGAAGAATTACAACATTACCAGATGAATCTGATCCTAATCTACAAGCATATAGTGGTAATTGTTTGATATTAATGACAGAAGCGCCTACAAATAATATGTATAGTTGGGGATCAAGGATTTATGATTCATATGGTGTAGTCAAGAAGATGATCAGTAATGGATATTATAATGATAAAATATGGCAAAGTATTATTTTTCAATTAATGGCCGCAATGTATGTTATGTATATTAACGGATTATATTTACGTGACATGACAATTGCCGATAATGTTTACATAAAAGATTTATATGCTGAAGGTAATGTGATCGGATATTGGAAATACATTATTGACGGAATAGATTATTACATTCCTAATTATGGATATATGGTAATGATAGACACCAATTACAAGGATATCATAATTGATACACAAGTTATGCAACCAACAAAACGACAATACAAATTTTATGCGAATAATATGTTTGGAAAAAATTACAGAGAACAAGATCTAAATAATTTAATTATGAAAAATTTCAAAAATTTATTAAGTACTAATAATTTTTCAACAGAACAAGCATTAAATGATATTAACCGACCATCAGAGAGTATTATGAAATTGTTATCAAGAATAAATAACGACACATCAACATCAATTGGTGATATTATATTTAACAATATGACTATGTTTTTGAATAATAGAATTGGTACTTATCTTAAAAAGGATATAGAAACAGTTAACATTCGTAATGAAAATTATCGAAAATTCAAACGTGGTGATTTGGTAATTCATGAAATTGGTGATCAAATGTATATCTGGGCGATGTATATTGGTGAAGTTGCTGGTTCCCCTGGCAGTGTTACTATTGCAACCAAAGATAATCCTACCTTGCCAGATATCATAGTAAAACAAATACTTGTTGAAAATCTTAGACAATATTCACCATCCGAAACTGTTGAACAAAATTTCAAACCAACTGAAGATAGATTATCAGAATCTGATTTGTTAGAAACATATATTATTAGTAAGTAAATAAATAAGTAAATAAATAATGTTTATTTTATAAACATTATTTATGACTTTAGTTTAGGTCAATTTGTTGATGATGATTGTTGTGTAGGCAAAGGAGGCAATATTTCATAAATAGTGTCACTGTTCTTCTCATAGGTGAAATAGAAGTTGATTCCATTTGTAAAATAGTAACAAAATGGATCTTCATCCACACACTGAACGACGAAACCCTTGTACTGATAATACTTTCCTTTGACCGGAATAGTAACACCACGCACGAATGTTTCGGAGTTTTCGAGTTTTTGTTCCATTATGAACATCCAAATTATTTAATGTCAAATTATTTAATGTCAAATGATTCGATATATTGAATAATCATATGGAATAATTAGTATTTTAAATAATCAAATTTTTTTAATAGAGAAATTATCTAGGATCAATATATAGACATGAATTATGATTTAGATCAAAGACTTGATGATACAGTTGAGAAAGAAATATCCTCAAAAACAATAACCAGAGAGGATATTATGAAAACCCCATTTATATTCTTTCAAGAACATAAAAAAGATTATTACAATATGGCTCAAGAGGCTCTACAAGGAATAGTAGAAGAAAGTTTGTTATCAAAAGTATTTTTTTCAGAGAAAAATATGGATTTAATACAAAAAAGAATCATTAGACGAGTATTTGAAGTAACAAATGGTGAATATTTAATTGAACCACAATGTCGGGCAGATTTATTAGTTGTGATGCGTGGAGTGTATTTGCAACAAGCCCGCAATTATCCAAACAAAATTAGAGAACAAGTATTGGAATTAGATAATTTAGTAGTAGATGATGTTGTACCCGGAATTGTGAGTCAAGTTCAACAATATGTAGGATATTTAAAAGATATATATGGTCCACGTGAAGTAATTGCTAGACCCAAAAATGATTCTACTAAAGGATTAATGTCATTACCTAGTTATAGTTCATTATTTTTCTAATATTCTTAAATATTATATAGTAATAATAATATAATTGTAATGTCATCTTATTGGTCTAGACAAAATTATGATAATGCTGCCTATCAAGAACAGTTAAAAGAAAGTACATATGAATTGAATTATAGACTTAGTCCTTATTATGGTAAAAATTGTAATGAATGTTTCCCGCCTTATCAATTAGCCCAAACTGTAAATGACGGCATTCCAGTAGGACCGAATAACAATGGAATTGATTTGGATAGTATCTTAAGCGGTCGTACAAAAATAAATTCACGCGCTAGTATTTATCGAAATCCAGATCCAATTGATGAATTTGAAAATTCAAGTAACACTAATACGCCTTATTGTAATCCATATATGGAAACAGAATATTCTCGTTATACTAATCCGTCTATGTTGTATAAAGGAATACAACAAGATAGATTCCATCCATTATATCAAGATCCACAATGCAATATTTTCTGGGATTTCTCTGTCAACACTAGACAACAAGCAAAGGATAATTTCCGTACACCTTGGCAAGTTCCAATCGGACAATCTGATGATTTACCTAATACTCGTCTCGGACCTAGGAAATTATGTGTAGATGGCGTTAATTGTCCATATGCCCCGTATAATGTTGATGCTTTACGATAATCATTATATGATAATAAAATAATAAAATAATTGAAATAATAAAATAATAGAATTGCCATATGTTTTCATAGATTAATGATTTAAACAAAATAACAAAATGCTTGTTGAATACGAATCTTCTGAAAAGATTCATGTTGGCGAAACACCAAAAATAGTCGAAAAATATTTTAATATTTACAATAAACCAAACAAAACTTATGCAGATATTACATTTATGTCTAGTGTTAATCATCATGATATTTTGATGTATTGTTTCTGTAAATATAATTACATATCATCTATACCATTACATATACCATTACATATACCATTACATATACCATTACATGCAAATAGTGAAGCAAGAAAATATGCCATGATGGTTTATAACATTTTATTTAATGTTTACAGTCATAAATTTGAAAATTATTTTGAACAATTTGTCAAGATTGTTCAAAATAATCTCAAGACAGAAACAATACAAAAAAATATTACCATCGATAACTATGTTATCAATTACAGAGATGTCATTATATATTTACGATTAAAATACAGTTTGACAAAAATGGACTTGAATCCTATTTTGAATGAGAATCTAAGTCGTATTATTACAAATATTTTATTATATATACATGGTAAATCATTCGACGTAATTGTTTTACACGCAATGGTATATTGTACAAAAAATGATTATGAACACATGGCTCGTAAATTCTTTCAAATAGTCAATACATATGATATTATGCTTTACATGAAATATAACAATTGTTCACATCATATTCAAATGTTTATGAATTATCTAAAGAAGTTTTGATTAGTATAATATTATTAACTAATAATATTATAATATGGAACTTGCTTTAATCGCCGGATTAGCAACGATCGGATATTTTTTAAATATGAATGATAGTGACAGTGGTACTAATACTAATAGTAAAACAGAATCATATACAAATTTATCAAAAAATCTAATTCCCAATGGACCAGATATATATAATCAAAATCGTTTGACTTTATCTGAAATTGATCAAATTAATCGTGGAAGTAATAATTATACTCGGGCAAATGATCCTATAAAAACTAACATGATCCCTAATTATTATAATCAATTAGGATCTGTTATCAATCGTGAAAAATATCATAAATTATTAAATGATAGATCTAAGACCCCATCTCAATCACAAGAGGATCCAAACAAAATATATTTTGCGGATAATTTAATAGTATATCAACCATATAATGATATATTAGTTGATCCTGTTTTATCAACTGATAGACCAATACCTTTTGATATTGAATCAGATGGCGAAGGTTATGTACCATCTGATGAAGATATCAATAGAAATTCTATGTTAAAAGATATTATTCAACGTAAAGTTAAAATGGCTACAGAATCATTTGATTCAGTAGATTCTGATACGGCAAATCAATATTACGAATTACAAAATGCGCAAAGATTACTTGATGTAAGTGAAAGAATTACAGATAACACCAGTGGAATACGTAAAATTTGTTCTGATAAAAATTCAAATGGCCAATCTGAACCAGAATATTTAAAAATGTTTGATGATCAAGTATTTGACCAATATTCAGAACCAGATGCGTCCAATGGAAGTAATGGTATTAATGATAATGATTTGACAGACAAAGGTACATTAGCGACAAGAGAGAGAGATATTGCATTTAAAAACGGTTGGTCAAATTATAATGAGACATGTGACGATGATATGACCTATAATGTTATATCAAAAAATGATTTTGAGTTTCATGTACAAAATCCACCATTGCCATTATTTCGTAATAAATATGGTTATGGTTCAAACGATCAAGGTTTAACAGATAATAATAATTTTAAAAGAGAATTATTTACTGGTAATTTGAGTACTTATTTCAATAAGGCGGAACCTAAGCCCTTTTTCCAACCGGTTAAAGATTTAACTTATTTATATGGTACCCCGGTAAGATCAGAAGAAGAAGAATCTAGATATATTCCATCTTTATACCGTCAAGGTGAAAGATTAATTGAACCACAACGTATCACACCTGGATTGAATTTAGATTACAATGATATTGGTCAACAAGGTTATCAAGATATGTATCGCGCGTTACCAAAAACAGTTGACGAAACACGTATTGCCAGTAAACCTAAAATATCTTATGCTGGTAGAATTGCCACTGAAGGATTGCGTGGTAGCGCCGGTCCGATTCAAGCTCCAGTAATGTCTTATAGACCAGATGGATTTAAAATGACAACCGATAAAGATTTATTACCTAATAGCGCGCCAGAAGTTGCGCCACGTGTAAGAGAAAATTTCGACGCAAAATTAACTAATCGCGCTACTGATTATACTGAATATGTTGGCGCGCCTTATAATTCTGCTTTAGAATTAGGTCAAACTATTCCGGAATGGATGCAAGCCCAGTATGCTGAATCAACCAGACAAAACTTTTTACAACAAGAAGCCGGTCGAAAATATGCCCCATATGCGCAAACAAATAATAATAGATTTAGTTACATGAATGTTCCTACTCAACGCGCAATGTCTGGTGAAAATACTTATATTAATCCCGCTCATAGTGACATTGGATCTTATTCAAATTTATCAGATATTGCGAGAACTACAATGAAATCTGTCAATACATTTTCTCCGGGAAATTATACATCTGTCATTGGTTCCGGTCAATCAAAACCAACTATTCATTATGAAGATTTGTTACCTGTAACAATGAAAGATTTAACTATTGATAATCCTTTAAATCCTAACATATCGAATGTCAGTCAAACACGTCAACGTGTCTATACCAATGATATCGCCCGTTTAACAACTAAAGAACAAACTTTAGACGCTATTTTACCCGCAAATGTTTACAGTCATCATATGATGCCGCTAAATTCTAATCAACCATTAAGAACAACTTTAAAAGAACAAACAGAAATTCATCCGACCAATACTATGTTCAGTGCTGTTGGACAATATACCATGCCGGTAAATCTGACACAACCGCTAAGAACAACTATTCGAGAACAAACAGAAATTCATCCGACAAATACTATGTTCAGTGCTATTGGCCAATACACTATGCCGGTAAATCTCACACAACCATTAAGAACAACTTTAAAAGAACAAACAGAGATTCATCCGACCAATAAGATGTTCAGTGCTATTGGACAATATACCATGCCGACAAATCTGACACAACCACTAAGAACAACTTTAAAAGAACAAACAGAGATTCATCCGACCAATACTATGTTCAGTGCTATTGGACAATATACCATGCCGACAAATCTGACACAACCATTAAGAACGACTTTAAAAGAACAAACAGAAATCCATCCGACCAATACTATGTTAAGTGCTATTGGACAATACACTATGCCTGTAAATCTGACACAACCATTAAGAACGACTTTAAAAGAACAGACAGAAATTCATCCAACAAATACTATGTTAAGTGCTATTGGACAATACACTATGCCGGTAAATCTGACACAACCATTAAGAACAACTTTAAAAGAACAGACAGAAATTCATCCAACAAATACTATGATAAGTGCTGTTGGACAATATACCATGCCGGTAAATTTGACAGAACCACTTAGAACAACTATTCGAGAACAAACAGAGATTCATCCAACAAATACTATGTTAAGTGCAGTGGGACAATACACTATGCCGACAAATCTGACAGAACCATTAAGAACAACTATTCGAGAACAAACAGAAATTCATCCGACAAATACTATGTTAAGTGCAGTTGGACAATATACCATGCCAACAAATTTGACAGATCCATTAAGAACAACTATTCGAGAACAAACAAGTAATAATACTTATATTGGACCAGTTGATTCTGCAACAAAAGCTGGCATATTGAATTTGTACGTCGCGCCACAAACAACGATGCGTGATACTACAGTAGAAAATCATTATATCGGATCCGCCGGTATGGTTAATGGTCTAAATGGTATGGGATATTTATCAAATCCGATTGAAATGCGAACAACTACTAAAGAACAAACTATTGCAAATGATTTTATTGGACCAATTAGTGCTAACAGTAATGGTCAAGGATTAGGTTATTTGGCCGAAAATCCTCAAGCCAAAAATACAATCAGACAAACTACAAGTGAGAAAACATACATTTCGCCAGTAAATGCATCAAACGGTCCTAGTGTATACGACGGATACTATAACGCGCCCCAAGATAATAGAAAAGAATGCTTACAAGTATATCGTTCACCAACTGATTCAAATGTATCTTTGGGACCAATAATTATTGCAGACGGTGTATTTGTCCGTAATGATAATAATCTTGAAAGAAATCCCGCCCCAAGTTACACATATAATAATCAATTAGATAGATTACGTACAAATATGACTGCAACTAAACATATTCAAGTACCAGAAACACTTTATGTCGATCCACAAATTTTGAAACAATTGAATAGTAATCCCTATGCGCAATTACCGTTTTATCAAAATTGTTAATTAATATTTGTCAATATTAATCAACAATTAGAATTTCTAAATCATATTATGTTTCATTTTAATATATTTAATATATTCTTTTTGAACTAATTTTGGATCTAATTCAATTATTTTAATATTATTAGAATACTTATCTAAAATTTTCATAATATATTTATAACTACTGATAATATGTTGTAAATTAGATGCGCCAGTAATAATAATAGCCCCGGTTTTAAAAACATAAATTGATACTTGTTTGTCTTCACTATATTTATAGAAAATATCAACAGATGCATGTGTAGCCGGATGATATTTACAATCAACAAAACCGATATCTAGATCATGTGTTTTAGAACAATGATTTAATTTTAATAAATTATACAGTTCTCTACGATTAATTTTTGTATCAACTTTGAAATTAGAATTTATCATACCAATTTTGAGTTTGTATATTCCGATTAAATCTGGATTTTTTACAAAAGATATTCGTTTTTTAATACCGTCTATTTCGACAATACGTCCTTTTTTTAAAATAATAGCCAGTCTACCTAAAACATCGTGACAATCTTCCATGCATTTACAACCAGTCAATTGTACTGATCCATTTTGAAATAATTTAATATTTAAATAATTTCTATCTGGATTAATCGGATGCATCAAAAGTGTAACTTGATTATCAAAATCTTTACCACTGTATTTATTAAATGTATTGTATTTTATTATTGATCTAATATTTTTATCATTGATTTTATTATTCTTTTTACGCCTATTGCCTAAACGAATAGACAAAATCCCGTCTACGCTTAGATTGATATATTTGATTAGTAATTTTAAATTAATCATATCTCCTAAATAACCAGTGATGGTAATTGTTGATATTGATATATTATGCATTTTCAAAAATTGTACCGATTCATTATATAATTTTAAATAATCTATTGTTTCTGAATCACATTTCACATCAGTATTAGTATCAGTATCAATATCAATATCTGTATCTAAATCAACTATATCTGGATCATTTTCAATTTCATTTTTATTATCTACATCAAATAAACATGTATCATAATTTATTATATCAGAATCTGAATCATCTGATAATTTTTTACTCATAATTTTATTTAATGAGATGTAGTAATATTGTATAGAAATACTTATTTATAACATAAAATGTTTTTCAATTTTTTATCACATTATAATTATATAAATAATGTCAACTTTAATGTATTCGGATTCACAAACACCTATGAATACGAATGTGAAAGTGAAATCTAATTGTAAATATTCAAATGAATTATATAAAGATCCATCTACTACGGAAATAGATAGATTCATGTCTGATCAAGATAAATATCGAAATACTCTATCTGAATCGGCATCATTGCCGATAGATACAATGAATCCGGATGAGATCAAAAATGAATTAAGTTCAATTGCAAAACAAGCTTATAATATGGTCATGGATTTAACTAAATCATTACCTAGTTCGAATACAAAATTAGTTTTATCTGGTGGTCGTGCTAGCGACAGTGATAGTAATAAAAAATCTCGATCGAAATCTAAATCTAAATCTAAATCGAAATCTAGATCTAAATATTCTAAAGATTCTAAAGATTCTAATAGTTCTAAAGATTCTAATAGTTCTAAAGGCGATGCTACGGCGAATGCGGAACCAAATGAAAATTTACAAGATGAAGCTGAATCTTCAACGACTTTATCAAGTATTTCTTCTGTTAGTGATACATCAACATCATTTAATAATGCTAGAATTTCTGATACTAAAACCAAATCTAAAACTAAATCTAAATCAAAAGATATGAAATCTAGTTCATCAAGTATGCAAGATAAAAATAATGATAATGATAGTGATAGTGAAAATGATTCAACTGACAGTAGTGAATCGGCTTTATTCACATCTGGAGATAGTAAATATCAAAAAGGTGGCAAATCAAATGTTAGAAATTATATATTTTAATTTGTAGATAAAAAATATAACAATCATTATAATAATGATTGTTATATCTTGGGATGTTGGTGTTATTAATCTTGCCTATTGTATTATTGATTATCGTGAAATTAATGTATTTAAAATACTTGATTGGAATAAAATCAACCTAATGGACGAAGCCAATATCGAATTAGTTTGTGAAGCAACATTAAAAAATAATAAATCATGTGGATCAAAAGCTAGTTATTGTCATTGTCCTAGTCAAATAACAGAAGATAAATTCCATGGATTTTGTCGTATGCATAGATCACAAGCTGATCCAATTATTAAATTAGAACAAGAAAGAATTCAATCATTATACCATCAAGTGGAGATTACTGATACTAAAGAATTAGAATGTGATCATGAATTATGCAAGAACAAAATTGGATATATATATATTCCAAATAAAACGGACATAGATTTTTATTGTAAAATTCATTACAAACAACATTTGAACAATCAATTAAAAAAAATACAATTACAACCAATTAAAAAATATTCTGCGAAAATATATCCTATTGAGAAAATGCAATTAACTTTGATTAGAAAATTAGACAAATTATTGCCTAAATTTATTGAACATAAAATTGAACAAGTTATTATTGAAAATCAACCATCATTAAAAAATCCTAAAATGAAATCAATTGCAAATACTTTATTTGACTATTTTAATATTCGATGTATTGTTGATAAAATCTATAATAATCAAATAATCTTGGTTAAATTTATGTCTCCTAGTAACAAATTAAAAGTTAATAATGATAATACTATAGAAGTATTACGTACTAGTCGTGATTCAAAAGATAATGTTGCCAAATATAAATTAACTAAAGAATTAGCGATTTTATATACGAAACAATTACTTTCAAATGATAAACTTTGGTTAACATTTTTAAATACGACTAAAAAGAAAGATGATTTATCTGATTGTTTTCTTCAAGGTTTGTATTATTGTAGTAAATTTATTTCTTAGTATTCTTGATAGTTAATCCCATGGATGAAACAAGAGAATTATTTTTAATTAAAGGAGATTTTCTTTCTAATGCATATTTAGTTTTTTCTTGTTTACGTTCTGGATCAATAATCGATTCATCGGAACAATCTTCTTGTATAATCGTAAATAATGGTTGAATTGGTGGTAATAAAACAATGTATTTTTTATCCATTGTCTTAGATTCCAACCTAAATTCTTCAATCGTTTTTTTGCCGCCAAACATTTGCAAACATTCTCTTGGTGGTGATTCATGTAATAGTTCATTTAATGTTTCTGGTGATTCATTTGCATATATTTTGCGACAAATTGACAAAACTAATGATTTTCTTTCACTAACTTTCGAATCATTTAATTGATAAATATTATAAGCTAGTGCGCAATTGAAACTACAAAAACAAATAGATCTCACATAATAATTATTTTGATAATATAACTCTGGTAAAAAACATGGTATTGTATCAAATGAATGACAATCCCACATACATGCCACATTTGTTTTTTGTGCAAGAACCGGTTTAGAATCAATTATATCAAACATATTGACATTCGTATAATAGGCTTTACGTTCTCTTTTTTCTTTCTTTAGTTCAGTCTCCATTTGTTCTATTTTTTGTTTTTGAAATTTGATTATTTGATCTCTTTCTATACAATTATGACATGGCTTTTCTTCACTAGTATCGTTTTTACCAAAAATATCTTCTTCTGATGTTTGATTCAAATCAATTGATTCATCTGATTCTTCTACTGGTATATTTTTATTCTTACTTTTATTATTCAAATTGATCGGTAAATGTAATGTTATAATTGTATCATCTTGTTTATCTAATAAATCAAAATCAATTGGTTTTGTTGGTTGTTCTAACATTTTTTTAGGTTTACGTCCGCGTCTTTTTGGAATATTTTCTGGATTAATAATTGCATTAGAATTACCATTAATATTGACATCAATTGTTGATTTTTTAGTTTTAAGATTTTTTTTATCTTTATCAAGATTTAATTCCATTTTGAAACTATCAATTGTATCAGATACTGAATTCTTATCTATTAAAATATTTATTTCATCATTTTTAGAATCAACTTTTATTTTATTAATATTTGGCATGATTAAATCATGATATTTCAACATAGCATGTCTTTATGTCTAAAAAGTTATATCACATAAGATTATATAATATGAATCAAATACAAGATATATTAAATAAGATAGATAATAATGATTTGAATGCGTTGCATCTATGTGTAAAAGATAAAATGATTATTATTTTGATCGAAAAATTTAAATTAAATCATGCGGAATGTGTATATTTAATTAAAAATCAAGATTTAGTCGATAAATACATTCGATCATTTGTTGGCAATAATAGTGTTGGTGGATCAAGTATCATAACAAATGATGTAAAAACATCTGTTGAAAATGTTATTAATATCGATCCAAGTGATCGTCGTGTTGATAATAATCTAGCTACGGGTGCGGTAAAAAGAAAGAATCATAAAGGTGGTTATCAATATCAATCGTATACAAGTTATACGATTAAAAGATATGATTATAAAGGTGGATCTGGATCCACTCAAATTACAACACAAAATATTGTTACATCAAATGGACAAAATGAAAAAATAATCACAACGACTACGACAGATTCAAGTGGCAATAAAACTGTTACAAAAAAAGCAGTTCTGACACCAAGTAATGATTTACTTGCCGATGAATTAGAAAAAACATTCGAACCATTGGCTAAAACACAAGCAACCGAAGATCCACCACTAGAAGCAATACAACCTATGATTCAACCTACTGTCCAACAAATGGTGCAACCTATTGCCCAAACTATTGCCCAACCTATTGCCCAAACTATTGCCCAACCTATTGGTCAACATATTGGCCAACCTATTGGTCAACCAATTGGCCAACCCAATGTCCAGTCAATATTTTTACCCCAACAAACAAATTTGATCAGTTCAACAAATCCAAATACTGCAATTGAAAGGGGATTAGGTGTATTACTTGCGACATGGTCTCAAACAGAACCATATAGTCCAGTTCAAAACCAAATTTCCAATGTAATTCCAAATTCGTCATTACAAAATTATGTACTATCAACGTCATCTAAACCCGGAATACCTATACAACCACCAATTATACTTGAAGTACCGGCATATTATCAAATACAATCAGAACCAAAATCTACAATAATTCCAGTAGTTTATACATCTTGAATCTACAACAAGAAATATAGACTAAAAATATTTATTTTTAGCAACATTTTTTAATCAAAATTTCTTGATTATTTGAAGATCACATAATCTAAAGCCCGTATTCATCAGATAATCAAATAAGAACAAAATGTAGACTAAAAATAATACTCAAAATATTTATTTTTATTAACATTTTTAGTCAACATTTCTTGACCATTCGAAGACCCATAATCCAAAAGCCCGCATTCATCAGATAATCAAATAAGAA